TGAAATGCGTCATGGTTAGTGACGATAACACAGTTCTGTGTCAATGTCACCTTCTACTTGCTCATCCCGGCACTTACAGGGGCGATTTTTTCGGGTAAGGGGATACCCGTCAAGGGAACCCTCCCCTCCGAAAATTTTTCGCGTGATACTCCGCCGAGTCGATTCGCTGGCGCTACATGACGCCAGCGACGCGCGCCGCAACGTTGGAAAGACTGGCCATCGCTTCGCTTGCGATCCAAACGCCAAGGGCCAGCGCATAGGCCTTACACGCAAAGCCAGACACAAGCGTTCCGATGATGCGATTCATATCCATTGGGTTTGCCTCCTTAACCTTAATGCGTGGCGCCTAGTGCCTTGCGGCGGCCCTTATTGGGCCGCCTTAAATTCGGCGATCAGTGCGGCGCGGCGTTCCTCGAAGCCCGGCGTGGCGTAGGGGCGGCGGCCATGGGTGAAGCAATCGGCGTGGCGGCCCTTAGCGTCCATGGGGACGTTGCCATTGGCGATCACTTCGCAACGGCCGAAGCGACCGTAGGCGCGGCCCTTGGCCTGCTCCAGCGAAACAGCCGAAACCTGACCAACGACAACCTTGTTCTTGAGGACGGTGAAGAGGGGCATCGAGTTCCGCATGGGTCAGTCTCCGTGGTTGATGTCCCCTTGTATCGAGTCGGATTTGATTCGTAAAGGCCCTTTCTTCGGTTCCACGCAAAAAATCGCCATGCGGCAAGCGTGCCGGATAGCGTGCAATCCAGCCCCATACACAGGGCTTGGAAGCGTGCGAGCGTGCTGGACTAGGCAAGGGGCGGCTAAGCCCTGATCGGCCCTGTCAGGGCACTACAGGGCCGCTATGGGCAGGCTTTCCCCCTACGCGCGCAAAATGGCTTTGCTCGATAGTTTTTCAGGCGAAAAAAGAGGGGCCGCTAAGCCCCTCCCGTTTCAGACAACGCCCGCTGCAAATACCAACATAAGGATGCCGGTTAGCAGGCGCGTGATTCCCTCTAGCAGCCCCATTAGCGGTAGACTGCCCAGCCTTCGCCCCATCCGTCACCGTCGCGCGGCTTGGCGGGGTCGATGATATAGGCGCAAGCGCCACGCGGATCGCCGCCGGTGCGGGGCGAGAAACCGACCAGCTCGGCGATACGCTGGAAAGTCGCCTCCAGACGCACCAGCGTCATATCTCGGCAAGCGTCCAGCCCTGTGTTGCAAGCCTCTTCGCAAAGCGGCTTGATGAGTCCGGCGACGCTGGCCAGCTTGTCGGCGACGGCGCAGGCGATATGCGGCGCGATGGTTTCGCCGTCGATCTTGCCGCGCTCGCGGATCAGACAGGCCAGATATGCGACGCGGTTTTCTTCGCGGTCGCCCAGCAGATACATCAGTTCGTCCATTTGGTGTCTCCCGTTGTTCGGTGACTCCTTTTTGGCGACTCGAAACTGATTCGTCAAGGCTTCTTCTTCTGGTTCAATTATTAATTTCTGTCGCGATCCCGTTAAGGTTAACAAAGGCTTTCGGGTAAAGAAAAAGGGCCTTTCGGCCCTTCCCCTTATCCTTCCATTTCCTCGACCTGATCGGCCGTCATGTTGGCAAGGTCGGGACGCTTGCCCGCGATATATTCCAGCGCTTCCCGGCCTTCCTCCGTCGCATAGTCGAGGCCGAAAAAGCCCCAACATGACGAGTCCATATCGTCGAGGCTTTCGCCGTCCACCCTGTCCACGACATAGCCATAGACATCGCCGCGCAGATACTGGTCATATTCGGCCACTTCTGCCTTTAGCAGCGCGGCGGTGCGCTGTTTCAGGAAGGACGAAAGGCGCGATCCCTTGGGCTTGCATTGGGCTTCCAGAATCGCGGGCTTGGCCATCGCGATGAACCCGACCTGTCCGCTATCCCATGGGCAGGAAAAGCGGCCGGTGGACATAGTAAGGCCGGAATGGTCATAGAGATAGCAGGGAAGAGCCACGATGTCGCTGCAAAGCTGGATAGCCGCCCACAAGTCGGGACCATAGGAAAAGTCCAGCGCCTTACCGTCTTCGTCTTCCCATGAAGGGCGATAGTCGCGGCTGGCGCGGATCATTTCCGCCGCGTCGGCGTGCGCGTCGTCGTCGCCCAGCGTATAGCGGCGATGATCGCAGCACATAACCGTGCCTTCGTGGTCAAAATCCTTGCGGGGGTTGATCGGATCGGCATCGACGATGATGCGAAGACGAAGGGCGCCGCGCGTTTCTTCGTGGGCGATAATTTCCATGGCTATTCTCCCTAGCCGATTGTGTTAGCCGAAAATCCTGCGGGTCGCTACCTTGGCGCGGCGGGCGTTGCGACGGTCCAGCTTTTCCGGGCGAGCCACGCGCTTGTCACCATAAACAGTCCGCATTGTCAGTCTCCTTCAAGTCCGCTGCGCCGTTGCAGCCATTACTGTTTGGCGACTCGAAACTGATTCGTCAAGGCCGTTTCTTCTGGTTTGTTTGGTTAACCGGATCGCGCCATTCCGTTAAGGTTAACAGGTCGCCCAGCCCAAAAGAAAAGGGGCCTAAGCCCCTTCCCTATCAGCCCTTGTAAGGACCCATAATGTAGACGCTACCGTCATCCCCTAGCGTCGTCTCTATCGTCCCGGCGCTTTTCGTAGCTTCCCGCAAACGTTCAAGGCAAGGCGCGTCGCCGTCGTCTGTGAAAGTCACGCCATGCCCGACGCGGGTCATGTAGAAATAATAACCGATCCGATTCATCGTCATGTGCCGACCGTTTGCGTAGCGGAGTCCATCTTCGCCCGGCTCCAGCTTTATCGCCTCCTCAATATCGGCCAGATTGGCCGTATAGAAGGCTTCGCAATCCGCCTTGCACTTGGTATATTCGGACTCGGCCAGCGTATAGATTGTGCCGGTGTCGCGTTCCTCGCGTTCTTCCTCGCAAGCCGCGTCCGCTTCGTAGAATTGCAAATCTTGTAACATGGCCGCGATATAGTCGGAAAGGATCGGGCAGGCCTGAAAATCGGCGTTGCGTGCGGTTTCGATTGCGGTGGGCATTAGGCGTTCCCTTCAATCTTGGAACCGGCGGGAAATACCACGCGGCCGGTATTTTTGAGCGCTTCCCACGGATCGGAAATGCAATAATTCGGATACCAGTAGACGGGCGCGCCATCGGTGAAGGTTCTGGCGCCATCGTCGTCAATGCCGGTATCGTCCGACGCCATGAGGATCGGGGCATCAGTGAGGGCGCCAAGCGCGGCCGGATCGATCAGCTCAAAAGCCTCATGCAAGTTGTCGATCACCAGCATTTCAGCGCGCGGATAGCCGCCCAGCGCGTAGGCATCGGCCAATTCCGATCGGGCGCTGTTATCGGCCGTGACGATCAGGCAAGAGCTTGCCGTGTCAATGCGGGCTTGGATCATGACGGCGGTCCTTAGCGGCTGGCGCGGCGCGGCGCGCAAGGGGAATTGAGGAGGACGCGATAGGCGTCAATTTCGGAAAGGTTGCGCTCTTGCATGAGCTTGGCGATGGCGGCTTCCATTTGGTGTCTCCCGTTTCGGTCATTCTGTTTTGAAGACTCGGGAATGATTCGTCAAGGCCTTTTCTTCTGGTCTCAAATGGTTAACGGGCTGGGCTATTTTGTTAACCATACCCATTAGGGTTAACAAAAGGCGGGCAGAAATTAAGAAAGGGGCCGAAGCCCCTTCCCTTAGCTTTCCTTGTTCGCGGCCCGATAGAGGGCTTCCATCGCCTCATTGTCCGAATGGTCCGCGATCAGCTCTTCGCCCGGCCCGTTCTGATAGACCAGATAGAGACTGCCCAGCCGGGCGCCCGTCGCGTCGCGGATGATGAGGGTATCGGCGCCTGTCGTGGCCAGCGCCTCCAGAATGGCTTTGCGGTCTGTGGATCGCGCCACGGTGACATCTTCGCCGTCATCGACGCTGATCGTGTAACCTGCTTCCAGCGCCTTGCGAACGAGGCGGCGCGCCACGGCTGCTTCTTCCTTGTCCGCGTAGCGATCGAGGCAGATGGCGGTTTCGTTGGCGTTGGTCATTTAGTGTCTCCCGTTGTGGTGATTCGCTTATAGGGAGATTCGACCAACTATGTAAAGGCCGTTTCTTCTGGTCCTGAAAATTTCTTGGTTAACGGTTTCGGCCCATTTCATTAACCTTAACAAGTCCTTACCGGGAATTAAAAGAGGGGCTTTCGCCCCTCCCCTTATGCCGCCAGCTTGAAGCCTTCGGGCTGGATCGCAATCAACCGGCCGTCGAGTAAGTAGGCATCGGCGCAATCGGCGTGCTCTTCGTCGTCTTCCATGAACCCGACGCCCATCGCCTCCACTTTGGCCTTTGCTTCCTCAAAGCTTGGCGCGGTGTCGATGACGGCGCGGCGGCCCTGCATTCCGGTTTCGATGATTTCGATCATGGCGCTTCCTTTCGTCATAGCCATTCATGTTTGAGCGCATAGCCGCCTGACTTGTCAGGTTTGCCGTTTAGCGTTCCGTGTGGTTTGCGCGTTCCCTTGGGCCACAACGTGTTGCCCAGATCATAGACCAGTGAAAAGCCCATATCCATGCCGCACCCGCCGATGCGGATTCCCTGCTTGTCGCTGTCCCATGTGCGGCCCATGGCGATTGATGCAGTATAGCCGATGGGGCGGATTTCGTGGCCGCGCAGCTTCTTCACCGGCTTGGCTTCGTAATCCCTTTCGCCGGGATACTTCGCGATCTCAGCAGGCTTTAGCGGATAAGTCAGGTCATAGACCGGCGCGACGATCAAGAGATTGATAGTCCGCGACATACCCGACGAGGACGGCTTACCCTGCAACTGGCAATAGACCTTTTGGCCCGGCTTTATGAGCTTGCGAAGCGTCGCGATTGCTTCTGCGGCCTGCGCCGCCTTTTCTGCTTTCTTCGTCATGTTAACGGCCTTTCTTGCCTGCAATGATCCAACGGTTGAGCGCTTCAATGCGCGCCAGCTTTTCCCGACGACGCTTGGCCATTAGCCGAACGCCACAGAAAGAAAGCGGCGGGTGGAGTCGAGGCGCGCCAGCGGATGCGGCTGGACCCGGACGCGAGGGGTCTGGCCAGTGCGGTGGAAGTCTTTCGCCTTGATACGCATTTAAGTGTCTCCCGTGTTTCGGTGAGACTTGTTTAGGCGACTCGAAACTGATTCGTCAAGGGCTTTTCTTCTGGTCGCCAAATCGATGAATGGTTAACCGGCTGGGTGCATTTGTTAAGGTTAACGGCGGGGAGACGGGCAAAGAAAAAGGCGGCCTAAGCCGCCTCGTCCTTTCACCAATCGAAAGACGGTAAATCGGCGATCGTATCACCGTCGCGGTCAAACATGATCCACTGAAAATCATGGTTGTGGGCGAAGCGGATAACCCGCTCCAGCTCGCTGGCCACGTCCACGCTATCGGGCAAGTCGCCGCAATAGACGAACCACCCATAATCCCCTTTGCGGTATGAAATGACGCCAGCCTGCCCGGCGTCCAGTTTCTGCGCGGTAGTTTCCGCGACGTGCGCCGTGGAAAGGACCAGCATTTTTGCGACTTCCATGGCTTAGGCCTCCAGCTCATAAGTATCAAACGGCTTTCCCGTCGCCTCAATCCAAGTGCCTTCCCGATCAAGCTCATCGATGCGGCGAAGGAGGGCCGTTTTGAGCATTTCTGGAGTGATGTCTTCGCCGTTTGCGTCGGCGGATATGACTTCAAACCCAATGTCGAGCGCATGGTTATACTTTACCATTTTCAGGCCTCCTTGTATGCCGCCGACCATGCGGCGACGACGGGGTGACGGGCAAGGTCGAAATCGCCCAGACGCGAGCGCAGCGCGTTGATGAAATCATTCTGCATCGGCGACAGTTCCGCACCGATCGGCAGGTTACCGGCGACGATCTCGCGAGCGCGATCCTTGACGCCCTGCATCAGCGAAACGCGGGTTTCGTGGACGGCGCCGCCCTCGTTCCACAGGCGGGTCAGGGTCAGATTGCGGGTGGCCTCAGCCAGTTCCTTCGTCCAGATGGTCATTTCAGTGTCTCCCGTTTCGGTGATTTGCTTCTGGCCGATTCGGAACGATTCGTCAAGGCTCTTTCTTCTGGTCGCTGGATTATTCCGTTAACCTTAACGCCTGTTAACGGATAAAGAAAAGGCGGCCTTAGCCGCCCTCCCTTTCAGAAATTCCCGCCGCGCTGGTAATCCGGCGGGCGTCGCGATTGACGGCGCAAGGCCTCCAGCCGGTCCCATTCTTCGCGGGCTTCGTCTTCGGACAGGCCGCGATCCATCGCGCTATCTAGATGCTCATACCATTCTTCTTGAACGGCGTCGGGCTGGCCGTGATCGGGCTGGAGATGGAAATAAGGATCATGGGTCAGTGCCATTTGTCGTCTCCCGTTTCGGTGATCTCCTTTTGACCGGAACGGGATGATTCGTCAAGGTCTTTTCTTCTGTCCACGCAAAAGATGCAGCGCGTCGTCTAGGCTCATATCGTCTAGCAGTCGCTCCAGCTCTTCGCGCTTCCCCTCTTCCTCCTTCCTTGCGATCTCCCGCCGCCGCTGGTCGGCGGCTAGGGCGGCTTTCCCTGCCTCAGTCGCGGCCGGATCGACGGTGACATAAAGCGTCACCTCCCGCCCTTCCCTGTCCACAAAAACAAGCGATCCGGACGGCTTCACCGCGACGGTGAAATGAGCTTTTACAAGCCGGTTTGCGGTTTCAAGGTCGAAACCGCCGCCGAAACTTCCACCCGCCACCTTGACGCTATTCTGCCCGGCCTTGCGGGTGTGATAGCCGATATTGTGCGACGCCATTTAGCGGCCTTCCACAGTGACGGCGACGCGCTGGCCGATATCGTTCCGGCCTTCGGTCAGGCCCGTTGCGATCTCAATCAGGCCATTGCGAAGCGTATCGCGGCCGATCATGTCATCGGCCCAATAGTCCAGCAATTCGGTCGCGTAGCGACGCGCCGTCGCCGTGCAAGGCTCGCTCGCGAAAGCGGCCTTGCGCTGGTCGAGGGTTCCCATCATTCAACCTCATAGAAGCAAAGGTCGAAAGAATAGTGCGGTTCGACCAGACGGCCGGTCAGGTCCATAAGGACGAACGACGCGCCGATTGCCCACTGATACGGCCCGGCTTCCCACGACACGCCCCAACAATTGGCGCCACGGTCGCCGCCCTGTCCCGGACGCCACGCGAAGACTTCATAGAGCGGGTCCATGCCGCATTCTTTCGCGACGACGCGCAGCAGGTCATAGAGGCGATTGGTGATCTCCGATGCGGCGGCCTTCCCCTCCAGCGACTGGTCGTAGTCGGCGAAAGCCTCGCGGATGCGGGCATAAAGGGTTTCAGGCTTGTCGAAGTCGATCGGCATTTGGTGTCTCCCGTTGTTCGGTGATTCGTTTCTGGACCAGACGGGATGATTCGTCAAGGCCTTTTCTTCTGGTCCCGTTTGCCGTTCGTTAACCTTAACAGATGGCGGCCGGAAATTAAGAAAGGGGCCTAAGCCCCTTCCTCATCGCCCGGTTTCCAGTAGCGTGCCCGATGTCCGCAATCCTCGACCAGAAACACTTCGGATTCCGCAAGGAAATCCAGCATGTCCACCCTATCGACCGTTTCGCCCGGCGCCATGATCCGCTGGACCAGTCGGCGCGCCGCGTGAATTTGGGCGATGGCGTCGCTCATATTAGCCATTGGTCGACTCCTCTTCGTCGGGTTCAGCATAGGCGGACTCGATCCGGTCGCCGGTGATATCGCAATAGAGGGAATTATCTTCCCAATTGATGGCGACGGCATCGACCAGATAGCCGTCATTGGCCCGTTCGGTGATGGACTCCCGGATGTTGTCCGCCTCCCGTTCGGCCGCCTTATAGGACAGGGCTTGGCCGTCCTTCGTGATGAAGAAACGCGGATAGCCGCCGGGCCATGCGTAGGGTTCCGCCAGCGCGGCGTCGAAATCCGCGACGGTGGCGATTTTCACAGGCTCAGACATTGCAGAAAATCCTTTTCAGGCGGTTATAGGACGCGGGCGTTACATGGCCCGGATGGAGGGTCAAATAGGTTTCTTCGCCCGTTTTGAAATCGCGGATAGGGTCCAGCGCGCGGAACCACCGGCCGCAATCTTCCATCCCGGCGCGGCCAAGGTAGATTTCGGCCCGGTTCAAGCGCCATTCAATGGGCATATCGATCGCTTCCAAAAGCGGAATCATGATTTCATGATCCGGCTCGACGAAGCCGATGCAAAGCGTTTCGCCTGCTGCATCGTGCCGCTCATATGCGATACGGATATCCATATCAGGCCCTTTCGGCGACGCCCAAACGGATGAGCCAAGCGCGCAAGGCGCCATAGCGGCGGATATTACGGCGATGGTTGCGAGCGTCGCGCCGGGCGACGCGCTGGCGCTCCTTGATAGTCGCGACGCGCATTAGGCCGCCTCCTCAGTGATGCCGATGATGATGCCGGTCGCCTCAAAAATCTCTTGAGCGAGCGCCTTAGCCGCCTCCAGCGTCGGCAGCTTATAGCGCTTATCCTTGCCGTTGTTCCGGATAATCATAACATACTGCATTGGGTGTCTCCCGTTTCGGTGATCTCCTTTTGAGCGAGTCGGGATGATTCGTCAAGGTCTTTTCTTCTGGTCCATATTGCCCGGCGTTAACCTTAACGAATGGTAACAGGTCAAGGGTCGCCCCTTATCTTAGCAGCCCGGCCGCTAGGATAAGGAGCAATAGGCCGGTTATTAGCCGGGCCAGCCCTTCAAGGAACGGCAATAGGCGCCTCCTTCACAATGTCGGTCCATTCGCCGATCTCGCGGCTTAGCGCGTGATGCAGCGTTTCGGCCAGATAGTCCTTTATGTCGTTCCGATTGCGGCCGGTCATGCGGATATCGAATCCGCCAAGGAAGGACGGAGTCACGATAGCGCTATGATCGGACCAGCCGTCATAATAGCCGCTTTCGTGCATATGATGGAAGGAAGTCAGGAAGACGAGGCGATCCGGCCGCGAGGCAAGCCAATCGAACGACGTTGCGCTGATTCCGCTGCCGCTAGGCAGCTCCTCGCGGCATAGCGTGCTGATCCGATCGGACCAGATGGCGTGCCAATCCGTATTGCCGGATTTTTCACAATTCTGGCGTGCGGTGAAAGCGGTGGCGATGGCTTCAAATACGCGCATGGAGTCGCTCCTTGGAAGTGATGCGACTCGTATAGGTCGATTCTTCTGTTCCGTCAAATAGAGAGATGGTTAACGCGGCGCGCTTTCGCGTTAACCATATCCGTTAGGGTCAACAAACCATGATGCGGCGTTAACCTTAATAGTAATGGTTAATGAGCGTTAAGGTTAATAGGCGTTAACCTTAACAAACCCGTTAACCTTACCGCGCGTTAACCTTAACAAAAAATCGGGTTGACTTCGCGTTAACCTTACCGATCGCTTCGACTTCATCGCATCTGCCGATCTGATCGCGATCCCGGCGGTGAAAATGAAAATGCTCATGACCATTACTCAAAATGGCGTCGCTCGATAGCTTCGGCAAGGCAAAATGGCCTTCGACGATAGCGAAAATGGCCTCCGACGATAGCGAAAATGGCCTCCGCCGATAAAATGGCGCCGCTCGATAGCGAAAATGGCGATCGACCATGAAAATGGCCGGGCACGATGGCCAAAATGGCGCCGCTCGATGACATCTGGGCGTGATGATGCCCGGCCCGGCGGCCGGTGACCCTTTTCTTACGGCTAGGAGGCCTGCTGGAGCGCCTGGCGTGATGCCAGCGCAGCGTTGAGACCTCCCCACTCCTCTCGATCGCTGACGGCCTTCCTAGCGCCTCGGCTGGCGATCGATCGCGACGATCCGCAGCTCTGATCCGGTCCAGATATGCAAAAGGCGGCTCTGATGCCGCCTTTGATCGCCTTTTGACGCCTTCTAATTGTCAAGGACCTATTTTCGGTGATCGAAAATACCGATTTTGACCCTGAAAAGGGTCATTTTTCGGGTCCTGACCCGTTTTCGGGTCAAAAATGTGCCGATTTCCTTACACCAAATTCTTACATGGGGTATAAAACACCAATAAAATCAATGACTTACAGCCATGTAATATAATGCTGATTGTCTTACGTGGTCACCCAACTGGTGCGTGTCGGATTCCACTTGACTTCCACGATCGAGCTGATCTCATTTCACCTTACGGTGCGGGAAGGAGCTGTAAGGTAAGGAGCTTTTTCTGACACGACTCGGCGAGTCGCCCGAGTCGCCTCAGTGATCCCGAACGGTAACATTCCGGGAGTTTTCCGGGCCTTGAGGCGGTATCGTTCCCGTTCGGGAACATGGAAGTGTCCGGGAAGGAAGGGCCGCCTATCCTTTTTCGAGAGGGTCCCCGGTCCAAAATCCGTGAGGGTCCCGGCAGCGATTTCTTACAGGGTCCCATGCTGCGCTTGCTCCGGGTCCCCGGCATGATAGACTACAGGGTCCCCAAGCGAGGAGGTGTCGAACCTACCCACCTGAGAACCCTGCAAATCCTTATCGATAGCTGGCGCCGCCGTTAACCTTTACGAAAATGGTTAACGGGGAACGGGTCTTGTTAACCTTTACAGAAATGGTTAACGAGCCCGCCCGTCGTCGTGCCTGCGGAGGGCGGAGCCGGGACTGTGCTGAAACTTTTCTGGCAGTCAAGGCGAATCGGACGAAAAGTCCTTGACAAAAATTTTCCAGCGGCGCCCGTCTTTCAGAGCGGTTACGACTTATAGCCGGTGCCGCCCAGCTTCTTCGATCCGCGCCGTCCCTTCTGTCGAGCCCAATCCAGATACTGGCCGGTGGAGTCAACTTGGTCGTCGTTCTTGCCGTTCGGGAAGGCGATCAATTCCTTCTCGTAATCGGCCAGCCACAGTGCGCGGTTGGGGAGGAAAACCTGCCCGGCCTCGAACATGGGTGTCACCTTGTCGAAGCGGAACTCCTTCGAGTTGTTGCCGACCTCGATCGAGATCAGGGGCGCCGGGGCGCCGCCGGTCTGCTTGAGCTGGATGTAGGCGAGGCCGTTGCCCTTGGCTTCGACCAGCAGCGCGTCGATCCGGCCGGTGATCTTCTCCCAGCGCTTGCAGGTCTTGTCGATCTCCTGCGACAGCTCAGTGAACTCGATCTGCTTGCGGACGACATCGACGAGATAGTGGCGCTTGTGGAAGTCCTCGATCCACACGGTGATGACCGTATAGTCCGATCGCTCCTTCGCGGTGTTCGCGGCGTCAACCGAAACGACCGTGCGCTTGATCTCGTTCGCCGTGGTCTCGGTGGCCTTGGACGGGTGCTTGTCGTAGCGCTGGAACCAGTCCGACTTGAGCGCGCCGCCTTCGATGTCCATGGGCGTGCCCTGATACAGGGAGTTCCACGAACCGGCGGTCATGTCCGATCGGAGGTTGTCGAGCGCGTCGATGTCGAACAGCTCAGGCCAGAGCGGTTCACCCGGCTTGCGGCCGAGCACGTCATCTTCCTCGGCGATGGCCGGGAGGTTGATGATCTCGAAGCGATATTTCTTGCGCTTGCCTTCGCGCTCTTCGAGTTCGTCGATCAGGCCTTCGAGGCGCTTTTCTTCTTCCTCGCGGCGTTCCTTCTCTTCGCGCTCGGAGATGCGTCCGCAAACGTCGTCCGAGTGCCAGCGCGTCATGATCAGGCCAAGCGGAGAGCCCGGCAGCAGTCGGGTCGAAAAGTCGTCCGCATACCATTTGAAGGTATGGTCGCGGATCGTCTGGCTTTCGGCGGCCTGTCGCGACTTGTAAGGGTCATCGACCATGCCGATGTTGCCACGGAAGCCGGAAATACCCTGCCCCACGCCCTTGCCGACATATTTGCCCTTGCCGTTGTTGAGGCCCCAATAATCCTTGGCGCGCATGTCGGCACGGAGACGGATTTCCGGGAAGACCCGGCGATAATCCTCGCTGTCGATGATCTGCTTGACCTTGGCGCCCAGCTCGTTCGCCACGAAGTCCTGACTATGCCCTGCCTGCAGGAAGCGCATCTTCGGGTTCCGGCCGAAATACCAAGCCGGAAAGTGGTGGGAGCTGTGCGTGGATTTGCAGTGGCCCGGCGGCATGGAGAGCATGAACCGCATGGTCTCTTTGCGCTCGGCCGCCATGAGCAGGTCGCCGATCAGCGTCTGGTGAGGGCTCATGGTGAAGCCCTCCTCGCGGACGCAATATTCGTAGAAGTCGTGGTAGTTGTCTTTGGCGAGTTCCGCCCAGACCTCAAGAAGTTCCGCTTCTGCCTGTTCAGCTAGGTCGTCGAGCGCAGTAATCTGCGTGTCGAAGTTAGTTGACTGGCTTAGCGTTACGAGCGCTTGATACTCGTGGGGCGAGAGGGTTGCCCCCTTCCGCTGGCATTCCTCCACGCGCATCTGCAAGTTGGTCAACAGCTTGCTGGACGAGAGTAAGCGAGACTTCCGCTCGCGGAGCGTTTCCATTTGATTTTCCAGAAGGGGTGTTGTCGAACATGCCGAGGGACTTGCCGATCAATTCGAGGCATTCCTTGGCGGCTTTGAACTCGCCTGCGATCTGTGCGAGGCGGGCGGTTTCGGCGAGGGAGGCGTGGACCTGTGCAACCGTCCAGACCGCCGCTTCGGTGGCCGCTAAGGTCGGGTTGTCAGGATCGACTTTGGCCTCGGCGAGGCGGACGCGGAAATCGAGTTCCCGGCGTTCATGCTCTTCCTTCAATTCGGCGATGCGGGCCGCGACCTCGGGTCGGTTCGCCAGCGTCGAGGCGTTGGAGGTGGAGGGAGTGTAACCGGCCAGTTCGTAGGCGCGGGAATAGGTTTCGCCTTCGGCGACGAATTTGCAGAAGATTTCCTGCTTGCGGATCACGAGTTGCGGCATCAGCCATTGCCCTTTGCGCGCTTGGAGGGGACGAAGGTTTCGCCGTTCATGAAGCCCGGCTCGAAGGGCCGCTCGGGCGTCAGGCCGAGCAGGATCGCGGAATAGAGACCGATGACGGCGGCTTCGGCCCGGCCGTGATCCATGGCGCGTGCCCACATGGGCGAGCAGAGGGGGAAATATTCGGAGGCTTTCGCCTTGGCCGCGTCCTTGTAGGCGGGCACCTGCATTTGCAGCTTCCACTTCGCCGGTGAGACCGAGGCGAGCGGGATGTCGAGACCGTGGGCGATGCCGATGGCGATCCCGGTGACCTTACCGAACGAGAAGGCGCCGACATGGCCGTCGTTCGGGGTCGAGTTGACATTCTCGATGGTGCAATAGTCCAACGGGAAAAGCCGGAACGCCTCCGTGAAGGCTTCCGGGTTGCAACGTTTACGGATGTTGGTTCCCACCTTCACCGAGACAGTCGGGGTGTCCCAAAGGTGAAGGCGGTAATCCTTGAAGTCGAGAACGGCGAGTGCCCCGGTCAGGCCGGGATCGATGCCTCCGATGAAGCGCACGATGAACCTTGGAAGAGAGGGATGACGACACCCGTCTTCTCGATCGCTCCCGCCGGGGCGGAATAGAAGGCTTCCAATTGGCGGTATCCGTCCAGATACTGGTTTACGAACGCCGCGCTTTCGATGATGGGGAGCTTCCGGCCGTCCTCGAAGAGGATTTCGGCGCGAGGGGAGATTAGGTGATAGTCAGACTCTACACCAATGTTAGCGTCGCTGTCAAGTAAAGACTTGACAACGACGATTTCATCAATGGGGATCGCTACCGGGAGAGTGATGACCGATTCGGGGAACCGGAAGGGTGTCGTGACCGGGATGCAGAACATGGATCACCACACATGTGCGGACAGGAACTCATAGCCCAGCCACTCGAATGGCGGGACGATGACGTGACCGTCGCACTCTACATAGGCCCACCACTCGCTGCCGAGGGGGAGTTCCCGCAGGCGATAGCGAACCGTGTGGATCGTCACCTCAAGGACAGGGGGCGCGTCCAGTGTAAACGAGATCGGGAGAGACGGCGCGATATCCAGATTGAGATAGGGACTGCGCTCAGCGCCTATGCGGTGAAGCCCGCGATGCTCCCGGAAAATCCGGATCAGGTCGTCTTTGGTCGGGACCATGGTCACCCCGCGTTGGGAAAGAGCTTTTCGATGAGGGCGATCGTGTCGTCGTCGTGGTTCGACGCAGCGATCTCGTAGAGTTCCGACAACGGGATGTAATAGGACCCGGCCCGGCCTTTCACCGCGAGGATCGGATCATTACCCGCGCTCTCGGTCGGATTGATCGCGGCAGCGTCGGCGTCCGAATTGTCGAAGACCGCCCAGCGCGAACGCTTGATCGTGTCGATGTGGCGGTCGTCGATCTCGACCCGCTCGAAATAGGCGTCCTGCCCCGTGCCTTTTGAGGCGCCCGGCTCTTGGCCGATCAGGGAAGGGGTGAAATCCGGGGCGGCCTTGCTGGCATAGCCCTTGAAGAGGTAACCGTGTGCGTCCATGGTGATTCGACTGTCTCGCTAGGGTGTCTTTGGAGGCCCTATGTGTTAGCTAGACTGACACTCAGGTCAAGCGAGAATATCTAAGCGAGGTGTAAATCTCGCAACCCATTGAAAAACAACGGTTTTGTGTTTTGTGCAAAAACAATGCGGAAACGGTCGGGTCTCGAAACCCTCGGAAAACCGCCACTCTAGGGCTAAATCCCCTCATATTATATATTTTTTAACTTTTAATTAAAGAAATAGTAAAAGTAGGGACTTCTATGGCCGACTGAGACAGGCTGAGAACGGTGCTCAGGATCGTGTGCAAATCGCCAGCGCTTTTTCGCATAAGTTTTGCTAAAAGTTGTGAGAGCTGAAAAACGGCAGAAATCCGCCATTCTTGCTTTCTGAGAGGTTCAAGAAAGCGCTCATCACGCCCAAAACATCACGCCCAACCTCCCATCATCATCACTGTCCACCACCCAGCCGACCATCACGGGCGACCCGTCATCACGCCCACCGAGCATCACGCGAAGCGGTCCATATGGACAACGCCAACCTCTCAACGAGCCATCACGCGAGCCTGCCCGTGATGATAATGTGCGATCCGGGCACCATGCCAAACCGGCACCATGACCGTGATGTCTCCCCGCCATTCTAGACAATAAAAGTGAAAAACGCTGCGAAGCGCCTGTTACCCTAGATAACACTGACCTCTTGCAACGACACTTTTTCTCGACTAGGACAGTTTCACTAACACAGTGATTCGTGAGGTTCATCCTCACATCGCGCAGCGATCGCAGGGCTCGCCCTCGCACCCATCGGAGACAGTGACAGTGACCACCCGGCGACAACGCCAAATTCGCAGTGATGGAGTGCAGGCCCCTCTCGTCCCCAAGGACGGGTGGTCTGACGGTATCCATTTCGTGCGCCCGGCCACCGCCAAGGACCGGCACAAGATGCGTTGGGTGATGGGCGCCCATAAGGAAAGCGGCGCGCCCACCAAGAAGCGGCACGTCCCCACCAAGGAAGAGGCGATCTCGGTCGCACAGGAATATACGGCGCGCTGGCTGGGCGAAGCACCTGCTGCTTCCACCTTCCTCGCGTCAGAGCCTGAGAAGCCTGCCCTACGGGTGCCGCCTCCGCCTTTCGCGACCACCTATTTCGATTGCATCTGCGCCAACCCGATCGCTCAGGTCTGGCAGTGCAATGGTGTCGTCGGCGAGAAGGGTAATATCGGCCGCCGCACGAAGGAGGGCCGCCCGAACCAGCAGACCGCTATCCCGCACGCGCCGGGCGAATGCGCTGTCATGATCGGGGATGAGGTCGTTCGCAACGCTGATGACTCGATCCGCGTCTTCCCCACATGGCTGTCGGCGGAGGAATATGCCCTCCACCTCTATGAGGAAGCGGACGAAGAGGAACGCATCCTCTGGCGGCCGGGCGACATGAAGGTCGGAGGCACCCACCATATCGACATCATCTTCGACCCCGGCATCAACGGTCGGACGAAGCCCTTCTCCCTCTACCTGCCTGAGTTCCGGCGCCCGGTCTACGAGGACCGAACCAAGATGGTGGAGCCGCCTGAGTTCTTCGGAACGAAGGAAGAGATCGCAGAATATCGCCGCCAGTGGCGCATCATGAACCGCGTTCCGACTTTCGAGGAACGCCCCCTCCGTTTCCGCATGATCACCGGCGCTCTGGAGAGCGCGGAGGAACGGGAACGAATGATTGGAGGCATTGTATGACCAAGTTTCTGACCCCCGAAGAGGTCGCCGCCCTGCCGCCCGAGACTGCGCTGGTCGTGGATATCGAAACCAGCCACGACCACACGGTCTGGATCGAACGCGAGCAGGTCGAGCAGCAGATGGGCGACTTCCTCGGCGACAACGACGGCCGACGCTTCATGATCTACGACGCGCCCTCGGGCTCGATGCGCCATGCCCAGCCGATCGACCGCGACGCGATCACCAACAAGCAGATCGTCATTGAGCCGAAGCCGCTCAGCGAGAGCGTCGCGGACATTCAGCGCTTCATCGAAAACGTTGTCGCCCACGGCAAGGCGTATGATTCATCGGGCGTCCTTCTGGTGGCACCGACTGGTCGTGCCGCCGCCGCGCTGGCCGCCTATTTCGCGGCGGCGACCGAACCGCGCCGCTACCATTTCCCCAAGCTGGAGGTGAAGCCTCTGTCCGGATCGTCGGCGTCCTTCGCCATCATCGACGAGGCGGCCTTCGGCGACCAACACTCCGAACTCGCACAAGCGTTCGATGGGCTCTGGCCCATGCCCTGCTGGCCTGACGGGTCGTATGCCGATCGCATCATCGAACTCAAGAACGAGTATGCGAAGATGGACGACTGGCGCCGCCTCTATGAATGCCGGTTCCCGTCCCCCGAAGACATGACCGAGAAGGAACGCAAGGCGGCGCACCGGGAAACCTATCTGCGCCACAACAAGGTCCGCTCGAAGAAGGGAGGCGCCCGTATCGGCGAGCGCTCGCGAACCTATGCCTACCGAGGACAGTTTTAATAACAATCGACCATGGAAGGACATCAATAATGACCACCACCCCTGAACCCACCATGGCCGACCGCGCGCTCTTCGTGAAGCTGTTCGGCGTCCTCCCCTCGAACTCGCCGATCGACCAGAAGGCGCTTCGCGACCTCGCGGCGCACCGCACCAACACCATCGACCGCGAGCAGTTGGCGGACGCGATCGTCGTCGAGCTGTGCCGCCAGAGCGAAAGCCAGCGCGCCGGTTACCTCTACGTCGGCGAACGCTCGATCGGTGTGCCCGACGAGCTGCTGGTGGACGGCGAAATCAACCTCGAAGCGCTGGCCGGTGCGATCTCGGAGGCCATGGCATGAGCTTCCTCAGCCACTTCCACCACCGCAAGATCGTCGCGGCGGCAAAGACTGCTGCCGAGGAGCAGGCCGACGCTGGCGTGGTCATCGCTCCGCACGTCGAGGTGAAGCCCATCACGCCGCAGGACATCTTCGACCAAAAGGTCAAGGACATCACGGCCAAGATCGAAGCCGATCGCGACAACCTCGTCCTCTTCCACAAGCAGATCGACGACATCCACCGCAACGGTTTCACCATGACGACCCAGCGCCATGGTGACTTCTTGGCCGTCTTCGTCACCCGCGAGGCAAACAAGCGGAACAAGAAGATGATGGTCGCCATCAATCTCGCCAAGGTGGCTCGCATCTCGGTGCAGCCGGGCGCGCCTGCTGGCAAGTCCGAAGGCGTTTTCGTCGTCGGTGACGCCATCGATAAGTGGGTGGATTCCCAGACGTGGGAAAACACACGAATGCAGGGCGAGCGGCCCTTCACCGCTGCCCAGCGTGATGCCCACACATACTGGCGGACGACCTACAACGAGGAATATGGGACAATCCCCTACGTCCCCCGCCCGGCGGTCGATGACGGTATCGTCTTCCACGGCACCGACGACATCATCCTCGTGCCGTTCGGCTTGGGTGAGACCATCCTGAACCTCATCCTGCAGGACCTCTCCGCCGGATACGAACCGGCCGACCTGTCGAAGATCGTGGAAGCGAGCGCGTCATGAGCTTGAAGAACATCCTCCACTTCCTCCGCCGGGCACCGACCGAGCAGACGATCGTGTGCATTCGCACCCGCGTCTCCCCGGCGGAACTCTACGAAGCGATCGTCCACTACGACCATTGGGGCTCGCCTTACATCCTCCATCCTAACAAAGGCTATCGCTACGTCATCCGCCTCCACGAGACCGGACGGACGAACGAGACGTGGTTCGACGGCACCGAATGGAAGCACAAGACCGGCCCGGCGGTAACGTTCGGGAAGGCACCTGCCGACATGTTCGCGGACCTCGCGTCATGAGCGAGTGGGCAGGCCGAAAACAATCCCCACAATGAAGCCGCCATCGCGACGTGCAAGCGTCAGATCAAGTGGATTTCCAGAGAGATCGAAGAACAATGACCGACGCAAGCATCACGGCCCCGATCCACGTCGCCACCTTCCGCGACGCCATCTCGCAAATCTGCGATCTCGGCTCCTGCGCCTATGCCAAGTTCCCGAAGTGGAAGCTGTTCGAGCGCGCCTTCGACATCGCCTATGCGGCAACCCGCCTCATGGATATCGAGGATTCCGTGCCCGGCGCCGCCCGGCACCATCCCCATATCGCGATCATCAACAAGGAGATCGCATCGGACCCCGGCGATTGGGGCAGCGATTTCATCAACGGCCTCAAGCGCGCCCGCGACCGCATCGCCGGAACCTTGGCGGCGCCGCTGCCTCACGAGGAGACGATCGCCGCCGAAGCGGAGCCTGAGAAAGCCGCACTGGTCGAAGAGATCGCCAAGTGGCTGGAGAAGCAGCGCCAGTCCGTCCCCGCCCACGGCTGGGAGATGGCCGACGCGCTGCGTCATGACTTCGCACGCGGACACGTCGGCCGATGAGCGCCGCCAGCCGCAATTGGGACGAGGAAGGCCACACCGCCGACGCCATCCGCGACGCGATGCTCGCCATTGGCAAGGGCGTTATCAACTTCGACCAGAGCCGCGACGCCGCCGCTCTGATCATTGCCCATGTGAACAAATTCCGCCCCGCCCAGCCGAACATCCCAGCCGAGGCGACGCCGGAAATGATCGACGCTGGGCTCACCACCGGCTCGCGCTTCGGTCGATCGGCCATGGCCAACATCTGGCGCACCATGCACCGGGCCGCCGGGCGGTGAATTTGAAATGGTGGGCGTGCCGATGGATCGGCCGCCATCTCTTCGCCCGGCACATCCCATCAACCTGCAGCGATCCCGGCTATTCCGAATACTGCCCGGCGTGCCGCACCACGAGAGTCATCAGCACATGAACTGCGCCACCTGCGACGAACCCACCACCGTGACCGCCAACGGCAACTGCCCGCCCTGCTACAACGCGCAGCAGGAAGCGTGGCAGAAGCGCATGGCGATCCGCCTGTGTCCCGACCTGTTCGACAAGGACAAGCTGATCCGCCTTCTCCTGTCCCAACACTGGCAGCACGAGTGCGACATCATCGTCAATTACATGCCGCCTTACCCTCGCCCGGACACCCAGCCGCGATGCGTCGTCCGCTATTGCTACGACGATGGCACCGAACACTTCCTGCGCCACAGCGCGGGACCGATGCAGGGCTATTTCTGGGACATCTATGGCGACGATTTTCACAGCCCCGAGCTGGCTCTTCTGTCGATCTCCAACGCACCGGCGCCGCCCCGCGTCCACGCTGTCATCCCCACTCACGGACGATAACATGAACATCCCCAACACATCCGAACTCGACGACCTGAACAAGCTCGCCGATCTCCTCACCGAAGGAACCTTCTATGTGGATCACGACGAGGCCGTTCGGCTCGTCGGGGAACTCAAGAAGTCGATCACCCGACTGAACTACCTGTCTAAATACAACTATGTGGTGCAGCACTACCTCGGCATCGCCAAGCTCCATATGACCGAAGAACAGCGCGCCAAGGTGGCTCCCTACCAGAAGCAGATGGATATCCTCTGGTGCCGCCGACTGATGGAAGTCGGCTATACCGACTACACGAACCTCACAACTATCTTCAACATCCCGATCGAGATCGTCGAGCACTGCCGAAAGTTCTCCGCATGATCGTCGATCCGGTCGCCGATACCGTCCGCAACCTCATGGGCCTGTTCGACAACGCGGTCGAGCGCCGACGCCGCCGCAATGATCCGCTCTACGCCGAAGCGATCCAGCTCGGCCGCCGGGCGATCGAAATCCTCGACAATCGTGACAAGACGTGCGCCACCCCATGACGAAACCCATCACCGCCGACTGGCAACTCGCCAAGCTCATCATGGGCAAGCCGCCGACTTGGCAAGCCATCCATGGCCACGACCGCATCGAGCTGCGCCGCATCGCCAATATCCTCGCCGCCGAGCGCCCGGTCCTCGATCGCGAGAAGATCGCCGACGTGCTCTACGCCTCCTTGGGAGACACCTACGACTGCAATCGGGTCTGGCACGCATGGAGCGTCGGAACCATGTCGGCAGACGACTTCCACCCAACCGACCAGCGGGCCGATGAGATCGCTGACGAAATCATCACAGCCCTCCAATCAGGTAGCTAGGCCGCCACATGATCATCTTTTCCATCGCCGTCTTCATCATCATCTTCACAGCCGTCTCGGCTTACCGCCGAGCCACGGCGTGGGATCGCTTCTATCGCGAATATGGCTGCGCTCACAACTGGCCGTCGCGTTAACGAATCATTTGACATACCGGATGAACGCACCTATTCGGTCTTCAAGACAACAACAGAAAGGGAGTCCATGACCACCCATAAGAAGCCCGCCTTCTTCGACGAGGCGATCAGCCGCACGTTCGGCGAACCTCGTCCGTCCTACTTCGTCTACCGCCCCGGCGCCAAGGCACCAACCCGCGCCCACAACTCGCGCAAATGGGCGATCTCGGCCGCCCACCGACTGGCGAAGAAGAACCCCGGCATCGAGTTCCATGTCGTCAAGCTCAAGGACAGCTTCAAGCTGGAAGCAGACGACCGTATCGGTCTGCAGGTCCGCATCATGAACGATGTGACCCATCCCTATTATGGCGCCCTCGGCGTCATCAAGGCGGTCGGTTTTCTCCCGAGCACCGGCACGCTGGTCGATGTGGAATTTTCCATCGGCGATGAGAAGGTCAGCGAAGCGGTCAGCCCGTCCCTCATCGACTATGTGAACAAGGACGCCCACGGCGTCGTTCTGCGCCAATATGATCTGGTCGAGGCCTACGATCTACCGGGCGTCGATAAGGGCACGGTCGGTGCGATCCTCTGGATGAGTGACGATCTCGCCGTCGTCCAGTTCGGTAACGACAAACCGATCGAAGCCCACCCCTGCCGCCTGCTTCGCCGCTGAAAGGAGCGCCATGAACAAGTTACTCAACCTCGCCCTCCTCTTCCGCCGCCCGGCGGTCGTCGTCCACATCGACGGCCTGACGCCGGAACGCTCGGCCGCCGCGATCGACGCCATCCGTGCCCAGATCGAAAACCTCAACGGCCAGCTTGCTGACAAGCGGCGCACCGTGGATGACACTACCAAGCGGTGCGAGACTTACAGCCAGTGGCTCGACGAGGCTCACGGCAAGATTTACAACACCAAGAAGGAGATCGCGGACCTCATCGCCCAGCGCAACGCACTGGAGGCTACGATCTATGGCTGATCGAAACTGCACCTGCCTGTCGGAACTGGCCGACGACGCCTACGCGCCCGGCGGCCCGATGAGCGGCAAGCCCAAACCTCTGCCGTGCGAGCAGCACAGCAAGCGGAAGCGTCGCCAGCTCGGTCTCGGGTCCGAAGAGCGTAAGTGGTTCTCGGACCACGGTATCACGCCCGAAGGTGACGCCCCGCTGGCGCAATACACCGATCTCGAAAGCTGGACCGCCTACGTCGCGTGGCTGCTGGGCGATGAAGCGAACCTCCCCAACAACGCAGATTTCGTCCTCCACTGCTTGACGTGCAACCGGGACGGCATGGTCGGCTATCGCGCCGCTCATGACTGGCTGGCTATGGACAAGCCGCCGCTGCCGTTCTCGGACGAAGCTCCTCCGCGCCAACGGATGATCTGGCTGGCCGCGCTCCACCACGACTATATGTCGCCGAACGAGCTGAGAGAGTGGGCGCCGAAGGCTGTCAAAGCCATGAAGGACGAGACGGAGTTCGAGAACCCGAAGCCGATCGCTGTCATGATGCAGGAGGTCCGCGACCATAGCGGCCGGGCCGGGCTCATCGTCATTCAGCGCCCGGACAATCTGGGCTGGGCGTTTCCTGCCGGTTACGTCGAGGTCGGTCTTGACCAGTCCGCCGAAGCTGCTGCTGCCCGCGAGTTCAAGGAAGAGACCGGGATCACGCCGAGCGAAGGCTTCCTGTTCAAGTCCGACATCACGCCGGTCGGCGGAAAGCTCATGCTGTTCGTCCAGTCGCGTGGCTACCTCCTCGACACCGAGCTGGACGGCTGGAAGCCGACCGCCGAGGCGCTGGCGATCCGCGCCATCTACGAGCCCGAACCTCTCGTCTTCGGCACCCATCAAGACGCCATGGCGTCCTACTTCTCCATGCGGAGTTATCTCGAATGAGCACCACCAACCTCTCCACCCGCTGCGACGAAATCCTCGCGTGGCGCAAGACTGGCATCTACGAAGGGACCGAGCTGCAGAAGCTCGCCGACCAGATCGAAGCATCCGGCCGCCCGATCCCTCTCTCGCCGATCCGCGCCGCCGAGGAAGAGACCATCAAGGAAGTGCTCTCGCTGATCGCGGATATCACGACCCGGCGCCCGCACTTCTCGGGCATCACCACCGCCGAGCCTGATCTGGCCGATATCGTCTTCGGCTATTACCAGCCGCACTTCGGCACCTCCAAGGCCACGATGATGACGGCGCTCTATTTCACCGAGCTGATGGACCCTAAGCATGGCTAAGGGCGTCAAGATGACCGGGGCAGAATTTACCGCCTTCACCGCTGCCGATTGGGGACCGGACGCCTATTGGGACGACACCGTGTTCCGCCACAACGGCGAAGAAGTGGACGATCTGGGCACGGTCGAACCGACCGACGAAATCGTCATCCTCAGCGGCATCGTGATCTTCGGCTACGAGGCGGGAGCGAAGGCGGAGTGCGCTCTGAAATTCGCTCGCAAGTGGCTCAAGTCGCAGTCGCACACCTCCATCACGGTCGAAGTCCCCAACGGCGACATCGCCACCTTCAAGGCCGACATGAAGGCCCGTGGATTCAAGGTTCTCGCATGCCCATCACCGCCAACCTGACCGACATCCTGATCGGCGTCGCCCTCGCTCTGGGCGTCGAAATCATCTCGTCGCGCTGGATCAAGCGCCGCCGTCCGTATAACTTTTTGCCCTTATAGGTTAGTTTGACTTGACCTTGTGTCATGTTTTGCTAATCACGGTGCATCGAATCACGAACAACAAGGAGACCCCGTGAGCAATTCCAAGTCCAATCCGCTGCTGCCCGTTCTGGGCCTGCTTCTCGCCATCGTCGTGCTGATCGGCGGCGGCATGGGCGGCTGTGCCGCCTACAACCACTACCGCGTCTATTCCGCCACGCAGGCCGGTCGCGCCGTCCTCGCCGAGGCGGAGTCCAGCCGTCAGGTCAAGACGCTGGAAGCCAAGGCCGCCGCCGAAAGCGCCAAGTCGCTGGCCGAGGCGGAAGTAATCCGCGCCCGTGGCACCGCGCAGGCGAACAAGATCATCGCGAACGGTCTGGGCGGCCCGGCCGGGTATCTCGAATACCTCAAGATTCAGGCCATGAGCGAAGCCAAGGGCCAGATCATCTACGTGCCGACCGAAGCCGGTCTGCCGGTGACCGAGGCCGCCCGCCTGAACCACCTCGCCGCGTCGGGCGACTGACCGTCAGACTTCCAAGGGAATTATCATGCTCCGTATCTACAACCCGGATAATATCCGCGCCCGCACCGCCGAACTCCGTCTGGCGCTGGCTCCCGCTCCCGCAACGCCGGAACAGGAAGCCGAGCTTACTCCCCGGATCGCGGCCATCGTGGAAGCGCTCTCCAACAACAAATTTGGCTGTCAGGAACGCAACGTGCGCAGCCTAGTGGAGGCCATCATCGGCGAGCCTCTTCCGATCATCAAGAAGCCGGGAGAAGAGCTCCGCAAGGAGCATATCCTCGGTTCGATCATCTGGTTCAACGACGATGAAGAGCTGCTGCTTGTCCGGGCGATCGACCGCGACGGCGACGCAGATTCCCCGTCCCTCGCGAGCGGGGAGGATGGATCGTCCTCCTATGTGAAACCGGGCGACGATTGGCGTGCGGCTACGGAAGAGGAGGTTGAAGCATACCTCATCGAAGCGGGCCTGATCAACGCCCCAGCGGAGGCCGCCTGACATGATCGCGGAGCCCATCATCGTGCGTCTGCCGGATAGCCGCCTCGGCACGGTGGTGGGCTTCGTAATGTCGCCCACCGGCTGGGGACCACTGGCGATCATCAGGGTGGCGAACAAACTGGTGTCTGAACGCATCGGTGATCTGACCATCGTCGAGATCGATCGTGCCTAGCACCGACCTTCTTTGCCTCGCCGCCGCCATCTTTATCGCATGGATCGGAAGCCGCCTGTGATCATCTTTCTGTAACTCGTCGAGATCATTTTCGACCTGCTGGAGCTTGTAGCCCTTGGCCGAAATCGTCGTCGCCGCCGCCGTTAGGCACGGCACCCTCACCATCAGCGCGCCGCCACCTGCCCGGCACTATTCGCTGATCCATCCCTTCTACGATCTCACGCAGAAGCGGATCACCCCGGACAACCAAGGCTTCCTCACGAATACCGGCCGCTTCGTCGGCCGCGCGGAAGCCCTCCAGATCGCCTTGGCTGCGAACCAGCCGCTGATCGATCACCCGTCCCGGAACGACCGGGAACTCTATTCGGAGGACCTATGGTAGACTGCACCAGCCCGTCTCGTCGGGAACTGATAAGGGTGCGCGACAGCCTCCTGTCGGAGGCTGACGCCAAGCTCCGCAACGCCGACGAACTCGACAAGCGGATGAAGCAGTGGGAGGGTGACGCTGCCCGCCACCGCCTCGACGCCGGGATCAAACGCGACGCCGCTGCCCAGCTCAGCGCCTTCATTGACGGTCTGCCGAAGTGAGCAAGAAAACGCCCAAGAAGGGCGCCGCGTTCGAGCAAGCCCTGCTTACGCTGGCGCGGCGCATCGCTGCTGACAACTCGAGTCAGACCGGAAAGAACCGGGAAAATTTCCTGTCGGGCCGGTATGACCACGCTTATGGCGTCCAGACCGCGCTCCAGTCGCTCCGCACCGGAATCAAGCTAGGCCGGGAGATGGCTCCGCCTCGCGGGATCGTCCTTTGATCCTAGAGGAGACGATCTCGATCGAAGAGATCGAGGCGATCGAGGGCAAGTCCTATTACCAATTGCTGTTCGAGCAGAACCGGTATTTCGAGATGACGCGCACCGGGGGTGGTCCCCGTGTCGCCTATTATGCCGGGAAGCGCGTCACGGGTCGGCAGCGGGGGATTCCGATCCACAACAGCCCGGCGAAAGTCGCCCGCCTCGATTTCTGGAACGACCGCCGTCAGGTCGAAGACATCTTCGGCGCCAACCCCAGCCCCTATGCCTCGATCGCGTTCGCGCGAACGGTAGAAGCCTTCCGGAGGCCGCACGATGGACGATGAAGAAGAGGAAGTCGGGTTGACCACCACTGGCTGGGTGATCCCGCATCACACGGCCCTCGACTATTGCCGGGTCGAAGTCATCGGCGGGGCTCGCGACGGACGGGTCCGTGTCGAAGGCCACCGGCATCATGGATGGAACCCTGACGGCGCATTGGTCCGCTGCAGGATCAACCCGGACAAGATGACGCAGACGCCCTCGTGGCACACCGATTTCTTGGCCCTCTACGAGGACCCATGCCACCCGAAGGACAGAAGTGAAAGCCATCACCCTCAATAGCGCCAAGCAGCAGTGTCAGTCCCCGATCTCGGACGACACACTCAAAGCCGCGACCGATTATTATCACGATCGCCGCCGGGCGCTGGCCGCCAAGAAGGGCTTCGACCCGGACTGCTGCACCCGAAACGCCACCCACAGCATCGACGACGTGCCGATGTGCGCCTTGCACGCTGGCCGCGCCGCACTCGCCCATATCATGGAACCTGCATAATGTCGGACCCGATCGCCTTTTCCGCCACCGTCGTAGCCTTGCAGGAGTCGCTCGCAGCGGCGCTCGCCGAACGCGACAAGGCACGCGCCCTGATGCTCAGTTTCATCGGCTCGCTCTCGTTGGCCGATAATCTGGCCGATGTTGCGGGAGATATCTGGACCGTTCTGGAGCGTATCAAGATGAAGCCGCCCGAGGAGGTCGGTGACCTCAATGAGCTGGGAACGTGGCTGGGCATGGATCACGGCGTCCGCACCTTGTATGACACACCCCTCGTCGAGGACGAAGACTGATGCCCGCCACCTACCTCGGCAAGAAGAGCGTCGTCATCCCGTCGATCGCCCCGGCCCGGCTCATCCCCTGCATCCTCGTCCGGATGCAGACGTGGTGTGGCTGGGCTCAGAAGCATCGGGTCGAAGACCTCGCACTTCCCATCAACCACAAAGGCGTCGCCATGGGCCGCGTCACGGCCTGCTTCGACCCGGAGACGGGAGAACGTCGCGGCAATATCGCATCGACTGTGGACGGCTTCCACGACGCGATCGGCAAGCGCCTGTCTTGGGGAAAAGAGCCATGAAGATCATCACCCCCGGCCGCGACCAGCAAGGTTATTCGGTCGAGCACAAATGCTCCGGTCACGGCAACGGCGGCGGAGGTTGCGGCGCCGTGCTTCTCGTCGAGCTGGCGGACATGCGCTACTTCCCCGGCGTTCCGGGAAGCTCTTGGGGCTCTCGCGACCCTGCGGTCATGTTCCGCTGCTGTCAGTGTAATGTTCTGACCGACTTGCCCGTCACCAAGTGGCCAATCAACCACCAGCGACTTCCGCACGCCTCCCAATTCTGGATGTATGGCCGGGAAGAATAGGGACCGCAATGACACCTCACGCCTCCCATGTGGTCACCGATATCTCGGACGTTTCGCCACGCTTCGACCTCGTTTGCGGTATCTGCCAACGCACCGACAACGAATTGATCGATCGCTGCCCCGTCCCGTTCGACGTTCAAGCGTGGAACCTCCACCTCCGCCAGATCATCGAGCACATCGACGCCATGGAGCGCCACGCCCGGCGCACCGAAGACGCGCAGTTCGCCGCCCTCAATGTCACCATCAACCGCCTGCGAAAGCGGGTCGAGGACAGTAAAATATGACCGACAAGCCACGCCGCCGGTTCCGGATCGATCCGCCGCCTCCTCCCCCTCCTCCGACGCCCAAGATCAAGACGGCTGGGACGCTCGTGCTGCTGAGTTACGAGAGTCACTCCGACTACGGCATCGCAGGACTGTATCGAATGACCGCCGACATCAATCTCACCGAAGCCGCTGACAATGCTCGCAAGGAGGGCGTCAAGGCATATGATTTCGGCGATTATCTCGTGTCAACCGGCGCTGCGGAGAGCGTTGACTACGACGAAATCAACTGCGGCGGATACAGCCGTCTGGAGCTTTCATGACCTACACTGTCGCCACCCTCCCCGTCCCGTCCGCCTCGTTCGACTGGATCAAGAAGAAGCTCGAAGCCGCTGGATACACCCACGCGATCGGGCGCGAAATGCTCGACCTGACGCATATCGGCCTGACCAAGCTGGACAGCTTCGAGTTCGCCGGGAACGAAGACGCCAGCCTGATGGACGTGGCGCTGTATATCTCGGAAATCGCGTTCAAGGCGGGATACGTCGCGGGAATGAACTACGGCTGTGACTACGGCGACATGGCTGGAGACGGCCATAAAGCATGGTCCGAATGGGAGCCGTCCGAGCAGATGAAGGATCATCTCGTGGAAGGCTTCGAGGCGCTGCGCGACGAGCTGGCCGCAAACATCGAAGCCCGCACCGCCGAGGCCCAAGGCATCATCCAGCGCGCCTCCGAACTCCTCAAGGTCGAAGCCCTCCCGCCGAACACGCTCATCGAGCGCTGCGAAGAGATCAACCGCGAGATCATCCGGCGCGGTCTTGTGTTCGATCTCGACACGGCCCGCGACATCTATGCCCTACTATCCGGAGAAATCCATGACTGACGCCCCCGTCATCGACGACGAGTTCTTCAAGACGCGGATCGCCGTCTCCTCCAAGCCTGTCCTAATCTTCGTCCACGCCGTCTGGTGCGCCCCGAGCCTCGCGTTCCGCGATACCGTCTACGACGCCATGGAAATCCTCCCGCCCGAAGTCATGCTGGCCGAGATCGACATCGAGAAGGCGCCGCAGTCCTGTCAGGCTCTCCGCGTCAAGGGAACGCCGTGGCTCGCTGTCGTGAAGGAGGGCCAGCCGCTCGGCTCCTATGTCGGCACCATGACGATTGACAGCATCGTCGAGTTCGTCGATCGCTGCCTGAACCCGCCCGCCCCGAAAGCGAAGCGATCGAAAAAGGCTGCTTGACGAATCGGAAGATGTGACCTATCAGATTCTCAACACAGAGAATCAGGAGGAAAGATGACCGATCTCACCACCATCCCCGCGCTCCGTCAGGCCATCAAGAAGGCCCCGGACGACATGACCCCGGAGAAGTTCGAGATGTTCGGCGGCACGACGTTCGGTAAGATAGAAGAAGACGGGACGGTGAGCCTTGGCTGACACCTTCGAGACGATCCTGAGCGAGATCGCCCAGCACGACTACACCCACAAGGACGCGGCCTACGCGATCATCGGTCACCGTGTCATGGACAAGCAACTGATCGAAGAGAAGGAAGCGTAATGCATGGCCAAGTTTGGCAATCTCAATCTGAGCATCGGCGATTTGGTAGTCATAGAGCATCCCCATGCTCACTACGCTCACGTCGTCGCTAGGATAGCGCGAAACCCCACCGATCGCACCGTCATGGTCATCTATTTCAAATCGAGCGGGTGGTCGGACGAACCGAGGCGGCGAAATCTCGAAGCAGTGCAGGGTAAGCTCCCTATTGGCGCCGACCCCGCGACTGTCAGCGAGCGTCTGCAAAGATATGCTCAGCGCCTCCGCGACGCAGAGAAGGCGGCTCGCACCTCCTATCACACCGACGTTAGCTTGTTGGTGGAGCAGTGACGCCCCCGCAAGACGACCGCCGCGCTTGAAGACCGACTGGCTCAGGAGTTGGACAAAAGCCCGGAAGAAATCAGCAAGGCCCTCGACAATCTGATCGAGCGTGGCCTGATCAAGGAAGGAGACCAGCATGGCTCGTGAAATTCAGGAACCGGTGGTCAAAACCGTCGAAAATTCTCCCGTCAGTGAGATGATCACCACACATCCGTCGTTCGGGCAGATTGCAGCGTCGCGCGTCAGCGGTCGTGCCGCCCTCTACGGCAGCGATTTCGTCCACCAGCACTATATCACGATCCGACTGTCGGAAAGCGAGCTGCACCGCAACCTGAGCAGCGACTGGCACTTCCCTAAGCGGCATGGTTTCATCGAAGTGGCGATGACCGAAGCGCAGTGGGCGACGTTCGTCTCCTCCCTGAACAACGGCAGCGGCGTGCCCTGCACGATCCAGACCGCAGATGGGAAGATGATACCCGGCCTCCCAGACCCGACGCCCCGGACGGAGCAATTCGGAGACGAGGTGCGCGAAGACCTGTCCGATGCTGTTGAGGCCTTGAAGAAACTCATGGAGGAAATCGACCAGCTCGGGCTCCCCAAGGCCAAAGCCTCCAAGATCATGGACAAGGTTCGCGCGGCCGAGCGGCGCCTGTCGGACTCGATCCCCTTCGTCGCCAAGTCCTTCGACAAGCACATGGAAAACAGCGTCGAAGCGGCCAAGGCCGAAGTCCACGGTTACATGACCGGCGTTCTCCAGCGCGCCGGGCTTGAACAACTCACAGGCGGCTCCTTGCCGATCATGATAGAAGACAACTCCGATGGGCGGTCGTAGCTGGAACTGCGGCGTCTGCGGACAGGGATTCCTTAAACCGCAGACAGCCCTCGACCACGAACGGCAGTGCATCGTGCTGCAACACGCCCGGCACATCCCGATCGACACGCCGAAGGAGAAACGATGATGCCCATGTTCGAGATATGCGTCGGCGAGCTGGCCAAGAGAGGGAACGCCCTTTGATCACCATGGAAGACGCCCTCTGGGTCCGCGACAACATCACGATCCAGTGGGTGCATGACACGCCCTCTTTCGCCTACACGATCGGCCTGTGGCACCATGGCCTCCCGGAGCTGATCATCGTGGGAATGAACATGGAGCAGAGCGGCCAGTGTCTCAACCTGTGCTCCGCCTTCATGCACTCTCGCGGCGCCTTCAAGCCCGGCGACATCGACGTGGACATGTTCACCATGCCCACCAAGTTCGGCCGCGTCAGCACCAGCTACATCGCCAGCATGATGCAGCAGGCAATCCACAACGGACCGCCGGGGCTGGGCGATGTGGTGCAGGTGATCTATCCCGACACGCGGGGCATATTCCCAGACGAAAAGGGTTACAGTCTGGGCGGAGCAGATCAGGAATTGCTTGATTGACAGACCAGAAGAATCGACCTATTGATAGCACATCAAGAGCGAATCGGGAGATTACCATGGCCTACGACCACCACAGCCTGAAATATGATGGTGCCCTCACCGTCCCGTATTGGGGTGACGCCACCACGTATCTCACCGAACATGGCTATGACCCACACCCGTGGGGTAAGGACTCTGGGCGCAACCTGTGGTCCGGTAACGACCTCAGCGGCTGGGTTGAGATCGTCAAGGTCGAGAGTGGCTGGCGCATCGAAAAGATCGAAGAGCCTGCTGATCCTCTGGAGCTGATCCCCGCCATCCGAGCAGCAGCGGGAGGTGAACTCCCCGCCGACGCCGAGGGTATCAGCTACGGCTTGACGGGGCCGGATTGGGAGCCGACCGAAGCCACCCGCTACTATGCCCAGCGCGGTAAGCACTTCGGCTTCGGACGCACGCCTGTCTTGGCGCGTAAGGACCTGACCTCGCGGGAAGCAGCATGATGCAGCTCCGCACTGTCAACAAGGCGCTCGGAGCCAAATATCCCGGCCTCGAACTGGTCAAGGGAGAGGGCTATTATTATTTCGCAGGCGCAGGGACCGAGGTCTGCAAGGAGACTGGCGTTTACGGCGCCTACCGCCTGAACGACCTGACGCTCGACCAGTGGCTTAGCGAAGCCGATGATCGCATGAAGGAAGTGGCTGAGTCCGTGAAACGCCAGCGGGATCGCCCCGTCCTGACCATCAAGCTGAAAAAGACGTGAGTAATCACGTTGACACATTTATGCACGATGGTTATTCAAACTCATCATTGAACGAATCAAGGAACGCCATGACCACCACCCTCACCCCCGCCGAGTTCACCATCGCGAACCGCGAGCTGAACAAGCTGGTTCAGGACATGACCCGGCAGAACGAAGGCCTGACCAATGCCTTCAAGGGCCGCGCTTTCGACGCGCCGCACCAGCACGAATATGACCGCCGGGCTCGCGACATCATCGCGCTGACCAAGGCGATCGGCGCGCTGTCGGATACCGTCCGAGAGGACGAAGAGACGGTCTAACCGTCTGATTTAATTTGCCTTTGCGGGTTATTTTAACTGACAAAATCGCCCGCAAAGGCATCCACACGAACGAAGGGGAGACATATGACCAAGACGATCGAACGCCCGACCCTGACCCAGCTCGCAGAGCGCTGCAGGAAAGCGGCCATGGCCATCCCGGTGGGCTCCTTCTGGAAGCACTACAAGGGTGGCATCTACGAGATCACCGGCTTCACCATCTCGGAACAGACTAACGATTTGAAGGTCGTGTTCCGCCCGATCGTCGAAGACATGCCAAAGACGCGGGACGGTATCACCTTCTACCCCTTCGGCTCGCTGACCGAGCACGACGTGTCGTTCCTCCAGTTCGACCGCCCTCCGTCCGAGTTCTTCGAGGATGTGGCGATCGGGGATGGCCCCATCCCTGACGCGATCCTTCCCCGCTTCCAGCAGGTGCAGCGCACCGACTGCTTCATCCCCATTCGCTGAGAGGACCGCCATGAACGCCCACGCCACCATCCACTCGATGATCCACCCCTCGACCGATCGCGACCCGCCGCTGGTGCCATATGTCAACATCGGCTTCGCAGACGGCTCCGAAGAGACGCGCGAACACACCGACGCGGACCACGCCCACCGCACGATGAGCCAGCTCATGATCGATGGCCAGCCGATCGGCGACATCATCAACCTGTCGATGACCTACGACCTCCCCGGCCGTTCGTCCTTCACCGACAAGTCGGCGATCCCCGACGGTGTGTTCGATGTCAGCGGAACCCTGCACGTCTATTTCAGCGACGAAGCCGTCCTGAACGCGGTCTTCGGTCACAAGCAGACGCTGACCGACCGCGTGATCGAAACCATCGACGACGCTTCTTACTGGCTCGATCGGCGCGCTTCGACGTTGCGCTATCCGGAGAGCTGGTCGATCGCCGCCCGCCGGGCGGTGACGGTCCTCGCCCCTGCCGCCGTCCCGGCGTGTTTGGCAGCGTTCCTCGCCGCCTCGATCGCCTCGACGACGCTTGGCTGCATCTCGGCCGTCGCCAGCTTCTTCCGCTACCGGACGACCGGCTTCAAGGACTGGTGGCACGGAGAACCGGCCTGAGCGTCCGACTCCTGATCGCCTGTATCCTGTTCACCACCCTCTTGCCGATAGGACCTTTCTGATGGCTTCTCCGATGGCCGAATATGACGCTGCTGCCGCCGCCGAAGTGGCGTGCTGGCCGGGCGCCAAGATTGACGGGATCGTTTCCGGCAAGCTGCACCGCAAGACCTTCATCCGGTTCGGAACGCAGCGCCGGTTCGTGGTCTCGCCGCGCTCCGCCGGTGACAAGCGGCGCGGCCCGATGCGCCACTGCAACGATATCCGCCGTGTCCTCCGCGAACTCGGTGCTACCCGATCGGGGGCACTGTGATCGCGACCCTCAATTCGCCGCGCCGCGCCGGTCCCGACTTCTCTGCCGTGGACTGGTGCGACTGGCTCTACATGTTCATCATGGCCGTTCTGGCGCTGTTCGGAGGCTGGGCGATCAGCGCCCTTTCCACCAGTGGCCCTCTCTAAGCGACGGGTCCGCGTCTGCGTCACCGGCGGCCGGGCCTACAAGGATTGGCGCTTCGTCTGGCGGAGCATCAACCAGTTCGAGCGTGACCATGATGTGGAGATCGAGGAGCTGGGCCAAGGAGAGGCTACTGGCGTCGATCGGTTCGCCAAGGAGTGGGCTCAGGCCGCTGGCGTTCCAACCCGCGATTACAAAGCCGATTGGGATCGTCACGGGGAAGCGGCTGGAGGCATCCGGAACGAGGAGATGTTGATCGATTTCAAGCCCGACTATCTTCTCGTCTTCCCCGGTGGGACCGGGACCACAAACTGCACCAGACACGCCCGCAAGATGAAAATCGAGCGGGTTTTTTTCAATGAAGAGGCGCTTGCCATCGACCCATTGAAATGGGGATAGAAGATCAAGGAGATCGAATGTGAAGCTGCTGGTCTACGCCGCGCTAGGACGCCACGAGGTCAGCATCCTCGTGCCAAAGCGGCGAGGTGTTGGCTTCCTAAAGAGCCCGCTGGGCCACCATAACGGCCCCCTCCACAGCATCTCCTACGACATCGGGTTCGACATATACGGGCTCGACGGGAGTCTCGACATCCAAACGGGTTCCCTCTACCGGTTCGACATTCCTGAGCTTCTTGCCCGGATCATCCCTCCCATCGCGGCGCACTACCAGATGGAGTGGGAACAGATCGGAGACGAGTTCTGGGACTTGCACCCTATTGGGAGAAACCATGACCCCGCCTAACACCATCGGCTTCGGCGCCGTCGTCATCCCCTCGCTGGACGAGTTTCAGGGCTTTTACCTGATCGACGACAAGGCGCTTCATCAGTCCGCCGTCATGGCGCAGATGGCCGCCGTGATCCTCGGCGGGCCGGGTGGCGCGATCGGTGCCCTGCAGGCCACGATCGTCGAAGGCTACATCCAGAAGCGGCAGGACCTGATCGCAGCGAACGCACTCGCCCTGCACGGCATCACCAAAAAGCCCTATTTCTGGATCAAGGCCACGATCGAATCGGAAGGCACACGCACCGAGATGTTCGAGCTGAAAGCCACGACCCCGGACGAGGCACGCATCGAGGTAAACCACCTCCCCGAAGTGTTGGAGATCAAGAAGCGCCTCCGAGTGGAGATGATGAAGCCTAAGTCATCTCGCAATTGACAGACCGGATGAACTGACCTACCAGTCAATCAACACGAACGACTCGGAGGAATCAATGACCGACAGGAAGCCGAACCCCATCCCGTTCAATCCGGATACGATGACGATCTCGCAGATGAAGCTGTGCGCCGAATCCCTCCGCACCATCTTCCACGCCATGCCGACCACCACGCCGGAAGGTATCGTCGGCCATCTGGAGCACCTGCAGGACACCATGCTCAAGCGTTACGGGGCGCCTGCCTGATGGTCCGCTACAAGCTGACGGTCACCGACCGCTCCTTCACCCACACCTTCGGCTACGCGACCGAGGCGGCGCGAGACAAAGCCCGCGACCGGCACATCAAGGCGGGCGCTAAGACCTCGATCGAAGATGCGACGTTCCGCTGATGACCAACACACACCCGAAAGGCCTCCGCGTCGCCATTAAGCGCCACCGCCACGGCTGGCTGGGCGGCTCCGTCCACGGCACCGTCAGGGAAGTGATCCCGCGTGACACGGGCGCCTGCGGTTACATCGTAGACGGCGACGACGGGGCGGAATACGAAATCCGGAACACCAAAGACATTCGCGCGGCATAGTGCTTGACGAATCAGAAGATGCGCCCTATCCGATTCTCAGCGAAACGATTGAGGAGACAATCATGGAACTGCTGACTAACGAAATCCGCGAGAAGCTGCTGGAAAATGGCCGGGAGTCGGCCGCCACGCCGGGCGCCGTCGATCACGCCCCGGTCGTCAAGCTCTTTACGCCAGACGCCAACGCAACGTGGCTGCTGTCGGAGATCGACCCGCATAACCCCGACATTGCCTTCGCGCTTTGCGACCTCGGTTTAGGTGAACCTGAATTGGGTTACGTATCGCTCAACGAGATCAAGGACATTCGGGGCCGTCTCCGCCTGCCGGTCGAACGTGATCTGAGCTTCAAATCCGACGTGCCGCTCGGCAAATGGGCTGCGGCGGCACGCGAGAGTGGAAGCATTGCGGGCGCAGAAACGTCGGTTCGCGCTGGATGACTGGCATCTGGACGAAGCTGGGCGGGGGCAGTCGCTACTATGTCAAGGGCCTCATAGAGGGGAAGGAAGTCATCCTTTATTATGACATCGCCGGTGCTGCGACGGGGAAGGCTCGCAGCACCGCTTCGTCGAAACGCCCTTGGACCGTAGCTGTAGCGGGTAAGCACCTCCGCGACTATGCGGGAAAAGTCCGTATTTTCGGATCGGAAGAAACCGCCCGCGCCGCAGCAGCGAAAGTCATAAAGGAAGCCATGTGACGATCCAAATCCCCATCACGCAGAAGATGGGCGAGGCCATCATGTGGACCCTCGCCGAGATCGGCGACCGTCCCGATCGCATCCCCACGGACCCAACCGATCCACTGCTGATCCTGCTGTCAAAATACGACCGTTCCGACATCATGGCGACGGTCGAAGGCATGTGGGAGATGGCCTATGGCGACTGGATCAGCGAGCCGCTGACCGATCTCCAGAAGGATGTTCTGCGCGTCTCTGTCGAACAGACTTCTTGGATCACCGCCTATTACGAGAACGAGCTGATCGCCGACAAAGAGGCCTATGCACGCGAGGCGCGGAGCGTCCTTCGCGACCTTGCATCACGCCTCGAAAACCTAGGGATCGAAGTCAACCACATCCCAGACGGCTAACTTTTTTGCGCTATTGGGTTAGTTTAACTTGCCATTGATTCCACCCATGCGTATCCACACCAACACATCAACGAATCGGGAGACAGACATGCACGACATTTGCGTTTTCGCCGGGCGGTTCCGCCCTTTCCATGCCGGTCACATGACGGTGATCTGCGAAGCCTTGCAGAAGGCTCAGTATGTGTTCGTGATCGTCGGTTCGATCAATGAACCCATCAATTTCCGCAACCCCTTCACCTTCGCCGAAGTCCGCGAGATGATCCGCGCCAGCCTGTCGCCGACCGAGCGCGACCGCGTGTTCATCTTCGGAGTCGAAGACCACGACACGGACCTCAAGTGGGTCACCGCCGTGCAGAAGATCGTGACCAAGCAGGCCGACGCTCTGCGTTTCGGCCGCGAGCCTGAAATCGCGCTCGTCGGCTATGCCAAGGACTCCTCGTCCTATTATCTCAAGATGTTCCCGCAGTGGGGCAACGTCGCCATCAAGGACTACTTCAAGGGCCTCGACGCGACGCTTATCCGCGAAGGCCTCTACATGTCGGCCGATCCTCTGGAATATCTCGCCGAAGTCCGCCGCACGATGGGGGAGCAGGCCATCCCGACCGGCACCTATCTGTTCCTCCGCGAATGGGTGCAGACCGAAGATTTCCTCCGTCTGCGGGACGAGTTCGTGTTCATGCGGGAATATCTGGCGCAGTTCCCTCAGCTCCCCTACCCGCGTTATTTCACGGCGGCCGACGCCTGCGTCATTCAGTCGGGCCACGTCCTGCTGGTTCGCCGGGGCGAGAAGCCGGGCGCCGGTCTCTGGGCGCTGCCCGGCGGGCATGTCGGCATCGACGAGACCTTCAAGGAAGCCGCGATCCGTGAGCTGATCGAAGAGACCGGCATCACGTCGGGCACCGGCTGGAGCGATTTCGGGCCGATCAACAAGGACACCCTGCGGCGCGCCATCCGTGGCGAGAAACTGCTGGACAATCCGTGGCGCTCGACCCGCAAGCGGACCATCTCGGTGGCCTACGGTCTCCATCTCGAAGGCGTCGAGCTGCCGATCGTAACCGGACATGACGACGCCAAGATCGCCCGCTGGTGGCCGATCGACGAGGTGACTCGCGAGATGATGTTCGAGGATCACTTTAACGTCATCCAGCACTTCGCCAACGATTTCCGCGACCTCTAAGGAGACCCGATCCATGAATTTCGTCACGAGCATCGGCCTCCTCATGAACCAGCCGATCATCAACACCGACACCTACAAGACCACCCACTGGACCTTCGAGCACCCGGAGTTCGAGCGCCAGTATGGCTATCTGGAGGCACGTAAGGGCGGCGCCTTCAAGGAAGTCCAGTGGTTCGGCTTCCAATATATCCTGTCCTACTTCCTCAGCCAGCGCATCACGCACGAGATGATCGACGAGGCTGTCGCAGAGCTGGCCGCCCATGGCGTCGAATGTCACGAGTCCATGTGGCGCCGGGTCGTCGATTATTTCGGCGGCATCCCGCCTCTCACCATCAAAGCCCTGCCCGAAGGCATCATCGTTCCGCAGGGCACCGTCCTCGCGACGGTGGAATCCACCGATCCTGAATGCGCCGGGCTGGCCGTCTATTTCGAGACGCTGCTGATGCGGGTATGGTATCCGACGACGATCGCGACCCGCTCGATGCGCTGGTGGCGCCTGATTCACGAATATCTGACCGTGAGCGGCAACCCCGACACCACCGATTTCAAGATGGTGGACTTCGGCGCACGCGGCGCGGCCTCGACCGAAGCGGCGGCGATCGGCGGCATGGCTCATCTGCTGAACTTCCAAGTCACCGACAATCTGATGGGCATCCGCTTCGCCAAGCACGCCTATCCGATGGACGCCATGCCCGGCTTCTCGATCCCGGCGACCGAGCATTCGGTCACCACGTCGTGGGGAGCAGAGAACGAAAAGGCGTTCTTCCAGCACATCCTCAAGGTCCACGGCCGCTGGGGCGAGGACGGTCCCCGCAATCCGGTCTCGGTCGTAATCGACACCTATGATCAGGACAACGCGATCCGCATGTGGCTGACGCCCGAAGCCGAAGGCGGCTTGCTCGGCGAGTTGCAGCGCTCGAACATGCAGCTCGTCCTCCGTCCGGATAGCGGCGACCCGATCATCAATGTCGTCCACATCCTCGATCTGGTCGGCTCGCTCGTTGGCTCGACCACCAACGAAAAGGGTTATCGCGTCCTTCCGGATTTTGTCCGGATCATTCAGGGCGACGGCATTAACGAGGAGACTCTGCGTCGCATCCTGCAGCGCGTCGTCTATCACAAGTGGTCGATCGACAACCTGACGTTCGGATCGGGAGGCGGATTGCTTGTCCACGCGGCGGAGCGCGACACCCACCGGTTCGCCATGAAGGCCTCGGAAGTCATCATCGGCGGCGAGGTCCGGGAAATCCAGAAGACGGTGAAAACCGACCCGACCAAGGCGTCGAAGAAGGGCCGTTTCGCCGTCGTCATTCGTGAGGGCAAGGTGGTCACCATCTCGCAAGACGAGCTGGGCGAGGACGAGGACGATCTGCTGGATGTCGTGTGGGATCATGGCCTGATGTGGCCGACCGGCTTCACCGAAGTCCGCGAGATGGGCGCTCGTTTCCGGTCGCTCCCGGCCGCCGCGTAAACAATCGCTTAACGACCGGATGATAGGAGGAGGGTATGAAAAAGCTGATATCCGCTCTCGCCCTTCTTCTCCCCACTACTGTCGGCGCTCAAGCCGTAACTGAGTGGGGCCGTCCGGACGGGTGGCGCCTATTCAAAGACGCCACCGGCGGCTGTGCCATGACAGCCAACTATCCGAATGCGAAGGTCACGATCGCGGCCTCTAACGCCTACCCCGGAAAGGCAGTGATCGCCATCAGCAACCCTAGCTGGCATTCCCTACAGCTAGGCGAGGTCAAAGCCTTCAATGTGGGCGGTTACGCGCTCCAAGGCCGTGTGATCGAAGACATCACAGCCAGAGGTGTCATGCTCGCCGCCCTGACCGACCTGACGGCGCTCATGTCGTCGATCGGAAGCGATCAGCCTCTCAAGATTTCAGTCGGCACCGAGACCGTCGCGATCATCACGCGGCAGCTCAACGCGGCGCACGAGTTCTCCCGCTGCGCCAATTCAATGGGCGATCCGTTCGCTCGATAATAGGCTACCCGGCCGTCACCTAGCCCGGCCAAGCGCCGGGCTTTTTCTTGCGCATTGCATTTGACATACCGGAAGAATCGTCCTATCAATCCCTAATCACGAACAACGGGAGACGAATCACATGGCTTTCAAGCTGAACAAAGCAATGATCACCCGCCGGGCCGAGATCATCTCGGACCTGCAGGACAAGAAGGACGCCATCATCGCCGCGATCGAGAACTACAACAAGTCCCTCGAAGACGCTCGCGACTTCATCGACAACACGGTCGCCGGTCACTTCAACGACGAGTTCAACGACAAGTCGGAAAAGTGGCAGGAAGGAGAACGTGGAGACGCGACCCGAGAATGGATCGACGAGATCGAAGGCGTCAGCGGCGAGCTGGTGGACGTGGATGCCATCACCGACGACGAGCTGCAGGAGCATATCGACTATCTCGAAAACATCCCCGAGGAGCCGAACTACTGATGCGCCGCCGGATCAAGATAGCCGCATGGACGGCTTTCCTCACCGCCGCCGTGTTCGCCGTCAACATCCCCGTCCATGCGGCGCCAGACCGCCCCGGTCACCAGCGATACGACCCCGCCGCCGAACGACGCGCTGAACGCCGGTGGGAGCGCCGCCGGGACGAACATGAGCGGCGCGAGCGGATGAAGGACATGGACGCAAAGGGCGCGTTCAACAGCGACGGCACACGACGCCGCTGGTATGACTTCGATGATCCGGACTGATTGACAGACCGGAAGAATCGCCCTATCGATACATCACCGAATCAGGAGACAAACTATGTGCGATGCTTCCAACTGCAACCATAACGTGATCAACGACGAACTGGACGACAGCTCGGACAGCTTCTGGGCCGCGTTCGGCCGCGAAGCCCCCACCGCAGAGCAGCGCGCCGCGCCGATGGCTCCTCTCCCCACTTCGGTCGAGGATGCTTTGCACTACGACACCTGCCCGGCCTGCCGAGGCTCCAAGGTGTTCCGCAGCTACACCGGCCGCGTCGTCGGCGACTGCTTCAAGTGCAAGGGCGAGGGCAGGATCGGCTACAAACAGTCGGCTGAGAAGCGAGCTGCCGCCCGCCAGTCCAAGGCAAATCGACAGGTCGCGAAGATCGAGGCGTGGATTGCCGAAAACAAGGAAGAGTATGAGTGGCTGACCGCCGCTGGCTCTCGCGGCTTCCAAATTGCCGCCAACCTCCTCTTCGACCTCGCCAAGTGGGGCTCCCTGACCGAAGGCAAGGTCGCGTTGATCCGCCGTTTCATGGCGGAGGACAAGCAGCGCGCCGAGGCAAAGGCCAAGTCGGTCGAGCTGGCCAAGGCGATCGATCTGTCGAAGATCATGGAGGCTTTCGAGACCGCCATGGCAAATCAGGTCAAGCGCCCGCTCCTGCGCCTCGATCTCTTCAAATTCGCCTACAAGCCCGAGAAGGGGCTGATCTATGTCCGCCTCAAGGGCGAGGACGAAGACGCCTATATGGGCAAGATCGAGGGTGGTAAGTTCTTCCGGGCGCGCGAATGCACGGATGAGTATGAGCAGCGTATCCTCGACGCCGCCGCCGATCCGCGCGCCGCCGCCATCGCCTACGGCAAGCGTGAAGGCGCGTGTTCCGTCTGCGGTCGCGGGCTGACCAACCATGCGTCGATCGACGACGGTATTGGTCCGATCTGCGCTGGCCGGATGGGTTGGTAAGAAGCGCATAGGTTATTGACAAACCGGTAGATACGACCTATCGCAATCTCACAACCACGGGAGGCTTCAAGTGAGCAAGACGATCGAACTGATCCGCAACCACAAGCGCGTCGAGAGTGTCACAGTGCAAGACGGCGGTGACACTCTCTGGGTCTATCTGGTCAAGGGTTGGAACCGCTACGGCCGATGCGGCGACGGATACTCCAAGGGCTTTTACAGGGACAACGGCGAGACCGCCACGAGCGCCCTGAATTGGGTTCGTCGGGAAATCCATGAGTGCAAGGATGCGACTTGCCCGCGCTGCCGCCCGCAGACGGCCGAAGACATCGCCTTTTACGGCGGCGAACACGCCGCCTGATTTTCATCGAAACTAGCTCAAAGAAAAGGAACTTGGATTGAAGCTCTATCTCTCGAACGCCCGCACTTGGACCGGCACACAGGCCGACGCAAAGGAAGCACAGGGCGGGTCTGACTTCGAGGCGATCGAGGTGCCCACCGATAAGCCCGGCCTCATCGCGTGGCTGAACGAAGAGTGGGCGGCATGGTATGCGGAGATGGAGCGCCGGGCGGCTGAGACGGCCCCTGAGAGCGCTGTGGAGACTGTCCAGCCCATCACTGCCCCGGAACCCTCTCCGCCTCCCCCACCGGCGCCCCTAGCCGCCCCTAGCGGCTCCATCACGGAACGCATCCTTGAGCTGCAGGGTAACGACCTGTTCCTCGCTCTCGAAGCCGCGATCTCGCGTCTCCATGAGACGGCCGGGCCTCGTGGCTGGAACCAGTTCGCCAAGCGCGCCACGTCGTGGGGTGGCGGCACGACGGCGGTTGATCGCGGCCTCGGGATGCTGGTTCTCGCGGGTCTGGCGCAACAGGAAGAAAGTGCATCGTGACTTGACTTTGGGGGTTAGTTTGAATAACCCTCACCGCATGACCACGCCCGTGAAACTCGAACGAAAGCTCCGCCGATCCCTCCGCAATAGCGAGGGCACCCGCCTCACCTCTGAGGAGGTCGCACTGATCGCGGAGCTGGGCTTTTTGGAGCTGCTGGGTGCTCGCGTGAATGAGGAGTTGAAGCAAAAATGGCAAGAGAAGACAGCCCGTTTATCGTCGGGGACTTCTGGCTCGACAAAAGGCGCGACGGCAAGTCGCCGACGATCTGGCAAATCGCGAGCTACGACGACTCCAGAAGCATCCGCTTTAGAAGCACTCGTTGCAGCGATGTAGACGACGCCAAGCAGGTTATCCTCGCTCACGTCGAGGAAATCCGTTCCAAGCAGCCGCAGAGCGACGACAGCAAGGTCGCTGTCGTGGCGCAGATCATACTCTATTGGGACGAGCACGGTAGCAAGGCGATCAGCTCGAACAGCATCGCCACCTACCTGCGAAACTTCATCGCATTCCTGCGGGAGGATGAGGTCACGATGGCGTGCTCGTTTGCCGAGCTAAAGCCCGCCGTGTTTCGACGCTTCGTGGCGTGGATGCGTGCGCCTCACAGCTACTCGCTGACGTGGAAGGGCAAGACCTACAACATCAGCTCCAAGGGCTGCAACGACGCCACCATCAAGAAGAACCTCCGGATGGTATCGGCAGCGCTTCATCACGCTGTCGCGGAAGAGCGCGCACAGAATGTGCCCATGATCCCCAAGACGATTATGGACAAGCTGGAGACGCCCGGCCGGGATCGCGTCCTGACGCTCAAGGAGCTGGGCTCTATCGTCGGGTATGCTCGATCTGATCCCCCGCTTCTTCGCTTCGTGCTCTTGATGCTGGCGACCGCCGCCCGTCCAGAGGCTGCTATGCTGATGTGCCCAAGCGACCAGTTCACCATGCAGTATGGTCTTATCGACCTGCACCCGAAGGGGCGCCCGCTCACCAAAAAGCGGAATCCGATCATCCCGTGCATCCCCCAATTCGCTGACCTGCTGGCCGGGCACGAAGGCCTGTGGGTGCGGGAGGACGATGGCACTTCGATCACCTCCATGCGGAAGCGTTGGCTGACGATGCGGGAGGTGCTGGGCCTGTCGGACGACGTGGTGGCGAAAACGATCCGCCACACTGTCGCCACCGAGATGGAGTGGCGCGAGGCTGACGAAATGCAGGTGTCCCGTCTCCTTGGTCACGTCGCCCAGAACCGGACCTCCGGAACCTACCGACACTATAATCCGAAGCGGATGGCATCTGTCCGCAGCGCACTGATTGAACTGTGGGATGACGTGCAGGCAGCAGCCGATCAGTGGAACCATCGCTATGTCGTAGCGAGGGGACCGAACGGCAAACTGGTGCGGGTTGAGCGCAAGGAGCTGAGCGTTCCTTACGACCCGACCAAGCGTCTCACCCTCAGCGAATCACTCACTGAGAACCAGACCGACGAAGCCAAACAGCGTCGTCGGGACCAGATCAACACCGCCCGCCGCCTTCGCAAGGCAAGGGTCGCAGGTTCAGAACAGAAGAAGTGACCTGAAAAACCTGCTGGACACCTGCTGGCCACTTTGTTAGGCCATTTTTCAGAACGTAGCGCAAAACCCAATGAATCCGGCGTTTTAGGAGGGTGAAAACGGGGCATGAATCACCCCTAATTTACCCTCCGAAGGCAAAGGTCGCAGGTTCAAATCCTGCTGGGTGCACCACTTTTTAATCCCCTAAAATCAGGCACTTACGACCGCTCCGGCGCTGAATCCAGCGCTTCGGGGCGTTGTCAAATCGTCGAGATAAAGCGTGAACTAAGCGCGAACAGAACGGTATTTGCTGGCCATTTGCTGGACACCATAGTTAGTTTGGATTGACATTGAGCGAGTGGCCAGTTACGTCATAATGACCTATTTCCGATTCAGGGTTAGTGATGAACCAGACCGAATGTTCCGGGTTGACTCCCGACGAAAAACGAATCGCCTCTCCCTCCATTTCTCATGTCAAAAATCTTTGCGCTGAGATTGATCTGGGACCTTCCCGACCATCGGCCGGGCCGGATGGTATCGATCCATCGATCCACGACCGGTTCGTCCGGTGGCTCCGCGACAACGGCTACGTCCGTCGCACCAAGCCCGACGTGAAGGCCGCCATGTATCGCGTCGCCTACGACATCAAGCCCAAGGAACTCGACCCGGAACTGGTTGAGGCGGCTGTCACTGAGCTGTCACGGCGGGCCACGCCCACCGGCCGCTTCCGGTCACCTGACCGTGATTATGTCCGTCACCGCCTCATAGGCGATCACTGGCTAAAGCAGCAAGCCGCCGCCAACCGCGTCGTCGATACGGACTATGCGAGCATCGAGGCGCGCATCCTTGCACACTCCGACTTCGACCTCGATCTGGAAATGAAGAAGTCGGAAATCCACAACTGGCAGATGCGCGGCATGGAGATCGAGTTGGACACGACGCTTCCGCCCGAGAAGAAGATCGTCCAAGTAGGCCCGGCCTACGAGCGCGCCATGATCGCTGTCCATGCCGATGCAATGAAGGCTCGCGCCAAGCTGCAGGAGATCATGCGGTGAGCAAGCGCTTCGGACGCAACCAGAAGCGCAAACTCCTAGCCGAGATCACGAACCTCAAGACTGAGGTGGACAATGCGACGATCGCGCTCATCGTCCAGCAGACAGGCGAATGGCTTCGTGCTGGAGAAGGACACGGCGTAGCTCTCGACACGCTGGTCGATTTCATCGGCGAGAAGGAAGTGACAAACAGCCAACGCCGAGGGATGCGTCGGCGCACTGCAAGCCTCACCGTCTGGGCGCGGGATGGCGGTGAAGCCTTATACCGCAACGCCTACAACTTGGTGGAATGGGAAGGCATCTGCTGGCGTCTAAACCTTGCGGAGTTCGACACCTCCATTGCCAGCGATCATTACGTAATGATGTGCGCCAACGAGATGGAGATCGGCCTGAAACTTGAGGCTATCAGTAGCGCGAAAGTGCATCAGCCGTATAGCTACCTCCTTACCTCCTCCAACCGTGATTATTGCGCGGCCGAAGCGGTGGACGGTCGCCGCTTTTATCCGATCGATCCTCGCCCTGAGATTCGCGTCAAGGCCCGGACGAATGACTTCTACCACACCGACAGCATTGACCGCCTCATTGATGCCGTCAACCAGATCGATATTGCGAAGGAAACCATGCCCCATGCACTGCCATCCTGACAGCCCACGGCGCTTCTCCGAAGGTGACATCGTTGAGTTCAACGATACCGTATTCCGGGTAGCAGCGATCAAGTTCCACATGACTCTCGAAGAGGTGGATAGCGCTGACCAAGACAGCCGAGTTCGCGCGTTCATCGAGGGCAACGAAAGTAACCCCGTGTTCGCTCGCGATAACGTTCGCCGTCTTCTTCCTGAGTAGGAAAAACATGCACACCGTGACCAAGCTCGACCGCCTCCCCGAAGGCGTCCCTCTCCATCACTTCCAACCGCCCCACAACATGTGGACCATCGGCTTTTGCCAGTCGCCGCCTCGCTACTTCGCATACCGCCCGGTCACGCCGAAGTTCGTGATCGAGGTGTCCGATCCAACGCAGATCGAACAGGCGGCCGGTGACATCCTCAATCGCTTCCTCAAGCGCGTCAACGATATCGGAATCCAGTCGCTATGAACCTCGGCCACATCACGCCCCACCCGGACGCTCCTGACAGCTTCATCACGATGAAGGCGCCGCCCGGCATGGAGAACTGCGTCGATCTGGATTACCGGATCGTAGACAGCGACGGTCGCCTCGCCCTCATGGCCGAATTTCTGCCCACCAAGGAGGAAATCGAGCTTATGGCTGCTGGACAGCCTGTCCGCTTCCTGATGATGCTCCTGCAGCGTCCTGACGGCTCTCCGCTGGTTCCTCCGATCGCTATGTGGGCGCGCGAGATAGGAGAGGTATGAGCGACCGCATCTACGACAACCCGAACCATCCTCATTACGGCCCGGCTCGACGCCTTCATGTGATGCTACTGCAGCTCGGTGGAGACGGCTCCTACAGCGTCATGGACAATAAGTATGCGGCTATCTTTGATGTCCCATGGGATTGGTCACTGTCGCAGCTTCTCACCGCTGACTGGCCCGAGCCCCAAGCACAACGCTTCATCATGAAGCGGACGCTTTCGATAAGACTGCAGGGCTAAGCAAGAATCACCAAGGGCCAGAGGATCGCTCCTCTGGCCCTTGGCTTTCCGAATCAGGAAACGGGAGACGTTTCCAGACGCCTCCCGTCTATATCATACGAGCGCCGACGCCAACTTCTTCATTGTGACGGACTCGATCTGCTGCACACGCTGGCGGGTGATCCCATACTTGTCGCCCAGCTCCCCAAGCGACTGCGGCTCGGCCGAGAACTTCCGCGAGATCACGATGTCACGATCGCGGGCCGACAGAAACCGGAGCGCCTTGGCGACAGCCGGGTTGTCCAGCGTTTCGATCCGGGCGTCGAGCGCCACCGGTGCCGGAACATCGGCCACGACCGAAACATCCGGGAGGTCGAACGAGTCGACCACCGTCTTCATGTCCTTCGCCTCGATCAGAGACTTCATCCCAGCGATCTCCACGCCGCCGTTCATAGCGACGAGGAGATCGATGCCGCAGCGCTCGATCGCCGCCACCAGTATCTTGACGTGGTTCGGCGCGTCACCGGCGATCTTCCAGTTGGTGGAAGCCTTCTCGCTGGTGAAGCCCAAGAGCTTGGTGAATTTGGTCTGCGTGATGTCGTGAGAGGTCAGGAATATCTTCATCGCGTCGCGATCGAACGCAGGGAGCTGTCCCTTCACAGCTTTGCGCCCCAGCTCTGCCAGCAGGCGATAGCCATACTTCTCGGCATAAGCCATCATCAGGCCGACGTAGAGCGGCGCGCCCTCCCCTTCCCAATGACGCACAGCACGGGCCTGAACGCCGAAATCTTCGGCGAGATCAGACTGCGTGCCCGCCGGGCCGAGGTGACGAAGCCGGAACGCACGGACGAGTTCCGGAGTGACGTATCGGACAGTGGCCCCCATTATGCTGCCTCCTTCATTACCTGCTGAGCCCGGATGCGGGCATATACCTCGTCCATCGAGATCGGAGTATAGTTGACGTGCTCCGCGCTGACGCAGAGATAGCGCGGGTGAATCACCTCTTCCGTGACCGGAAAAGGCCAGCTCATACGATCCGTTCCGGGGATCGGCACCCGACGCATCGCGCCGGTCGCTCGCGTCAACATGACCCGGCCGTAGTGAAGATGGCCATGGACGTTCGCGAGCCAACGCTGCTTTACGCTCTCTTCGTGCAGCGGAATGTGGGACATGATGAGGTCGTCCATCACCTTGTAGGCGCTGACTTCCTCGAAATACTTCCCATAGTCCTTGAGGAAGATGTCGTGGTTCCCCATGCGAAGACGCTTCCGACCATTCAGGCGGTCGAGGATAGCAAGACCTCGCCGATTGATCACCACGTCGCCCAGCAGCTCCACCTTGTCCTTGGGACCCACCACGGCGTTCCAGCGCTCCTCGAAGGCCTGATCCATGGCCTCGACGCGCTGCTGCGCCTCTTCATCGCTCATGGGCTCGGCCTCGGTGGGGACGCGGCCCCACGGGCGCAGAGGCTCGCCATTCGAGCGGGCGAACTTGATCATCCCGACATGGCTAAAATGCGGATCAGCTATGGTGAAGCGTTCGGACATATAGGGCTCGGTCTCCTTCTCAATTCGGTGACCAAGCGTGTAAAGAGAACCAGAAGATTTGTCAATTACGAAAAAGGCCCGGCATTGCTGCCGAGCCCTTTACGAACCGTAAGATAATGTTCCGTTAACCGACCGGCTGCGGATCGTCGCTGCCGGTATTCTTACCAAAGGTGGGCATCACCAGACGCCACACCCGGCTAAACACGTCGATCGGCTTCTCGCTGAACTCCTGACTGGCCTTGAACAGTCCGAGCATCACGTTTTCAGTCATCACTGCCGCGACGCCACAGATCGGGTAGACCCACTTGCTTTCGGCAAAGACGTGACCTGCCATGGCGGCACCGGCACCGCCGAGGACGCAGCCGACGAGAAGAGCATACCAAGTGCGGCGGGTGCCGTCGAGGATGGAGCGGAGGAGGACAAGCATGGCACCGGCAAAGCCGATCCAGATTTCATTCGCATACTGCGGATAGGTGGGGGACATGATGGACCTTACAGCGTCAGACGACGACGACGGCGCTTGGGTCCCCAAACGTAGACAGGATTTCCCTGTTCAGCCGCTAGGGTGCGCTTGATGAAAAGATGTGCGGCCATCAACAGGACGCCAACACCCGAATGGATTGCCATCCATCGCCCGCTCTCCGGGAGAGCATAAGTCCAATTCCACTGGAACCCGTAGATCAGAAGCGACGCCATATGTGCCAGCGAGAAGATCGACGAGAGTGTCACCCATACATAAAGGACGGCATTTTGCTTGCCGTCCCAGATGTCCTTCGGGGTGAAGTGCCAATCATGGCCTGATCCGACCGCCGCGATGCCTGAGAAAAAGGCCAATGCGCTGCAGATCGTCGCTAGATAGACGAGGAACATGTGGATTTAGGTCCGGGATGGAGGGGAGCATCTGCAGACGCAAGAAAGCGTCGTGGGAAGCGCCTATTCTACCACCCCGGTCGTCTAAATGCAACCTAAAGTCACAAAACCGGTCTGGTTTTGCGACGTATCGATTCCGTTACTATCTCCACCCCTTGGTGAGGTGATATTCCTGCATCTGGTCCGTCTTCGGATTCCACTTCATGATGATGCGAGCCTTCGGTGTCCCGGAGCGCCCCATTCCCGGACCATCGGCAGGTGATTTGAGCTTCCGTGTCCGCATCATTTTCCGTTCAAGGCTTCCCATCTTTGACCACCTTCAAGTTCGATTTAGGGCGGGCAGGCGGCTCCTCTGCTCTCATCATCTTTCGCAGCAAAGTCCCTCCCATGGAGCCGATCTTGTAGCGCATGACCAGAGGCCCAAAGCTCGGAACGATCTCGTGGAGATATTTCTTCTCCACCAGCTCCCGAAGCTCCGCCTCGAAGTCAGGCACTTCCAGCCGGGCGAAAGTGGCAATATCCACAGCGCGTGGGTAGCCACCTTTCATGATCCTGATGCAGAGCTGGGCCGCCATCAGGACCTTCATGTGCCGCATAGTGAAGTGACGGGTATTGAGGTGCTGCAGGCCTTTGATCATAGCCTGCAGCGCCATCACTTCCTGATCTTCGGAGAAGACCTCAATAGGCGGCGATGAGTTCCGTTTCATCCTCGGCACGGCGGCCTCCGTAGCTATCAACCATCTCTTCGACGTGCTGGGCGATCGTCGCGTAGAGCGACGGCGCCAGCGTATCTAGCTGGGCTCGTTCGAGCCCGAGGCTGACCTTTCCGGTCTTGGTCGTCGGGATGACCACGGTGTCGCGATCCTTGAGGCGTCCCCACAGCTCCTCCAGAGCGTTGAGGATGGCGTCGAGCGCATCACTATCGCCCTCCCGGAAGAACGCCTCATCCACCATGGACGGGAGACGCTTCGTCGGGACGCCAAAAGCGTTCGGCTCATCACGGATCACGGCCTGACCGCCCTTACCGAAGCCGCGCATATTGTCTCCGAACACGAAGACCTTGTTGGGATGCCGCTGGCACAGCTCGGGGCTATACCAGCCGCTATACAAAATAACGCTCATTTGCGACCACTCCTCCTATGTTGGCCGGTCACAGACCAGCCGGTTTTATCCCTTTACGTTGAGCACCTGACGGAGCCGATGCTTGATCTCGACGAGATCACTCTGGGCATCCATCACCGCCCCGATCGGTTTGTAGGCCGCCGGACTCTCGTCGATGATGTCTGCGTCCAGCCGAGCCTCAATTCCGACCATCACCGCCCCGATCGGTTTGTAGGCCGCCGGACTCTCGTCGATGATGTCTGCGTCCAGCCGAGCCTCAATTCCGACCATCGCCTTCGCGTGCTCCTCCATCGTGATCATCTTCTTGGCCTGAGTGCGGCTCATCACGCGCCCGGCGCCGTGGCTGCACGAACAGAAGCTGTCCGCGTTGCCCAGACCTTCGACGATGAAGCTGCCGGTGCCCATCGAGCCGGGGATGATGCCGAGGGTGCCCTTACGAGCCTGCACGGCGCCCTTGCGCGTCACCCAGACGTTCTCGCCGAAATGATGCTCGCGGGTGACGTAGTTGTGATGGCAATTGACGGCCTGCTCGGTCACCATGAACGGCGGAAGCACCTTGTGCATGACGTTGAGGACCGCGCCCATCATCGCCTTGCGGTTCTCCATCGCATATTCCTGCGCCCACTCGACGGCCTCGACATAATCGTCGTAGACCTCGGTATGCTCGACCAGATAGGAAAGGTCCTGATCCGGCAAGAAGCGGTCGATGTGATACCGCTCCATCTCGCGCTTGGCCGCTTCGATGAAGTAGGTGCCGATCTTGTTGCCGACGCCTCGCGAGCCCGAGTGCAACATCACCCACACGAACTGGTCTTCGTCGAGGCACAGTTCAATGAAGTGGTTACCAGTCCCGAGAGTGCCGAGATGCCGATCGACGGCCCAATGGTTGATCTTTGGATGCTTCTCGACCAGCTTGGCATAGCCGCTCGACAGATAGTTCCAGCGATCGAAGAAGCTCTTCGGGGTCTCGCCCCACGCCCCGCGATCGTTCTTGCCGCCGTTGTCGGTGCGGCCATGGGGCACCGCCGCCTCGATCATTCCGCGAATATGCGACAGACTGTCAGGCAACATGCTGGCGGTCAGGTTGGTCCGCAGTGCCATCATCCCGCAACCGATGTCCACGCCGACCGCAGCCGGAATGATCACGCCCTTGGTGGCGATGACAGTGCCGACGCAGGCGCCCTTGCCCATGTGGGCGTCAGGCATCGCAGCGACATGCTTGTGGACGAACGGCATCTTCGACAGGTTGCGGAGCTGCGCCATTGCCTCGGCCTCGAAGGGGTAACCCTCGGGCTCCCACATCTTGATCAGGCCGCGTCCGTGGTCGTGCGGGACCATCTCGATCTTCATGATTGTCTCCTTTTCTGTTCTGTCAGAGAATGGGGCCGCGCCCGCCGAAGCCACCTAGAATGCTCGGCTCGCTTGCAGGCGGGAGGTGTTTGTGGCTGAGGTGATCGACAAGCTCGCCGTCAGGGCTGTAAATCAGCACGTCCAGACCAGCTTCCACCATCAAAAGGACCGACCGAGCTTGTTCATCCTGCCATCGCGGGTTCGCGCTGGCCGTGAACACAACACGGGAAATCTTGGCTTGGATAATGTTGACGGCGCAACGAATGCACGGCGCGAACGTCGAATAAAGCGTGTAGCCGACGACCCGCTCAGGGGCGAACAACAGCGCGTTCAACTCGGCATGGATCGTCAGATCATATTTCGTCTGACGGTCATTCAGACGGTTCGGCGTGTCTGCAATCCCCTGCGGGAAACCATTGGTGCCCCACGAGCACGGCGTCCGATCTGGACGCACTATGACACACCCAACCTTGGTGGAAGGGTCCTTGCTGCCCTTGGCATAGTTCTGCGCCATTTCGAGCCAGAAAGTGTCATTCCAGTTGCTCATGATTCTCCCTTTAGGGTGCCGCCTGACAGAAAGCGTCAGGCGGCCAAAACTCTTTCGTAGTCGGCATCGTTTCGGTATCGTATTAGTTCATGAAAAACCTCCCTGCTGGCGTTTCCGAGGATTCGGTTAGCTGGCAGGGAGGTGATAGGGTTAGTGAAACTGTCCGTCAATGATTCTTTTGTTATCCGGAGTCCTCATTCGACTCCAGTAGGTTACCGCGATTTGAGGTTCTTGACCGTTTCCTCGGTCATGGCCTCAATATCGAGCCCCTTCTTCTCCTTGAGGGTGGCGCGCGTTTCCGCCAGCGGCGGGAAGATGAACATGCGCTTCCGGTTGGTCGAACCCTCCAGTTGCATCTTCACCTCGCGGGCGCCGAACCAGTCGATGACGACAGACGAAATGTCGTCATAGGAAGTCTTGGCCTTGTCGGAAGCAAACCGGAAGCGGGTGTAATCTTCGATCGCCGCTCGCATATCCACCGCCGTGACCATGGTCTCCTTGTCGGTGTTGAGTTCGATCGCCTCTACCTTGTCGTCATGGGTCTCGTAGATACCCGATTTGACCAGTTCAAGCATGAACTTCTGGACACCCGAAAGAGATTCGACCTGCTGCTGCTGCAGATACTGCGTCACCGGCGGCGTGTAGAGCGAGGAGAAGTGACCGTTCGTCGGCTCCCAAGTCATGAGGTCATACATCATGGCCTCGATACCTCCCAGCTTCTCCATCTGTTCACGGAGGGCGCCGAAGAAAGCAAGGTCACCCTGACGTGCATCGGAGCATCGCAGAACAAAGAAGCGACGCTCGTCTTTGAGGGAGGCGGGAACGACCCACTCGTTGTTCGAGATCAGGGCAAGCCGGGTGTAGTTGTTCGACTGGATCGGGTCGTAGCCCTTCTTTTCGATCAACATCGACTTGTTGGTGATCATGTCCTTGAGCACGCCTTCCGCCTGCGGGTCCGCTGCCCAGAAGGCTTCTTCGCAGACCATCAGGAGCGTCGTAGCAAGGTGACCATTGAACTGGCCGACGATCTGCTTACGCTGCGACACAGTGATCCCGCAGCGCCCCAGAGCCTTGTTCACATAGTCGAAGAGCGTGGACTTGCCGGTGCCCTTCTTGCCGGTGACGACGACGGTGGAGCCCGGCTTTTGGTCGGGGTGCTGGAACAGGTGGGCCAGCCACGTCATCAACCACCCGAACATTTCGTCGTTGGACTCGCAGATGTTCTCGTAGATGTGACCACGAAGCATGGACCAGTCGCCGGGCACGGGCTTGTCCTTGTTATCGGTGACCTGCTCCCAGAACGTCTCCTTCGGGCTGTAGGGCCAGCCACGGAAGAGATTGTAGGTATGCTCCTCAGTCTCCCGGCCCGGCTCGAAGACGACATCGACGTAGGTGCGGCGGTGCTCCCATTCGAGCCACAGCTTGAAGACCTCGATCTTCTGCTTGCCCTTCTTGCCGTCGCCCATCCACAGCACGTTGTTCTTCTCGAACAGGGCAACGTCGTTCTGGCTCTCGAATGAGACATCGCCATCAGCGGTGCGGGGCTCGACAAGAATCTTGACGCCGCCGCTGGTGCGGATCACCGCATAGCGATCGTTCATCTCCCAGAGGAGAATTTCGTCCTCGGTCATGCCCTCCATCGAAGGCTTCTTGGACTGGCCACGAACACCTGCGAACGTCCCGGACAGCCCGGCCTTGGCCGCTGCGGCATTCACCCGGCGATCGTCGGCTTCCGCCTCGACTTCATCTTCATCATCGTCGTCGCCTTCCAGCGCGACCATGAACTCCTTGTTCTGCAGGTCCTTCGACGAGATCACACCCTGATTGATCAACTCGCACAGGTAGTCGAGCCGGTCACGACCTGAACAGGCGTTGTGAACACAGTGGAAGGTGAAGCCGCCGTCGAAGCCGTCATCCATATTGTCGGAGGCGTTGACGACATAGGTGCCGCCGCCGCCGAAGCTGGTGTGCTCCGCCTCGAAGGGGCACTCGACGTGCGTGCCGGGCTTACCGCCGGTGCGCGGGTCTCGCATGAAGTCGTCGCCGACCACCGTCTCCAGCATCATCTCGACCTCGAAGCGGTTGGCGAACTTCGCCGCCCACGGACGCAGGTGGAAGCCATCGTCGGTGACGTAGCGCTCCCGATCGTCCTCTTCCTCGCCGCCGCCAGCCGCCGTGAAGGCATTGCTCGACACGGCCCGGCGCTTACCATCCCGGCCGCGCTTCATCTTCACACGGTCGTAGTCGTCGAGGTCCAGAGCGCCGCCCACGACGTGCCACGAGCCAAAGCTGGTGTCGCCCTTGGCGTGCCGAGGGAAATAGAACAGGCGCGCCGGATCGACGCACTTCTCGTCGAAGAACAGACCCAGCTCGGTGCAGAAGCCAGCGTATCGTTCCTTCCACTCCGCGATGGCGTCCTGCTGGGTGCCGCCGCGCTTGGAGAACACGAAAGTCTCCTTGAGCGGAAACACGGCGCGGAATTTTGGCATCGGCCGGTGCTTCACGAGGATCACGATACCATCTTCGGTATGGTGGCTCTCGTTGACGATTTCCACGTCCTCGACGATGTGGGGGAGGACGCCCTTCACCTGCTGCAGGTAATCCGCGACGCCTTCGGTCGTTGCGACAAGCTCGCCAGACCACTTGAAATAATGGTCGCGCTTGATGACGCTGGTGTCCTTGAGATGGCTGTGGGTCGTGTAGATCACAGCCTCCAGCCGATGGCGGACGATTGTGTCGATCACGTCACTCAGGGGCGCACCGGAATCGAGATCGACGCCGAGCACATCGTTGCCGATAATCGCCGCCGCCTTACGGGTGCCACCAGCCGTGGCGCCTTGCAGGAAGCATGGACCATCCTTCTGGCCTTCATTGTGCTGGCGCAGGAAATCGGTGAACGCGCCGAAGGTGGAAGTGATCTCCTTCCACTTGCCCTGCTTTTCATCACTTCGGCGGCCCTGCCCCAGAGTGATCGAACGCTTGGAGGCGTCGGTGGACAGCTCCAAGCGGGTCGGATCATATGTCACGGCGCCTTCGATGAGGTCGAGCGGGCAAAGGTTCACGCCCGGCTTCTGACCTTCGACCGGTTCATTGAACAGGTAGACCATGCCACCATCCACGATCGCGCTGGGCGGCGGGCTCACGGCGGTGGCGTCGCCGGGAACGAACAAGCCGATAGCAGTGCCTTCGGCGGTCACCAGATCAACCCACGGGTCGAGGTCACCGGCAATCAGCTCGTCGGCGATGCTCGCCAGCTCCGCCAGATCGGTCTCGGCGTAAGTCGCGCCATCGGCGTCGTGGAGGACGACCGTGCCCCCTACCCCGTCGAACAGCTCGGCGAGGGCTTTCGTGTATGTTGCCATGGATACCTTAGAGAATGAGGGATTTCGGCTTGGGTCGCCGATTCAGATTTGGTCCGCCTGACTAACTCTCGAACCGTTGAAAGTCAAGTTTTAATAACCATCCGACAAACAGAAAGGCCCGCGACCGATGATTTTGGTCGCGGGCCTCGCCGGGCTTTCGGGGGAGACATGGGTCGCCCGGCTGTCATGCAGGGAACGGGAAACCCTGCAGAGATGATCAGGTGAGGACTGTCCAGTTGTGTCGGTCGGTCCTGCAAAACACCGCGATTGCAGCCACGGCTCCTCACCTAAATTTGTCACAGTTGAGGAAGAGACCGATCACGGCTGCGCGGGGACACAGCGAGCGGTCAGGGGAGGTTGTGATCGGCCCCTGCCTCAAATGTGGCCCGTCCTGTTGCTCGGTGGGCCAGTCCGCACCTGAGCTTGTTGAAGGCTCAGGAATTTCTCGGGTTACGCCGCGAGGCGCACTTCCGCAGTGACAACATCATTGTCGTTGGCAGTTAAAGCCTTGGCACCGCATAAGGGGCAGCACCCAAACCGATCGCGTCCTTCTCTCAGCCTTGCACGTCGATCCTACTTCACCCCCATCAATGCTACTGAGGCCCTGCGGGTTGGATACCGCCGTGTCTCCGAAGTTCTGAGCCTCGCGCTCAGCAGCAATGGTGGAGGTGCGGGGTAACGCTCCCCGGTCCGTGCGCGTCCTCAATCGTCCGAATTACGATCATCATCACCAACAGCGAACTGCTGGTAATCCCTTGTCCAAGCATCGCCACCTCGCGATGACAAGCTGAGAAATAACTCTTCCCACCTTATCTTTATAGCGCGCTCAGCTTCGGTGTATTTCCCGTTGCGCTTAGTGATCTTGGTGAAGTGCTCCAAGATCATCGTCGCTCTGGCGCGCTTGACGTGGTGGCGTAAATACGGAAACAACTCCGAAATCGCGCAAATAGCCTTAGGACCACGCAAGCGATATTCATAGGCTTGCCGATGATTTTCAGGCCGTTTGCTCGCCTTGGTCTGGATGTGTCCACCGAAACGATGGACGTAAGCATCCAGAAGATACCTATCCGTGCTGGACACCGAAATACACGGCACCTTGAACGCATTGGCACCAGAAGTCTTGAACAAACCTATCGTGCCTTCTCCGTCAAGAAACCCAGCAAGGTAGGCAAGTTCCGTATCCAACAACTTCCTTTCTAAAAATGTGGCCCGGCGCCCCGCGCTAAGAAGCGCGGACGATAACGGCACGGCGGGCCAACCTCGTAATCGATCAGACCGGTGAGGGAGTCGAACCCTCGGCTGGACGGTTTACCGTCATGTGGTGCGGAGCCGTTGCCTCCGATCCCATCCAGTCTTGCATCGATCACCCTTAAACCACTCGGGCAACCGACCTGATCTTAGCCATCACTGGCAATGTGAAACCTCGAAGCTCGCCGGGGCACTACTCCCAGCTTCGCCGCCCTAGTGTTGAGCCACATCCCGCTACCGACGATTCAGGCCGGGCGCTTATGCAAGAGGTCTCGCATTGCGAGTGTTGGTGACCGCTGATCTGCTACGCTGGCTCAGCGGCCGAAGCCTCGATAGACCCATCGCTGTAAGCGCGGGCTCAGTCTCGAACGGTAGAAACGCCACCGGCTTTGTAGTCCAGTGCCTCAGCGTCTCCGTGGAGGAGGCCCCTCCGCATCGCCGTCTCGATGACAGGATCACTAGACCCGAATGATTCATATGTCAACTGATTCTGTCATCGCAGCCAAAATTATTTCGTTTTGATCTTCACGGTGACAGTCTGGTCGAGCAAGCGCCCGCCTTCCGTGGTGACACGAAACAGGATCGGACATGCCTCCCCTTCCGTGCCGCCAGACAGCCAGACCGTCAGGCGATTGTCGGTGAAGGAATAGCTGTCGATATGGACGGAGCCATCGACGACAGACACCTCCATGATCGAGGCGATGCGGTCGCCGGGAACCATGCGACTGGAATAATCGACCACATAGTCGAGGATTTCATCCGGGTCCTTCGGGGTCTTCCATTTCATGCTCATAGGTATGCAATCCGATCTTCGGCCGGGAGGAGGATTTCGCGGTCTTCAACCGGGAGAAGCACTTCCCGATCTTCGACCTCAAGGACAGCGGTTCGATCCTCGGCCGGGAGGAAGGAGACGCGATCGTCCGGTGTGGGGATGTTGCTGCTGAACGAGAGCGAGACCATGCGACCACGCATGGAGCCTTCCGCCCCCATCTCGCTAGAGAAGATCGTCGCCCCTGCCCAGCCCGACATGATCGAAGCACCCTGCGACTTCATGGCGCCGCCGGTGACAGATACGCCCACCATGCGACCGAAGCCGAGGGCGCCTACCTGCCCGAAGCGCGTTACCGCGAACTCCAGCTCCTTGAGAGCGCCGACTGACGAACCGACAGCCGAGAAGGTCGCCGGGATCGTGACATCAGTGGGAGCGAACGAGGCAGTCGAGGAGCCAGCGGCCTCGATCCGCACTGCGACGTAACCGGTGAAGCCTGCGGTGCTGGAGCCTTCCGAAAGGAACGAAGCCTCGATCGTGCGCCCGCCGACAAACTTGAAGGAGTCGCCGTCGTATTTTGGCTCCGACTGCATCCGAGCGCTGACGATCCGCTGAGCGGTGAACGCAGCCGCCGAGGTGCCGCCGCTGCCGATCGAGAACTCGCCCTCGCCCTGTCCGAAAGCGCGAGAGACCATAGCATCACTGGTAACGCCAGCACCAGCCATATCGCCCGACATGGTAGCCCGACCAACGAACGCAGCTACCGTGGTCCCTGCGCCATCCATGGCACCGGTCGTGGCGGAGAAGCCGACGCTATGGAAGTCTGGCTCAGGAGCCTGCGCCAGCGCATACATCTGGGCAGTGATGAGAGCGATAGCGTCGAAGCGAGCGTTTGACTCGCCGTTAGCGTTTCGCATCTCGCCGACGCGGTAGGTCGCCGACTGCATGTAGGCGGTCGGCGTCGTGCCTGCTGAGCTGATCGACCCCGCTACGAACTTCTCACCGGCGAAAGCGGCCTCCGAGGAGCCCGCCGATTCAGGGGAGCCGACGACAATTTCGCCGTCCGGGACGTAGGCTAGGAAATTTGTTGTGCGACCATCGCCGCGAATGAAGAGGCCGACGTTACCCGCCGTCAGAAGTGGCGCGTCTGCGTCCTCATATTCCCAGAAAAGGGCGCCGTCTTTATAAAGGCTGAGACGGCCACCCTTCACATGCAATTCGTAGTCGTGAAAAGCGTTGGTGGGACTGAGAGGCGACAATCCCGTCTGCTGGATGACCGTCTTCCGCGAACCGGCAACAGTCTTGTAGAGGACGATGAAAGTCTGCGCGAGCTGCAGTAGGTAGCCTGACGTGCCATTGACACGGAAGGCCACACCCGGAGCGCCGGAAGTGCCGAAGTAGCCGGACTTCCAAGACAGAACAATGTCATCTGCAGGCGCCGGGTCCGACAAGTAAGCGATTACACCGGGCGAAGTGGTAGAGGTCGAGCGAGCGCCCTGATTCAGATACACGCCCATGGTCCCGCTCGTGCCGCCAAGCCCCGAGCTGGTGCCAGAAACAGAGACCCATGATCCGCCGATCTCCGCCACCCGCCCATTCAGGCTGGCGGTGGCATCGACAATCAGATCGTCTTTGGCAAAGATTGTTGCCACGGATTACCTCCCGTTAGAGAGGCACATCAGTCCTCGGTGATGGTGCCCGTGGTGCTCAGGCGCGGCGTGATGCCGTTGCCGCAAACGATGTTCGGAGTGATGGTGCCCGAGTAGAGGAGCGTGCCAGCGCCGTTCTGCGCCACGCCGATGCCGAAGTGGGTGGCAGTGCCGGTGCCGCCGGTGCCGGTCGGGAAGTCGATGTTCTGCGCCGGGGACACGGCATTACCGGTCACCTGCCAGCCTGCCGCAGTGCGGGCGACGGCGACGCGGGCATAGTTGGTGTAGGCGATCTCGTTGGTGGCCTGCGTGCCTGCTTCGCCCGGATCGCTGGTGTGCAGCGAGACATAGAGGGTGGTCAGCGGGGCGACGCCCGAGTTGTCGGCGAGGTTGGCGATGCCGGTGCCGTTGAACAGCAGGGCCAGAATCGCGTTCTCAAGGAAATTGCTCTTGGACATGATGGGTCCTCGTGAGGGTGATAACGATGTGGAGGAGACGCACCCTCGAAGACGGATGCAGAACGCCGGATCATAGAGCAAAATGCCGAAAAAGTCAATGACCAGAAGATACGCCCTTGCCGAATCATTCTAGGCGAATTAGCACAAAAAAGCCGCCGGGAATTAACCCGGCGGCGAATTGGAGGAAGTGAGATGTGCCGTCTCATCCTCCGGTTCATCACGAAGTGGCTCACGATCGAGATCGAGTTCCGCTTCTAACATGACCGGCTTTCGGAACCTCCACGAGAAGAGGGACGAGAGCCGGGAGTGGATGTAGGGCATCACGCCCGACTTTGCAATATGGCACCTCCACTAGGACTCGAACCCAGCTTGCCGGTTTTGGAGACCGGTGCATCGCCCCTTAATGCTTTGGAGATATGATGGAGCCGCCTTCCCGGATCGAACGGGAGATGCCGGGGTTGCAATCCGGAGCCTTGCCACTCGGCCAAGGCGGCAGTGATGATGGAGGAGAGTGAGGGGATCGAACCCTCGCAACCGTGAGGTTGTCTTGGCTTAGCAAGCCAGCCCATTACCGCTCTGGCAACTCTCCGTGTGCGGATAAATCTGGTTCCCCGTCAAGGACTCGAACCTCGATCTCCCGGTTCAGAGCCGGGCGTCCTACCATTGAACGAACGGGAAATAGCCTTGCAGGGCTTAGGGGTGACCGGCGGGGCTCGAACCCGCCGTATCCGGGATCACGACCCGGCACATGATCCAACTCTGCCTCGGTCACACCTGAGACCTGCATGGAGCCCGGTGAGGGAATCGAACCCTCGTCCTCGCGTTACGACGGCGTAGCTCTACCATTGAGCTAACCGGGCATTCTGGCGCATCTGAGATGCGTGATAATCATGGTGGGGATGGAGGGACTTGAACCCTCAAGCCATCAGGCGGCGGGCTCTCGACCCGCTGCGTTTACCTATTTCACCACATCCCCGATCATGGTGGCCCGCCCCGGATTTGAACCGGGATGACCTCTCGGTCGCTCGCTTCTGAGGCGAGTGCGTCTACATTTCACCAGCGGGCCAATAATGGTGGGAGGTGAGGGAATTTGCACCCTCACAGCTTTCGCGTCCGCTTTACAGGCGTGTGGGCTCACTCGTGCCCAGCCCTCCCGAAAATCAAAATCTCCAAAACGAAAAAGCGCCTGAGACCGAGTGGTCGCAGACGCTTAAAAACTTGGCGGAGGGTGCAGGGATCGAACCCGTAGGGCTCCTAACCCCAGCCCGGTTTTCGAGACCGGTTACGCACCTCTTGCAGCCACCCTCCGTAGGTCGGGGAGTGGCGCGTCAGAACCACTCCCTTAGAGGGATGAACTCGATAGCAGTTGCCAATAATGGCACTGCGTAAGCAAGGTGGTCTGTGTGAACATGGTGCGAATGATAACCGAACTATAGGTTAGTGTCAATAACTATTTTAATGGATGGTGCGATTTTCCAATCCGCGCTCCCGGTAGGTTTTCCGTCTGTGGCAGTTGGCACAGCGAACCTCACACTTTGCGATCTCTGCCTCTAGCTTTTTGAGGCTATACCCGGCTCGGGCTCCATCAGAAATCGCGAAGCTCTTGTCTCGTTGATGGTCGAACTCCAAAACGATCGGATCGTCCTCGCCGCAATCGACACAAGGGTGATTAAGCAAATACTCTAGGACGAACTGGTGACAGGCAGCTCGGCGTAGAGGCTTTGCTGCCCTCGACTTAGCCTTTACGGCCTCCCGATTTCTCGCATAGTGGGCCGCGCTGTTTCGTCGCTTTCGTTCGATTTCGTCTTGCATAAACCTCTGGTGGTGAGAGGCGGGATCGAACCACCGACGCCCGGCTTTTCAAACCGGCGCTCTACCTCTGAGCTACCTCACCGAAAATGGAGGCCCGCGTGGGACTCGAACCCACAACCTTTCCGTTCGTAGCGGAGCGCACGTCCAGTTGTGCTTCCGGGCCAAGAGAATTTGGAGCGACATAGGAGGATCGAACTCCTGACGCGCGGACTGGAAAACCGCCGCTCTACCGCTGAGCTAATGTCGCTCGAAACTCTCTTCATAACTGTTCACTGGCAGCGCCAACGGGATTCAAACCCGCGTCCGAAGGGTGAAAGCCAACGTGTCCTGCTCGCTAGACGATGGCGCTATGTGAACTGGTGAGGCGTAGGGGAATCGAACCCCTGCTTCCGGCTTGAGAAGCCAGCGTCCTGTCCGCTAGACGAACGCCCCATGGCGGTTCTGACGGGACTTGAACCCGCGATCTCCGAGTTGACAACCCGGCGCTTTCACCAGCTAAGCTACAGAACCAAAGGTGAATGATGGAGCGGGCGGCGGGTCTCGAACCCGCGTCTCCTCCATGGCAAGGAGGTGTCCTACCGTCTGAACGACGCCTGCATTGAAACTGGTGAGCCGGGTCGGGCTTGAACCGACCACCTTGAGGTTAAAAGCCCCCTGCTCTGCCTACTGAGCTACCGGCCCGAAGCCGAGAAGCGCAAACGAAAACACCCCACCGGGTGTCCGGTAGGGTGTCTAAAACTTCCGATGCTGTCTTGGAGGATCGAGACGGGCTTGAACCGTCCACCTTGGGAGTAAGAATCCCCTGCTCTACCTACTGAGCTACCGATCCGCTAAAACAGCACCGGCAGCAAAAGGCACACTACCGGTTAGAGGCTAAAACCTCGTTCGCCTTCTCGGCGATCTCGTTTTCCAAACCGGGTGAACATGGTGGTGAGCTTTTCTCTGAAACTGATGAGAGCCGATTGGCTCATGATGCGGAGAGTGTAACGGAAGTTACTTTAACTGTCAATAGGGTTAGTGAAATAATTCACCAACCCTAGATTGTCAGCGGCGCCGGAACGAAGATCGCGACGAGAAGGACGACCGCGAAGAAGAGAAGGACCGGGACGACGAGCCCCAAGACTTGGATGGCTTCGAGTAGGAAGAGCCCCACGAGCTGGCAGGCTTGGAGCCGAAAGTCTTGGTCGTGGTGGTGGTCTTCGACCCGAACAGGCCGCGCTTCGTGGTCGTGGTGCTGACCGTCTTGACCTGTCCGTTGAGGACGCGCTGACGGCTGGAAGCGTAGCTGGGGACGTATCGGCGCGGCCCATGATAATTCGGGTTCTGCACGATGACGGTCTGCTGCCGCCCGCCGCTCATGACCTTCGCCAGCATGTAACCGCCGAGGCCACCGATCAGGTAATCGTTGATGTCGCCACCAGCGTTTGCCACCTGATAGCATTCCTGCGGGTTCTTGGCCTCCATGCAGCGCTCGGCAGCAGAAGGCTGTCGATCGCAGGCAGCAACGAGCATTGAGGCTACCGCAGCCGCCATCACGAACATCTTCTTCAAGGGTCGGGTCCTTTCGAGAAACTGGTAGCGATGGCAGGATTTGAACCTGCGACACACCGATTATCGGTCGGTTGCTCTACCGGGCTGAGCTACACCGCTATGGTTCGGTAGGGTGGGATCGAACCACCGCCTTTCGGGTCACCGGTTAACAGCCGGGCACATTACCACTCTGTCACTACCAAACAGGTGTGGCGTTGCGAGTAGGAGCGCCACGCTCCATTTTGTCCTCGCATGACCGGGCGGGATAGGCGATAGTTCCCCGCTCCGCAGTCCATTTGATGCCCGGACCAATACCGGGCCACTCGCCGTCCTAAACTGGTGGAGATGGTCGGAGTCGAACCGACGCGCTTCCGCTTGCAAAACGGGTGCTCTACCTCTGAGCTACATCCCCGCTGGGTGGAGCTTCACACGTCCGTATAGGACCGCCGGTTAACAGCCGGGCTATGCGATCTCCTACCTGCCGCGTCCGACAGGCCCAACCTCGAATAACTAACCGCCACCGCCCTCTGGCCTTCCGGTGTTACCGCACTCTCGCGGGTGGCCGCAGCATCCGCCACGGATTTGGTCTAACTGGTGCGACGTGAGCCTACCGTCGCAAGGATCAGGGCTTCTAAAGCGCGTGGCTCTTGCACGCCTCACATCCCTTTACCTCGGGTCTCAAAATGGTGCCTCGTGATGGGTTTGAACCACCGTCATCTGCCATGTCATAGCAGCGCTCTACCGCTGAGCTAACGAGGCGTTGGTTAGGGATGACGGGATCGAACCGCCGACCGGCCGCATGTAAAACGGCTGCTCTACCGCTGAGCTAATCCCCACCGCTGGTCCATCCGATTTGACGGATACCTGGACCGAATTACAGGGCGTCCTAACCACTAGACGACCACCCTAAACTACGGGCGGGCCGGATTTGAACCGACGTTTCCCTTGCGAGGCGTCCTACGAAACTAGACGATCACCAGCTGGGCGGGCGAGCCGGGCTCGAACCGGCGTTACCTCTAAGAACTGGTGCCAGACGGGTGGATTTGAACCACCGACAAAGAGGGTATGGGCCTCCTGCTCTACCGGGCTGAGCTACACTGGCACTGAAAATGGTCTGGATGGTAGGATTTGAACCTACGACCTCACGGCTCCGAACCGCACACGCTAACCGGACTGCGCTACACCCAGATGAAACCACGACTTACCGCGTGACAGGTCAGCTTACCTTCGCAGCGGGCTAGTTCTTCTCGTGGTAATTCCGGAAACGCTGGGTGCTTAATCCAGCGCCCATCCTTCTGTCACCAGCTCGAAGCTATGCTCGGACTACAACTGCGAAACCGTATCCGGGACTGGCTTTCAGCGCCCAAGCTCGGCGCTTACTCCTCGGCCCGTTCAACGGCCCTCCCTGCCCCTCGGAAAACCGTGGAGACAGAAACACCGACAAGGTTCCCCTCGCCGGTGTTTGTGCTAATAGAGATGTTTTTCACGAATGTCAACTTAAAATCGACATTGCTCATGAAAAAGTTATCAATCCGGCATCCGCCAGATGCGAAGGCCTTCGCACTCAACCCCGTCAGGCCCCTTCCCCACCATCTTGCGCGAGGTGAACTTGATCTTATCGACCTTGTAGCGCTTCCGCGCCGACGACAGCGCCTTCTCACCAACGTCCACATCCGGAATGAAGAAAGACGGCCCTGTCAGCTTCCCGTTTTCGCCAATGACCGAGGGCTTGAGAAGACCGAATGGCCAAATCTCTTCGGCAAGGACCGCAGCACCTCGGTTGGGCGCTTCCATATCCTCGATCACGACCTGATCCTTGGTGAAGCTGGGCGCAGCCGGGGCGGTCTTGGCGCCCGCCCTCGGCTTAGCTCTCTTCGGTGCAGAATCATTTGCCACTTCTCGTCTCCTTCTTCGGTGATGACGGAGAGCTATTCCGTTCCCTTTAGGAGGTCAAGACGGGTTCGTAATGGGGCTACAAAGAAGCAACCATCGAAGCAGTATCGAAGGAAGGCGCGATGTAGCGTTCGGTGGTGTCGAGCCGGGCGTGCCCAGCTAGGAGCTGAACGTCACGAAGCGAGGAGTGGAACTGGTTAGCCCGCTGGGCAAGGTTGGTGATGAAGGTGCGACGCCCCGAGTGACTGGAGCAATCCTCATATCCTGCCGCCTTGTAAAGGCGCCAGATATAGACCGTCACCGCGTTGACGTTCATGCGCTGACCATCCACGGACGACACCGCGATATAGTTAAGGTGCGGGTATTTTTTCCGGAAAGCCTTGAGCGCGTCACGGATTTCGGGGTGCATAGGAATCTGCCGCTCGCGCCCCTTCTTGCCAACGTTCGAGAAGATGTTGACGACCTTGGCGATGCGGCCCTCGGCGTCAGTCATCGCGTTGATGTCGATCTTCGTGATCTCAGCGGCGCGTAGCCCTGCCTTATAGGAAAGGAGGACGAACAGGCGGTCGCGTTCCGGCATACGCGAGTTCGCTTCTACGTAAGCCAACAGGCCATTGAGCTGGTCAGTGTCGAGCGTCTTGGCGCGCTTGATGGTCATGGTTCGTCTCCAGTTCGTGATTCGGTAAGTGAACTGTAAGGAAACCAGAAAGTGGAGTCAACACGAACCAGAAGAAACGCCCGGTAGTTAACCGGGCGCTTTTGGGTCAGTGAACGAAAGGAAAGGAAGGAGTGAACTCATTCCGCCGCAGATGATCGAGATGCCACTGGAGCTTCATCGCTGCGAGCTGGAGCCGAGCACACCGAAAATTCCCGACATCCTCCTCATAGTGGCCATCCGCCGTCGCGATAGCGGTGTATTGGTGCTGGAGGTGTGCCATATAGATGGACGCCTGCACCAAGGTCTCGTCGTGGCACTGCAGCGCTTCCTCATAGGGAAGGTCCTGCTGCATCGAGAGGTAGGGACGCTGGAACGCCTCGCAGACGAAAGCGGTGCGGTCGAGGTTCGAGATACCATCCCGCTCGAACGGGGTATCATCGCTCACCACCATGTGAGCAATATCAGATCGGGTCAGTTGAGGCACGCTTTACTCCGTTGCAACGGCACCGGTCGAACTCCGGGTCCGTCTCGTCGATCAAAGCCCCACGCCATTTGTCACAAAAGTGAAGCGTGGGGTTCATGAAGGAGCATTCCGGCGGGATGGTGCCGGAACGCTCAATATCATTGCACTGCAGGGGGCTCAGGCCTCGGGGCATTCATCATCCTTGATGTGGATGCCATGGATCGGGCAGTCCTTGTGGTAGCGGAGGACGGTCTTCCACTTCCAGAGCTGGGTCTTCTCGTCGAAGACGCGCTGCATGAAATCGATCCACTTTTCCTTGGGGATCGCCTTGCCCTGACAGAGGCAGTCAGCCTCGTCGAAATCGTCCATAGCTTCTTGGGTTACCATCGATAACCCTTATAGCCATTTTCGCTTGACAATGCAAGAACTGATAGTTAGTCAAACTGACATCAAGGAGTCGTTATGCGTTTTCAAGCCGGGCACGCCGCTGTCCGCGCCGAAGGTTTCGGCGCGTCCACCAAATTCAGCATTTCAGCAAGCGCCAAAGCCTTCCGTGGACTGATCGACGGACTGTATTCGCGCAAGATCGAAGCCGCCATCCGCGAGCTTTCGACCAATGCTTTCGACGCTCACAAGGCAGCAGGCACGCTTGTCCCCTTCGACATTCACCTCCCGACGCCGCTCAAGCCCAGCTTCTGGATTCGAGACTACGGCACGGGCATGAGCCACGACTTCATGATGAGCCGGTTCGCCATCATGTTCGAGTCCACCAAGGACGGGCTCAACGAGGCTGATGCCCATCTCATCACGCCCGACGATCAGGTCGGTTGCCTTGGCCTCGGCCGCATGTCCTTCTTCACCTACACGGACACCTGCACCATCACGGTATGGCAGGATGGCTATGCAATGTTCTACACCGTGTTCATCGGCGAGACCGGCGAGCCGGAAGTGGCTCATGCTGGCACCGTGGTGAGTGATGAACCGGCCGGTGTGAAGGTCGAGTTCGCGGTCAAGAACCGGGACATGAAGTCGTTCCAGACGGCGGCCATCCGCGTCTTCAAGGGCTTCCCGATCCTGCCGCACGGCCTGCCGATCGATGTCCGCGATGCCATCAAGACCGAGCCGCTGCAGGTCGGTGGGTTCTGGAAGGCCTATCCCAAATCCTATCTCCCCGATGGCGGCTTCTACGCGCGGCAGGGCTGCGTCATCTACCCGATCGACCTGTTCCAGATCGATGATCGCCTGATCGTCACGGAGGCCGCTGACGGTGATGAAGATGATGTCGCGGTCGAGCTGTCGGAGGAGTTCGCTCGCTTCGCCAATCTCGACATGACGATCGTGATGGACTTCCCGATCGGCGCCATCGACTTCGACCTTTCGCGCGAGCGGCTGGCCTATAACGACCGCACCGTCGAGGCCATTCGCCAGCGCTGGGGGCAGTTCCTGTCCGATCTCGACGAAGTGATCCATACGAATTTCGATGGTCGAAGCGGCTTCGAGCGCTGCGCCACGGCCCGCCTTCCCGCCTTTGCCAACCTCGGCCCCTTGTTCGAGCAATCGGACTTCTTCCTCCAAGCAAGCGCGGTGGAGGAATATATCCACAAGCTGCTGCCCAAGAGCCGGGGCAAGTTCAATTCAGAAAACGCTTTTCAGCGCGTCGTGGTGTTCAAGGATCAGGAAGGTGTGCGAGATCACGTCTTCACCTATTCCGGTCGAGCCGCCTCCGGCGCGCCCAAGCAGGCTGAGGTCAGCAACGCGATCTTCGTATTCCGCGACGATAGTGGTCGCTACCTCAATGGCCGCATCCACTACCACCTCCAGCAGATCGGCAAGACCCACGCCTATGTGTTCGAGCCCGGCTATCTGTCGTGGGCCGTCTACAACAAGATGGGCCGCCCGCCGATCGTCCGCGCCTCCGAGCTGGTCAAGCCGCCGAAGGATGTCGAAGAGAAGATGATCCGCCGGTCAGGCGGCGTGGGCGGATCGTTTGATCGCATCAAGATCATCGAGAACGGCGCATGGCGCGCCGCCACCCAAGACGACGATACGGACGGCTCGCTGTTCGCGCTGATCCATCGCGGCCTCGTGATCAACCCGGACCCTGATCGGTATCCCGACATCAGCGGCGAAGATGTCAATGCTCTGCATGAGCTATTGGCCCTCACGGGCGGGCCGTCGATCGCCATCGTCAACACGCGGTCCAACGACAAGCCCGGCCGCTGGGACGATCTCCCGCTGGTCTACGATGTGCTCGACACCTTCGCCGAGCGCTTGACCAAAAAGCAGATCGGCCAGTGCGTCGCGTGGATCAACGATGAGCGCTTTACGACTTCCCGCTACCGGTCGGCGATCACGGCGCTGAGCAAGCGATGGGGAAGCGTGGAAGGTCTTCACCGCTCCCCGCTGGTGAAGCTCTTCGACCGCTATAATCTGTCGAAGTCTCAGACGGCGCCCGATCTGCAGGGCGCATTTGAACAGCTCCATTCGTCGAAGAACCCGGCGATGGAGAAGATCGTCAACGACATCATCCACATCGCCACGTCGATGGGGATGGAAGTCCTTCCGCCGTGCGAGGGCGGCCGGTTCCCCTCCCCGCTCCTCTCCAAGGAGTGGGAAGTGAAGGTCGATCTGATGAACAGCAGCGGCAAATATCACAGCGACCGCGACAAGACGATCAAGACGATCCTCAACATCCTCAACGCTTCCTAACCAAGGAAATCCCATGCTTAGCTTTACGCTCGGTGCATCGTCGATCACCGTGTTCCTTGATGGCGTCTTCAACACCATCGACACTTCCCACGCCAACCATCCCTTCCTTCTGGCTGAGCTGCAGAAGGCACCCGCTGACCGCGACCTCGAAGCCATCCGCACCTACATCACGATCAAGTCGCTCATCGAGCACCTGTCGATCGGCAAGGTGACCGTCTTCGAGGACGAAATCCATTACGATGGCCAACAGGTCCACGGCTACCTCGCCGAGCGGATGCTGGAAATCCTGAACCAGCGCATCGACCTGACACCGTGGGCGACGTTCATGGACAACGTGCATCTCAACCCGGCGAACTACGCCAAGGAAGAGCTGTATCAGTGGCTGGAAAAGGCCAAGATGCCGCTGACGCCCGATGGCTGCTTCCTCGCCTTCAAGAAGGTGCGGCAGAACTATACCGATTGCCACTCGGGCATGTTCGACAATTCGCCGGGCACCATTTTGGAAATGGACCGTGATGCCTGCGATCCCAAGCGCGACAACACCTGCTCCACCGGCTTCCACTTCTGCTCGATCGGCTACATCGGAAACTTCGGCGGCGAGCGCGTCGTCGTGGTCAAGATCAATCCGAAGGACGTGACCTCGATCCCGTCCGACTACGGCTTCACCAAGGGGCGCTGCTGCCGCTACGAAGTCGTCGCCGAGCTGAGCGGACAGTCGGCCGCATACCATCAGTGCTGGCGCAAGACGGTCGTCAATCTCGAAGACCCGGCCGAGTTCCCGGCGGGCGTCCTGAGCATGATCAAGCTGCCTGACGCTGCCGTGGATGCTCCCCTCGTCGCGGCTCCCGATCCGGTGTTTGTGACCGAAGATCGCATCTACCATCCCCAGACCAGCCGGGCCGGGACTTTGAGCTATGTAGCTGACGGTCTTGCTTGGGTGTTCGTTGATGGCCGCCCCGTGGATTCCGTGAAGGTCACGTTCCCTGTCGAGGAAATCCGCCATCTCGAAGACGATGACGCCATTTCGATCGAACACGGCGCTCCGGGACTGATCCGCTATTACGGCCTGCCCAGCTTCTCGATCGATAATGTGTCACTGACCATCCCGGACGATCACGAGGAACTGCAACAGGACTCTGTCGTCGGTTTCGACTTCGATCCTGTCTTCACGACGGCCGATGGTCGCGAGTTCAAGGCTGTCGATATCAAGACTGCGCTGGAAGGTGTGTCGATCCGCGCCGCAGCTCGCAGCCTCGGCATTCAGGACTCCACCCTTCGCGGCTGGAAGAAGAAGCTCGGCCTCTAATGGATTGGCCGATCTGGCTGGTCCTCTCCTCCATCTTCCTCGCGACCTTCCTCTCGATCGCGGGACGATTCCACCTCCCCACCACCACCAACAAATAGGTATCCCATGAACACGATCCAGATCAGCGCAACCGGCCCCATGGGCGCTGGCAAGACCACCATCCTGAACCTGATCGGCGAACTGCTGACCGACCTCGGCCTGACGCCGCAGGTCTACGACCATCGCGGCGCCCACGGCTTCACCATCAACGTCGCGCCCGGCGACCTGACGAACATCCGCTTGGCGACGGCGGTCATCCAGCAGGCGCGCGGCGGCGCGGCGGAAGAGGCTCCCGTGAACCCGGCGCCGACCACCCGTCAGCTCTGGGAAGCAGCCGACGAGGCCGGATACGCGCGTGCCGTTGCGACCGGCTACGCCACCGGCGCCGAAGTCGAGCTGCACCGCAACCTCAACGCCGCTCGTTACGACATCATCTTCAACGAACGCGGCGAGCTGCGTCCGGACACCGGCATCACCACGCAGGACGAGTTCTATGCGGCAGTGACTGCGGCCACCATCAACGCTGCCATCAACAGCATGTTCGGCCTCGCCGCGTGAATCTGGTCGTCGGCGACAAACCGGCGGAGGCGGTGATCAAGATCGACAAGCTGATCGTGGACGCCGCCTTCAATCCGGCTGAGATCGTGTGCAGCGAAATCCGCCGCGCCCTCAAAGTCAATCCGGAGGTGTTGGCTGACAGCACCTCCCTCGTCCTGACCGTCGAGATCGGGAAGTTCCACTAACCAATGATCATCTCCAAGGTTGGCGATCGTTTCGTCGCGACCTGCAGCAAGGAAGACCGCGACCGGCTCCATGATGCAGGCTTCAAGTTCGATCGCCTCATCACTCGCAAATGGTATTGCAAGGACTGGCGCAAGGCGGCGGTCTTCCTCGACGAACTGGACGACGAAGCATATTGGGAGGTCAAGGACCTTCTCGATAAGCACGAAGCGGAACTGAACGCTTCCTACTCCATGTTCGCCGAGGCGGACATTCCGCGTCCCCACCTCGTGAACCATAAGGGTGATGTCCTCGACTATCTCCCATACCAGAAGGCGGGCATCCTGTATGCCGCTGAACGGTATGACACGCTGATCGCGGACAGTCCGGGCCTTGGGAAGACCATCCAAGCGATCGGCCTCATCAACTATCTCGGCATCACGTCGGGCGTGATCGTGGTCCCCGCCACGCTCAAGCTCAACTGGAAGAAGGAGATGGAAAAGTGGCTGGTGGACAAGTCGCTGCGCGTCGCGGTCTGCGACGGCTCGAAGTTCCCCACCGCCGATGAGGCCGATTTCGTCATCATCAACTACGACATCCTCCAGCGCAACAAGGACGCGCTGTGGGCTGAGCATTGGGGCATCCTCGTGTGCGATGAGGCTCAGTATATGTCGAACGCCAATTCCGGCCGCACCAAGGCTGTGTTCGGCGAATATTTCTTCAACCGCAACACCAAACGCTGGCAGCGCAAGCGGATCAAGGTCGGCCGGGAATCCGTCGCCGGGATGATCCGCGCCGAGCGGCGCCTGATGCTGACCGGCACGCCGATGATGAAGCGGCCGATCGACCTGTGGCCGATTATCCGGGAGTTCGACCCGGAAGGTCTGGGCATCAATTACGACGAGTTCGCGATCCGCTATTGCGACGCCTTCGATAACGGCTTCGGGCTGGACGTTTCCGGCGGCTCGAACCTCGAAGAGCTGAACGAGCTGCTTCGCAAGGCCTTCATGATCCGGCGCTTGAAGTCGAACGTCTTGAAGGACCTCCCGCCCAAGACGCGACAGGTAATCGTCCTGCCGCCCGAGGGCTTGAAGAAGAAGATCAACACCGAGCGCGACAAGTTCACCACGGCACTGGCGATGCTGCAGGCGGCCAACGCCGGTGTGAAGTTCGAGCCGAAGAAGTCTCTGGCCGAGGCCGATCCGGGCGTGATGCTCGACGCCATGACGCAAATCCTCGGCGACGGGTTCGACTCCGAGCACATCTCCGAGCTGTCGGCGGGCGAGGTCGAGCCGGGCTTTGCGGCCTTCTCGGAAGCGCGGCACGAGCTGGCCCTGTCCAAGGTGCCGATGGCCATCGAACACATCAAGCGCCTCGTAGAGGCGGGAGAAAAGGTCATCGTCTTCGCCATCCACAAGGATGTCGTCGAGGGCATCCGCGAAGCCTTTCCCTCCTGTGCCCGCATCGTCGGCGGTATGGGGACGAAGAAGGTCGAGGCGGACAAGCTCCGGTTCCAAGGCGACAAGGACAAGGGCATCGAGCCCGATCCGGACTGCAACGTCATCATCTGCAACCTCAAGGCGGGCGGCGTCGGCCACACGCTGACCGAGGCGACGGTGGTGGTGTTCGTGGAGATGTGGTCGGTCCCCGGCGACATGGAACAGTGCGAGGATCGCGCCCACCGCATCGGCCTCGAACATAATGTCCTCGTCCAATATCTGGTGGTCGAAGGCACGATCGACGCCCGCACCATCAACACCCTGATCAACCGCATCGCCATGATCCAGAAGGGCGTGGACGGCGCGCCGCCTCCATCATCCAACGACAACGAACGGCAAAAGGAAGCAGCGTGATCAAGCACGGCGCCCCGCCCTATCTCGAATGCTCCAGTGCTGGTGACCGCCGGTTCAGCGCCTTCTACGCCCGTGTGGGCGGGAAGACGATCGAGGAGCAATACCAAGCCGCCAAGGTGTTCCGCAACGGCGATACCGGTCTCTCGATCAAGGAGGCGAAAGGCTTCCGGCCGGTGAACGCCAAGGAGGTCGCCCAGCTCTATGCGGAGCTGTGGGATCGCTACATGGCCGAGCACCCTCATCTCCTCCCCATCATCGTCGTCGCCGCCGGGCTGTCGGATCGCTTCGGGCGGCCGGGCAGCGTGTGTCAGGCGACCGAACTCTGGCGCATCCGCGCCGCTGCCATCACTGCCAAGGAGTGAACATGCCCCGAACCAAAGTCTACGACCTGAAAGATGGTCCCGTCGATCAGCTCTTCACCGAGTTGCTGACCAAGCTGATCGGTGACGCCGAAGAAATCGAGACCGATGACAAGCGGTATATTCTCGAAGAGGTCATCACCGCGCTGGACGTGATGGATGAAGATGACACCTTCGGCACCGAAGGCTGGCGCCACCGCTACGACATCAGCGCCGTCTGATGGCCCATTACGACTGTAGCTGCTGCGGCGAGTCCTACGGAATCAGTCACAAATACTGCTCCGACTGCCAAGCGGGACTGTGCCACCGCTCCCAAAACCAAGAATCTGAGAAGGCCTTCATGCCCAATCCCCTGAGCCCATTCACTATCCCGCCCGAGCTGGCGGCGGCCACTGATGTCTATGACTATCAGCACGGCGCGCTGCAGGTCTTCCGCCAGCCCACCAACGCCTATGACTACGAGGTCAAGTCGTGGCCGCAGTTCTTCGGCCCCATGCTCGACGGCACCAAGAAGCACGACATGCGGAACAAGCGCGACCGCCAGTATCGGGTCGGCGACAAGATGCTGCTCCGCGAGTTCGATCCGTTCGGCGGCGGCTACACCGGCCGGTCGGCCATCTTCAAGATCACCTACATCACGTCCAACGAGACGCCCTGCGCGCTGTCCTCGGCCGGGCTCGACGACGAGATGGCGATCTTGTCGGTTCAACTGGTGGCAGTTGCGGAATGAACCTCTCCCCTGATGTCGCCGAGAAAGTGGCTTCGCTTTCTGCCCAAGCAGCGGAAGCCACCACCGAGCTGCGGAACAAGCTCTGGAAGGCTGAAAAGGCCCTCGCCGCCGTTCGCTGGTTCGCAGAATATGGCGACCCGAAGACGATCAAGATATCGACGCACTCGGCTTCGTCCTGCACCGGTTACAAGGAGGCGATGGAATATCTGAACGACCTCCTCCAGACCCTCGCTGGCGATCTGATGCGTGATGCCTTGGAGAACGCGGGCAAGGACATGGGTGCCATTTTACCGACCAAGCAGTGTTAGTTTAACTTGACATTGCGGAATATTGCGTCTACCCACGCTGAACCCTGATAGCAGGATTTCCCCCGACATGAGCCAATTCCCTCCCCTTCCGGGGACGCCGGATCGTTATGACCCGGCGTTGCCGCCGATCGACTGCGGCTTCCCGACCTCCGACTGGATTCAGCTCCCCCATGGGCGCGTCTTCGCCCCGCTCGAACCCAAGCATCCCATCAACAAGCTGGACATCGAGTATATCGCACACTCGCTTTCACTCCAGTGCCGTTGGATGGGCGGAACCTCCGACCTCGCCACCGGCGACCCCATCCATTATTCGGTCGCCCAGCACTGCGTCATCGTCGCCGATCTGGTGAACCTCGGCCGCCAGAAACTGGTGCCCGACGCCGAGTGGGAGCGGGTCAAGAGCCCGGCGCTCTACGGCCTGATGCACGACGCCAGTGAGGCATATCTGTGCGACGTGCCTCGCCCGCTCAAGCCCTACCTCGGCGGCTATTACGACTATGAGCGCGAGCTGATGAGCGCGATCATCGACGAGTTCAGTGTCCCGGTCTGCGGCGCCATCGTCGAAGCCACCAAGAAGGTGGACAACATGATGATCTTCTTGGAGCGCGACAAGCTCATCGGCAAGCCGCCGATCCCCTACGGCAATGAAGCGGATCATCCGGGCGTGACGATCGATGAAGTCGTGCCCGAGTTCTACTGCTGGTCGCCCAAGGAGGCCAAGCGGATGTTCCTCGAAAAGTTCGAGGAGATCAATCGCTGGCAGGGCAACTACGTCCCGCTCGGCTACGCAAATCGCGGCTACGGAATCTGACCATGGACATCAAAATCGTCTCCCACACGCACGGGACTTTCGCTGCATGAGCCACACCAATATCTCGATCACCACGACGCCGCCGGGGTCCGATGTCGTCGTGTCGGCCGCCTTCACTGGCCCGTCTCTCTCCGAAACCAAGGAGGTGTTCGACGCCATCGCCGCCCGGCTCAACGAAACGCCGCAGCCCCTGAGCGCGGCGGAGAAGCTGACCCTCCATTACCAGCGACAGGAGCGCCGCGCCCGTGCTGGCTGACCTTGCATACCAGCACCGCGACCTCGAAGCGAAGTGGGCGTCGGTAGGCACCGGCGGAGGCGGCTCCCTTCCTCGGGTAGATGCTGACGCTGCAGAGGAAATTCTGCGGCGTCAGGAAGCGGCCCGGCGGGACAGCGCTATGCTTGGCGACAGCGGCTATGAGCGCATCGCCGAGGATTTCTACCCCACACCGCCTGAGAACGTGGACTGCTTGCTGGAGCATATCAGCTTCCATCAACTGGTCTGGGAACCGGCCTGCGGCAACGGTGCGATCTCCAAACGTCTCGGACAGTTCGGCCACACCGTGATCTCCACGGACCTGAACGATCAGGGCTATGGAGAGCCGGGCAAGGACTTCCTTACGGCCACCGGGCTACCGATGATCAAGAGCTACGGCGAGGACGCGCCCTACGTCGCGCCGCGAGCGATCATCACCAACCCCCCCTACGCTGACGGCCTCGCGGAGAAGTTCTGCCGCCACGCCATCAAGCTCATGGAGCCGGTGAAGGGGCAGGTCGCGATGTTCCTCCGCAACGAGTTCGACAGCGGCGCCAAGCGCATGGACCTGTTTGGCCTCCCACCCTTCCACAAGAAGATCGTGGTGACCAAGCGCCCGCGCTGGATCGAAGGCTCCACCGGCTCTCCTCGCCACAACTATTCGTGGTTCATCTGGGACTGGCGCCATGTGCGCGGCCCGGCCTCCATCAGCTACTCGCACCCGAAGACCGCGAAGCCGGTTTTCTGTGCCCAACAGGGTTAGTTTAACTAACACATGGAAATCCAGACCTATCATGAAGCCATCGATACCCACGGCGGCATTCGCCCCGCTGCTCGCGCTCTCGGTATCGCGGAATCTACCCTCCGCAGCCGCCTCAAGCGAGCCGCCCGCGATCTCCACGCCCTTGCCTCCGAAGGAGTCGGCGACCAGATCACCTTCTTCTTCACCAGCAACCGGCCGCCGCGCCCGCTGACCTTCGAGCCGATGGCCGATCGGCCTCGCTATTTCATCCTGACCTCGGCTCAGGACTCCTCGGCGATCCATGAGGAGTTCTGGCAGGCACTCAACGTCTACGCCGAGTATCTGGAAAACTGCGAAATCCTGATCGGCGGCTATACCTACAGCAAGACGCTGTTCGAGGACCACGAGACGCGCTCGCCCAAGGTCGGCTTCCACCCGTCGATCGACGATTACATCGTCCACGAACCGGCGAAGATCGGCACCGGCGTCACCTTCTGCGGCGAGATGAACACCCTCCCCACGGCGGTCAAGCCGCTGTCGGGCTTCGAGACCTACACCCGAGACAAGTGGGGCGTCTTCCCGCACCCCAAGGTCCAGTTGGTGTCGGTCCCGACGATGAAGGGGAAGATCGCCAAGCAGATCATGACCACGGGCTCGGTCACCCTGCCCAACTACATCCGCAAGAAGGCGGGCATCAAGGCCAGCTTCCATCACGTCTGCGGCGCGGTGCTGGTCGAGCTGGCACCGGACGGTTCCTTCTGGTGCCGCCATCTGCTGGCGACGAGCTATGACGACGGCTCCTTCTACGATCTCGATCTCTACATCACGCCCAAGGGTGTCACGGAGAACGTGCGCGTCGAAGCGCTGACCTACGGCGACATCCATCACGAGAAGCTGGACCCTATCGTCGCCATGACGACTTGGGGATATGATACCGAGACCAGCGAGCGGTATCTGACCGGCGGCTCGCTGATCGAGCATCTTCGGCCGAACTTCGAGTTCTATCACGATCTCTCGGACTTCGCGCCCCGGAACCACCACAACATCAAGGACCATCACTTCCGGTTTGCGACCCACTATCACGGCGTCGCGAATGTGGAATCGGCTCTGCACGGTTGTGCGACGTTCCTGCAGGAAGTCGCCCGTGATGACTGTCAGGCGATCGTCGTGGAATCGAACCACGATCAGGCGCTGGTGAAGTGGCTCAAGACGGCCGACTACCGGGACGATCCGGAGAACGCCGAGTTCTTCCTGCGGACGCAGGCGAACTTCTATCGCTATCTCGCGAGCGGCGTCACCAGCCCGCCGGTGTTCGAGGATGTTCTTCGCGCCGCCGGGTGCCCGGCCGACGTGGAGTTCGTGAACGAAGACAACTCGTTCATGATCTGCGGCGACATCGAGTGCGGGATGCACGGCCACCTCGGTGCCAACGGCGCCAAGGCCAGCCCGAACGCCTTCACTCGGATGGGATCGAAGTCGAACACCGGCCACACGCATAGCCCGGCGATCCTCGACGGCGCTTATGTGTCGGGCGTCTCGGGATCGATGGACATGGGCTACAATAAGGGCCTGTCGTCGTGGGCTCACGCTCACATCGTGACCTACGCCAACGGCAAGCGCGCCATCCTGACCATGATGAATGGGCGCTGGTATGCCTAAGTCGGTCTGCGATCACAACAAGGGCATCGCCGACTGCATCCTTCGCACGTTCGTCGGGGAGCGGCTCGGCAAGGGCTCCTACCGCAAAGTCTACCTTCTCCGCCACGATGAAAATCGGGTGGTGAAGGTGGAGGATCGCGGCGCCGAGTTCTGCAACATCACCGAGTTCAAGGTCTGGTCCGAGGTGAAGGACACGCCGATCGAGCACTGGTTCGCGCCGTGCCACTATATCGACGCCATGGGCATCTGCCTCATTCAGGATCGGACCAAGCCGTTCGAGACTGACAAGGAGTTCAAGGCGGAGGTTGAGAAGATCGGCGGTAAGCTGCCAGCTTTCTTCGACGATATCCACTTCGGCAACTTCGGGATGCTGAACGGTCGGCTGGTCTGTCACGACTATGGCTTCAACCACTTCCTGAAAGAGGCGGTGAAGCTGTCGTGGACCTCGCTGGTGAACCCGAACGTGGAACAGGCTCACCACGACACCCAACTCGAAATGAACCTCTAGGAGGTCCCATGGACAAGCAAATCCTGATGTGGCTGCAGGTGCAATCGTTCCTGTATCCGCTCTACTTCTTGGCCGCCCTCGTGGCCGCTCCTTACATTCTCGATTGGTTCGACGGTCCTGACGATCCGGACGGCTTCGCATGAACGGGAAGGCCGACTACTATCAGGAGTGCTTCGAGATTTCCATGGAAGAGGCGGGCTGCTGGCATCTGGTTGAACAGATGACGAAGGAGCAACGCCAAGAAGTGGGAGAAGGTATCGCGGGCGGCGTGGAGAACGAAGGGATGGCGTTTTATACGCCTCCCTCTTCCGATCGCTACAATCAGATCGAGCGCGACTGGAAGGCGAAGTATGATCGCCTCCAAGCCGAGTTCGACCGTTACCGCGAGACTTCCGGGAAGACGCTCGGTCGCATTCTCCGTCAGCACAGCGACACCCACGTCTTCATGGATGACGATGGTAGCGTCTACCGTAGCGGCGGGCGCACCACGCAAATTGCCTGACACGCCACAGGTCTGGAATCTCCGGACCAAGAAGTATCCCAAGGGTGACGTCTACTGCGGTCGCGGCACGCCTTGGGGTAACCCCTACATCGGTGGAAAGCACGGATCGCGCGATACGGTCTGCGACAAGTTCGAGAAGTTCGTCCTTCCCGAACTGGATGTCGAACCGCTGCGCGGAAAGCACCTCCTTTGCTGGTGCAAACCTCTCCGCTGCCACTGCGATGCCATCCTCAAAAAGGCAAACGCTCCCTTGGTTATCAAAGACAAGAAGATCAAGCACCGCATTCTGGTGTTTGACGCGGAAACAGACGGCCTCCTTCGGGAGGTTACGCGCGTTCACTGCGTCGCCGTCCGCGACTTCGACACCGGCCAGCGCTGGATGTTCCGCCAGAACAAGCGCGAGAACAATATCGAGAAGCTGTTCGACCTGCTCGACAGCGCGGAAGAAATCTGGAACCACAACCTCATCGGCTTCGATATCCCGATGCTGGAGAAGCTGTATCCGTGGTGGACGCCGCAGGCGCGCATCCGGGACACGATGGTTCTCGCCCGTCTCCTCTTCCCGGACCAGAAGGACAAGGACTTCCGCCTGCACGAAGCGGGCAAGATCGACGGCAAGTTGATCGGCACCCACAAGCTCGACGCATGGGGCCAGCGCCTCAACATGTTCAAGGGCGACTACTCGAAGATCAAGGAGGCCGAAGGGCTGGAGCTTGGCTACGAGAAGGGCTCCGACGAAATGCGTCGCCATGTCTGGGGCAAGTGGTCGCAGGAGCTGGAAGACTATTGCGTCAACGACGTGGGTGTCACCTGCGAGCTGATCAAGCTCATCCTGCCCCGCTTGGAGCTGATCTCCGACGAGGCGGTCTATGTCCAGCACCGGCTCGCCGATCTCATGGCGCGCCAGCAGGAGAGCGGCTTCTTCTTCAACGTCGAGGACGGCGAAGCGCTGGCCAGTGACCTGCGCGTCGAACGGACGAAGCTGGAAGGCGTGCTCGACATCGAGTTCCCCGGCCGCTTCATCGGTGAGAAGCGCATGGACACCGCTCCGATGGGCCGGGCGGCTACCGGCGGTGAGTTCCCGGACTTCGGGATCACCGAGGAGGAGATCGAGGAAAACCGCTGGTGGGGCGTCCCCAAGGAAAAGACCAAGGCGGCTCTCAACTACGCTGATCCTTTCCGCGCCCGCTACGACGCAGGCTCGTGGTTCACGCCGGTGAAGTGGCAGGAGTTCAACCCGCGCTCCCGGCCGCAGATCACCGACCGGCTGCAGGACTTGGGCTGGCAACCGGAGGACGAGGACTACACCGAGAAGGGGAACGTCAAGGCCAACGACGTGATCCTGCGGCGCATCATCGATCGCTTCCCGGTCGCTGAGCCGCTGGCCGACCTCATGGCGCTGAACAAGCTCATGGGTCAGTTGGCGGACGGCTCGCAGGCATGGCTCAAGCAGGTGGACGAGGATGGCTTCATCCACGCCTACGTCAACCCCTGCGGCGCGGTCACCACCCGTGCCACCCACTCCTTCCCGAACCTCGCACAGGTCCCGGCGATCAAGTCGAAGAAGGCCAAGCTCGACGACATCACGTTCGACGGGATGCTGACGCCCGGCGCCACGGTGATGTGGAAGGGCGTCACCCCGGCGATCGTCAGCAAGGTCAAGGGCGATGAAGTCGGGCTCAAGCTGCTCGGGCTTCGCGGCGGCTGGGGCATCGAGTCCCGCTCTCTCTTCACCGTCCCCGAAGGCTTCCTGCTGACCGGCTCCGACTTGGCGGGCATCGAACTTCGCTGTCTGGCTCACCGCATGGCGCAGTATGACGGCGGCGCCTACGGCAAGGTTCTGCTGGAAGGCGACATCCACTCGGAGAACCAGTCGCTGGCCGAGCTGGACTCCCGAGACACGGCCAAGACCTTCATCTACGCCTTCCTCTACGGGGCGGGCGACGAGAAGATCGGCTCCATCGTCAACCCGCTCGCTCCGCCCCACATTCAGGCCAAGATCGGTAAGGAACTCAAGGCTCGCTTCCTCCGCAACCTGCCCGCGCTGAACAAGGTCATCCGTGACATCCAGCGTCAGGCGAAGCGCAAATACATCACTGGCATTGATGGTCGTCGCCTGTTCGTCCGTTCCTCGCACGCCGCGTTGAACACCGACCTGCAGGGCATGGGCGCCACGATCGCCAACTGGTGGCTGATCTTCATCGAAGACATGCTCAACGATGCTGGTCTGCAATATGGTTGGGATGGCGACTACACCTTCTGCGCTTGGGTCCACGACGAAGTGCAGATCGCGGCGCGTGAAGGTCTCCAGAGCGAAATCGAACGCATCTGCATCGAGGCGGCGGCGAAGGCTGGTGAATATCTCCAGTTCGCTCTCCCGGTCGAAGCGTCCGCGTCGTCGGGCATCGACTGGTCGGTAACCCACTAAAGTGCCGAGGAGTGTTATTTTAACTTGACATTCCTCACCCATTCGTTACCAAGGGCTTGCAAGGAAATCGACCGACCACAAGATCGGTTAGACCCAGAGAAATCGCTTCGTATCCTCCGATCCGTCCGGATTTCCTTGCACCTCCCCTCGGCAACTCGCCCACAGCCAGCGCGTCCCGCGCCACGGCATCCCTGTGTCTTGAAGGGTTAGTTATAATGAACATTGAAGCGCCCGAGCGCTATCTGAACTCCGGACCCGGCACCTTCCGCACGGTCCTCGTGAGCCTCGCCACGTCGGCGGTAACTTCCGCCGCGAACACCTACTGGAAGCTCGACCTCCCCATCTGGTTCGTCCTCCTCCCGCTGCTCATCAGCTACATCGTGCTGTCCGTCTACCGCCCGCTGGTGAACGCGATCCACGAGGCGATGCGTCAGGCCGCCTACGACAGCACGATCGACGACATGGAAACCGAAGCGCTGGTCGCCACCCAGAACACGATCGACAGCGAGCTGCTGACGCCTTCCGTGTTCGCTGACGCGGTGCGCGGCGCATGAACTTCCTCTTCTTCGACACCGAAACCACGGGCCTGCCGAACCGGTCGGTCCCACTCTCCCACCCCACGCAGCCGCACATCACGCAGCTCGGCGCCGTCCTGCAGATCAACGGTCAGGATGCCATCGTCCTCGACACGCTGATCAAGCCTGACGGCTGGACGATCGGCGCGAAGGCCAAGGAACTCACCGGCATCACGGAAGAGATGTGCGAAGAGTCCGGCATCCCGATCGCCGACGCGGTTGATATGTTCATGATCATGGCGGCGAACGCCGACTTCATCGTGTGTCACAATACCGCGTTCGACACGAAGCTGATGGGCATCGAATATTCGCGCCTCAACAGCAGCCTGCACCATTCGACCGTCCTCGTCGGCAAGCCCACGCTTTGCACGATGAAGACCGCGACGCCGATCTGCAAGATCAAGAAGGGCGACGGGCGGACGGACTACAAGTGGCCCAAGCTGGAAGAGGCCATGATGTTCTTCTTCGGCGAGAAGCTGGAGAACGCCCACTCCGCGATCGTGGACATCAAGGCCACCCAGCGCCTGTTCAACCTCCTGTGCGACGAGGGTCACTACGACCCGGACTTCGAGGCCTACCACGAAGTCGAGCGCGCCCGCGCCTACGCCCAAGCGGCATAAGAAAGGGAAGTCATGAAGCTGAGCCTCTTTGGCGTCCAGATGATGAATCCGGACACCGACGACATTGCCATTCTCGCCGCCGCGTCGGACGAACGGGCAATCCGTGATGACATGTTCCCCGAGCTGCAGAAAGAGATGGCCGTCCTGCTGTCTGACCGCTCGATCTCGGTGGTCGATCGCACGAAGCTGATCCACGCCATTTCGTCGATGAAGGTCGTCGAGATGGCAGTCGAGATTATCGGCTGATGGGCGAGGTTCGGACCATCCGGCCGAACCTTCGCTTCCCGAAGGGCGTCGCGTTTCAGGTCAAGGACCAGTTCAATGGCGAGAGCCGTGGGACTTGGTATTACCGCGACAAGAAAGATGGCAAGCTCTTTGGTCCCTATATGACGGAGGCAGAAGCTGCCTTCGTCATGGAAGCTACGGTTGCCATCACGCCCTACTCGGACACCTACCATTATTGGTGGTGGGACACACCGGGCGGCGAGACCAAAGGCCCATTCCGCACCTTCCGCGACGCGGAAGTTTCCATTCTCGAATATCTCAATGGTGAGAAGAAATGATCCACGATCAGGACCTCTCGACGCCGGAAGGATATGCCATCGCCTATGCGGCCGAAGTGCTGCGAAGCGGTGACCCGATCCCGGCGCGCGACATCGAGCTTTTCTACCTGCTGCAGGAAGAATGCGGCGAGGTCATTCAGGAGCGCTCGAAACTCCACCGCTCTTCGGAGCGCGCCAATTTTCGCAAGCTGTCCGACCCGGACGGCCCTACCGTGATGCAGCGTTTCATCTCCGAGGTCTACGACGTGATGACGTTGTTCTCGCTGATGTCCGAGCGCGGTTACATCTCGCAGGAAGGCTACGACGCCCACCGGGCAGGCAAGCTCGCACGCCTCCGCATATATTCCCCCGAAATCTTCTGAGGCCAATGAGCCAGATCATCATTGCCGTGTCCAGCGACTGGACCGGCCTCTACCTGAACGAACATCTGGTCGATCAGGGTCACGACATTTCCCTCTTCTCCGCTCTCACCGGCATCATCGGATACGAGATCGAGAGCGTTGAAGAGCGCGAGCTGCACCCGGTGTGGATCAACCTGCACGGCCAGCTCCCCTCCAACCTCAATGATGTCGTTTGGGACGATGACGATTGGTCGTCGTCCGACGATTTCAGCGACGACGAACCGGACTGATCCGGTCAACCACAAGGGTAAATCCACCATGAAAAAGATCATGACGGCGGGCGTGCTGCTCGCTGCTGCGATGCTCTCTGCCTGCTTCTCCGATCCGGTTGAAGCAAAGCGGGCGGCGGAGGCCTTCGGCTTCCATGACGTGCAGATCACTGGCCACCGCTGGACCGGCTGCGGTGATCGCGACGACACCTCGACCGGCTTCACCGCTCTCAACTCGGAAGGTCGGTATGTCTCGGGCGTCGTCTGCTCGCAGACCGGTATCTTCGGCTGGGGCAAGTCCTCGACGGTGCGCATCGACTGATGGCGGCACTCGGTTTCAAGGACAAGCTCTTCGAGAGCTTCACCGCCTCGCAGGGTGAGAAGAAGTGGAAGTTCGATCGCAATGCGTCGGTCGGTGCTTCCGAAGCCTTCACCTGTATGCGCAAGGTGTTCTTCAAGAAATTCGGCTACGAGCCGGATGATGATCACGTCGCTGATTGGGGCGCTGCCCGTCGCGGCGACGTGATCGAAAACGAGGTCGCGGTCCCGGCGGTTGCCGGGCTGCTTCCTGACACCGCCCAGCTCCTCTTCGCGGGTGAAGAACAGGAAACCATCAAGAAGGGCCGCCTGTCGGCCACGCCTGACGGTCTCGTGGTCGATGCCCCCGACGATGCGCTGGAAGACCTTGGTGTGCCCTCGCTGCTCGGCACCGGCCAGTTCGTGGTCGAGTTCAAGAGCTTCGATCCGCGTGCGTCGATCAAGGAGGCGAAGCCGGTCCATATCGGCCAGACACAGGTCCAGATGGGCCTCCTCCATGACCTGACGAACTACACGCCGAAGTTCGCCGTCATCGTCTACATCAATGCCTCGATCATGTCGGACATCCGCTGCTTTGTGGTGCCTTACGATCCCAAGGCATATGAGGCGGCCGAGAAGCGAGCCCAGCAGGTGTTCTCCGCTCAGGAGCCCACGGACCTTCCGCCGGAAGGCAAGCTGTCGGGCGATTGCAACCTGTGCGAGTTCCACGAGGAATGTGCTATCGCTCAGGGCATCTCGGCGCCCAAGGAGAAGCGCACCCTCCCGGCAGACGTAACCGAACGCCTCGGTATTCTGGCAGCACGCCAGAAGGACGCGGACGCTCGCAAGAAGGACGCCGAAACCGAAAAGAAGGAAGCCGAGGAGGAGATCAAACAGCTCCTGCGTGACCACGGCTCCAAAAACTGTGGCGACGATTCCTTCTCCGTGAACCTCTCGTGGTGCTCGGGCAAGAAGTCGCTCGACCAGCTCGCCATGGCGGCGGACGGCATCGATCTGGAGAAATACCAGAAGGAAGGTTCCGGCTATGATCGCCTCGTCGTGAAGCTGAAATAACTTCGTCGGTGAGTGTTATTTTAACTTGACATTCACCGATCCCCTAGTTATCCAGACCACCTCGGCGCCGCTCCCGACATTTCGCAGCGGCCCCGCTCTCCCACCGACATCCCTGAAAGGGAACCCTACAACATGCTGCAGTCTGCACTTCTGCGCCTCGTGGCGCGGAACGTCCAGTCGATCGTGGATTTCATGGTCGCTCTGGACGCCCGTCTCGATGCCTTCCTCGCAAAGCACGACGACGAAATCGCCAAGTTCGAGGGCAAGATCGACGACCTGTTCAAGGCCCACGACACCAATATCGACAAGCTGTTCGAGGCGGCCTTCGCCAAGGCAGACATCCTCGTCGCTGGCACGGAAGAAGCCGTCGCCAAGGTCGAGGGCAAGATCGCCGACGCCAAGAAGTCGGCTGACATGGCCCGCGCCCTCAAGCGCTCCATGCCCTCCGCTGCCCCGGTCGAAGCCGACGCAGCCGTGGACGCCGCCGACCCGGCCTAACTGCGTCCGCATAGGTTAGTTTACATAACCTTCCCGTGGTCGGCGGGTAATCCGACCAACTTTTCCTACAGCCCCAATCAGGAGTTTTCATGGGCTCTCTCGTAACTCAGACTTCCGCCAACGCTCTCGCAGCTTACGGCGGTCAGAACCCGTGGGCCGAAGCGGCGCGCGGTGTCGAAACCGGCGCCTACCTCAAGTTCAACGGCAACACCGGCGAGATCACCTTCGGCTCGGACGATACCGAACTGCCGGTCGGCTCGCAGCTCGTCGTCGATATGCAGACGCTGGCCTTCGGCTGGATTTGCTGGGTGGACAGCCAAGTGGAAGAAGAAGTCTTCCGTCTGGTCACCGATGGCAAGCCGCCGATGGAACATGAGCTGACCGACCACGGTCCCTACAACGACCCGGACGACGGCTGGCGCGAAGCGGCCTCCTTCTCGGCCGTGATCCTCGAATATGGCGACGGCCCGGACTCGGCCACCGACGAAGCGGTCGGCACGCAGCTCCTGTTCAAGACCTCGACCGGCGGCCCGGTTCGCTCGACCCGCAAGCTCTCGGGCGCCTACGGCAAGTCGTTCATGCAGCACCCCGGTGAGCTGCCGGTCGTCGAGCTGCAGACGGAAAGCTACATCCCGAAGCAGAAGAAGCACGGCAAGAAGTGGTCGCTGATCTTCAAGATCGTCGGCTGGATCAGCGAAGCCGAGCTGGAAGGCCTGACGGTCGGCGGCGGCGACAACGACGACGACTATGAGCCGGAACCGGCTCCCAAGCAGGTGACCTCGCGTCGCCAGCCGGAACCGGAGCCCGAACCGGAAGTCGTCGAGGAAGAGGAACCGGCACCGGCTCCCCGCACTCGTCGCGGCGCTGCCCCTGCCGAAGTCGATGAAGACGTAGCGCCCGCTCCGCGTGGTCGTTCGCCGGGCCGTCGCGGCGCTGCTGCCGCCCCGGCCGAAGAAGCCGAGGAAGAAGCACCGGCACCCCGCAGCCGCCGTGCTGCTGCTGCACCGGCCGAAGAGCCTGAGGAGGAAGCCCCGGCTCCCGCGCGCCGCGCCGCCCCGGCCGGTGGTGCCCGCACCCGCCGCTTCGCCTGATCGGCACCAAGGGGCCGGGTAATCCCGGCCCCTCTTTTTCTCTCCTCTTCTTCCGACTGGATACCATGCTCGATTTCCTCGAAACCCTCCCCATCGCCACGCCCGTCGCTCGTGTTGAACGCGGTCCCGGTGTGCTGGTCGATGGCGCCTACACCGACGCCGGTATCGTCTCGCGCATGTTCGGCGAGAATGTCGAAGTCGATACCTACGAGATCGGCGTTCGCGGCCGAGGCTCGCTGATCCTCGACGCCAAGACCTTCGACTCGCTGCTTTCGACCATGATCATGGTCCGCGCCATGGCCGACATGCCCGCCGCCCCGGCGGCCTGATCGGGAGGCCCGCATATGATAGCGCTCCTCGGCTTTTTGGCAGGCGTCGTCTTCACGGCCATCCTCGCCCGGTTTCACTCGATCCGCTGCGCCTCGGACCTGCTTATGCGGGCCATCCTCTTTCCCTTTCACGCGCTGGCCAGTCTTTCCACCACGCTTCTCGCTCTGGTCGGGTGGCTGCTGACCGGTGAAGGTTTCTCCATCGAACGGGACAGTGACCGTCGTGAGAAGTTTGCACGCCGCTAAGACTGCCGTCTTCCGGTTCGTCTTCTGGGCACTGATGGTCCTCGTGTTGGCCGCCGCTGCGGTCCCGGCCCTCGCCCTCTCCCTCATCTACATCACCATCGCGATCCTGAAAGGGAACGCCCCGAAGGTGACTGTCAAATTCCACTGAGGCATCATTGGCATTTCAGCTTTCCCAGCAGCAGGGGAACGCCGTAAAGAAGATCAAGGACTGGTTCAAAAACAGTTCTGCGATCAAGCGGGTGTTCGTCCTTGCGGGCTTCGCCGGGACCGGTAAGTCCACCATCCTGCCCGACATCCTGAATGATCTGGGCATCTCAGTCGGTGAGGTCGCCTTCTGTGCGCCGACCGGTAAGGCCGCCAAGGTCATGGGTGAAAAGCTCCGTGCCCAAGGCATCAAGGCTTACCCGACCACCATCCACAGCCTGATCTATACGCCCAAGCCGCAGAAGGCGGAGTTCTTGGAACGAGAGCTGGCCGGGCTGCAGGAGCATTATGTCAACGTCAAGGCGGGTAACGCCGCCCTTGGCGAGTTCTCCTCCCTGCGTGAGCTGGAGAAGAAGATCGACATCATCACGAAGGACTTGGACCGCGCCTACACGATCACGGACCTGCACTTCAACCTCAACCCGGACTCGAAGCTGGTCAGCGAGAACAAGAAGCTGATCATCGTTGACGAAGCCTCCATGTGCGGCAAGCAGATGGCGGGCGATCTCCTCGACTTCGACATCCCGGTCCTAGCGATCGGCGATCCCGGACAGCTTCCGCCGGTCGGCGACGAACCCGGCTTCCTTGATGACAGCCCGGACTTCTTCCTCACCGAGGTGCATCGTCAGGCGGCCGAGAACCCGATCATCCATCTTGCCACCTTGGTCCGCAAGGGTGAGCGCGGTGATTATGGTGATTACGGTGGCGGCGTGATGATCGTCCGTCCCAAGGACGATCGGTTCAGTCTCGACCTTGACCGTGATGCCCAGATCATCGTCGGCACCAACCGCAACCGCTGGCGCCTGACCAGCCGCATCCGCAAGACCGGCGGCTATCTCGATACCGCACCCATGACCGGCGAACCGCTGATCATGTGCAAGAACTCGAAGCAGTATCCCGATCTGGTCAACGGCACGCAGATTTATTCGGCTGACGATCACGGGATGATGGACGACGGCGCCGCGCGCTATCTCCTCAAGGCCTATGATGAGGAAGGCAACCTCAAGCCCATGTATGTGGTGCAGGCCCTGTTCGAGCAGCACATCAAGCGCGATCCGACCTACGCCACCGCCAGCAAGTCGGCTGTCTATCAGGCGAAGCTCAAGGACAACCATGTCGATTTCGGCTGGGCGATCACCTGTCACAAGTCGCAGGGTTCGCAGTGGGACGAAGTGATCGTCCATGATGAGAGTCATGTGTTCCGGGAGTCGGCCGATCAGTGGCTCTACACCGCCATCACCCGCGCCGCCGAACGCCTGATCATCGTGGCGCCCGACTGAAATATTGTGTCAGGTTCATGTCCGCGTGGATAATACGTATTAACCATATTTTCGCCTGACTGACTGACACGAGAAATACACCCACAACCCCGACAAGCCATTGATATGGCTTAAAAATGCGGGCCTCTCATCTTGGGTTTCATCTCGAAACCGAAGCTGTCGGACAGGTTAGTCCGACTAACCTGTTAATGAGGTTCCATCGGTTCGTCGCAAATATCGCACATTTCGTCAAAGGCACTTGTGCGACTCAGGACAGTAGGACTAAACACAATGTCATCTACACCAACACTCATCGGCCTGATCGGCCGACGCGGCAGCGGTAAGGATACAGCAGCATCGGTGCTGCTGAATGGGGGCTACGAGAACGTTAAGTTCGCCGGTGCCCTCAAGGGAATGATCCGGTTTCTTCTCGCCTATCAGGGCGTAGATGCCGAGATCATTGAGCGGATGATCGAAGGCGACCTCAAGGAGGAGCCGTCGATCTACCTTGCAGGGCGATCTCCGCGATACGCCATGCAGACGCTCGGGACAGAGTGGGGTCGCGACCTGATGGGTGAAGACTTCTGGGTCGGTGTCACGATGGTTCGTGCCGCCGACAAGAAGGCTGTCATCACGGATGTGCGCTTCCCCAACGAGGTGGAAGCGGTTGAAGAAGCGGGCGGCGTTCCTTTCGGTATCGAAGCGGAATGGAACAAGCCTGTCGAGGGTGAGCATGAATCTGAACGTTTGATCGACGACATCATTGCCGCCCTTCCTCCCCACCAGAAGATTTTGAATCGTTCCGCCCAGCCGGGCGAGGACGTGGCGCAGGTTATCGCCGCGTTTCAGGAAGACTTCCTGCAGCGCGTCACGAAACACTGACGAAAGGGACTGACGTTTTGTTCACTGCCAATATCCTCACCGACAGCATCGGTGTGGACGCCCCTCGCCTGACCAGCATGGAGCTGGTCTATCCCTTCTTCATCCACGGCGAGTTCATGACGCACCGCGTCTTCTCGCGTAACGCCTCCTCCAGCCGTGCCATCCCCGTCCAGCGCATGATCGCCGCGATCCGCGCCAACCCGGCCATGCCCGCCGAGTGGCGCATGAACGAAGCCGGTATGCAGGGCTGGACCAAGGCGACCGCCGAAGTCGAAGCCGAGCTGGTCGGTATCTGGCTCGAAGCCATGGAAGATGCGATCCGCCATGCCGAGCGCATGGACCGCCTCAAGGCTCACAAGCAGCACATCAACCGCGTCGTCGAGCCCTTCAAGCATATGCGGGTCGTCGTCACCGGGACCGATTGGGACAATTTCTACGGTCTGCGCGACCACCCTGACGCTGACCCGTCGATGCAGGCACTGGCCAAGGCCATCATCGCTGCCCGCGAAGCATCGACGCCGACCCTTCTGGGTCTGGGCGATTGGCACCTCCCCTACATTCTGCCAGAAGACGAAGATCGCATCGCGCATTATCTGCGGACGGCTTCGATGGACGAGCTGCGTTCGCTGGGCCTCATCACCAACGCCGGTGCGCCGGTGATCGAGGTCAAGAAGAAGGTCTCGGCCGCCCGGTGTGCCCGCACCAGCTATCGCACCCACAGCGGCGAAGCGACCGACATCGTGAAGGATATCATGCTCTACAACAAGCTGGTCGGCGCCGCGCCGATCCACGCTTCGCCGGTCGAGCATCAGGCCACCCCGGACAGCTATCTGACCAAGGGCAAGCGCTGGATGAACCCGCAACTGCATGGGAATTTGCGAGGCTGGAACCAGAACCGCAAGTTCCTGCCCGGCGAGAACCTGCAGCGCTTCGACGATCTTCCGCTCGCGGCTTAATCCGCTTGCAATGTTGGAAATGGGGAGTCATTTCCGACGAGAACGAACCGAGAACAAATTCATAGAATTTTGAGAACAGGAGCAATTTTCCATGGCCATCGTCACCATCACCCTCACCGACATCGACCTTGATTCCGGCAGCTATCAGGCCGCTCTGGATGTCAAAGACCACAAGATCGACGACGGTCAGGCGACCGCCGCTCACTTTACCGGTCACTACATCTACCAGATGATCCACACCCCGGAGTTCCGGGACTCGGTCCTGAAATATGCCGAGGCGCTGGTCGCTGCGAACCCCGAGCGCTCGATCGCCAACGCCGATGTCATCGCCCAGCAGGGCGGCGCCGTTTCCTCCAACTAAAAGGACCTGCCTTTTGCATTGCAACATCACCAGCTCTTACGTTCCCAAGGCGTATGCGCTCCCCGATGGCGGCCAGATCACTCACCCCGATCTGGTCACCTTCCTTGCGAAGCCCGGCGATGCGATCCTCGCGTCGCTGACGGCCGAGAAGGCTGACGCATGGCACATGGCCTCGTGCATTCCCGGCGAAGCCGGTGAGCTGTTCGAGCCGCTGAACGCCCATGCTCAGGGTTTCGCCTTCGATCGCGACAACCTGATCGAAGAACTCGGCGATATCGAGTTCTACGTGCAGGGCCTGCGGGCGGCCACCGGCATCTATTATTATGAGACCATGGCCTCGAAGATCGATATCGCCATGGCCGATTTCACCGACCTGCCCAAGGCCGCCGCCGACGTGTTCGACGTGACCAAGAAGTGGGTCATCTACAACAAGCCGCTCGATCGCAGCGCACTGCTCGCAGCCCTGTGCTATCTCGAAGCGGTTCTGGAATCGATCCGCAGCGTCCACGGCGTCAGCCGCGACGAGACGCTGGGCAAGAATGTCTGGAAGCTCGGCCAGCGCTACAAGGAGCTGCGTTATTCGGACAGCGCCGCCCAGCTCCGCGCCGACAAGACGGAGAGCGTTCACTGATGCGCGCCCTCATCGCATCGCTGGGCTGTCTTGGCATCATCTTTCAGGCCGTCGCCGCTCTGGCCATCCCGTGCCTGATCGTCGCCGTCTGTCTCCGCTATCTGGGGTGGATTTGATGGCCGACTTTGACCTCCTCCGCATCGATACGATCGAACTCGGCGGTATCTACGTCCGCCCTGCCGACATCTATTCGATCGTGCCCGAGGGCGACACGCAAACCAAGATAGTGATCCTCCGAGCAAGCGGCCCTGATCAGCTCACCGTTAACGGTGATGTCGATGAAGTCGCAGCGATGTTCGAGTGCAACGCAGGGATGAAGATCGCTCGGATCAACTGACCTTTTTATTTGCCGTGATGGGTTATTTTAACTGACCCATCACGGCCGAAAGGACATCATGACAAACACCAATTCGCAGACTGACTTCGAGCTTTGTCTTGGAGCGGTCTTTTTTCATATCGGCGACTTCTTCATGGCCGTCGCCGAGACCATCACTGGCCGGAAGCTCCGGTCGTGAGAGCGGTCCTCTGGATCGGCGGCATCACTGCCGCAATCGTCGCTCTGGTCTCGCTGTTCATGTGGCTAGATGTCGATCGCGGAGCCTGCCTTGCCGGGCACGAGCAATTCCACCCCGGCTACATGTATATGCAATATCTCTCGTTCGACGGCGGTAAGACCACAACCATGATCCCGCAGTGGGTGCCTGACAGCACCAGCTATGTGTGCGACGAGTGGGAGTTCCCCAATGGCAAATGACGTATATTGCCGCTTCAAGGTGAAGGTGCAAGTCAACGGCACCACGCATTTTGACGGCTATTCCACCATGAACGCTTTCCATCACATGATGGATACCTTGTTCCAGTCGCTTGCTGCGCCGACGATGAACTTCGGCGTGATGGACCGCTATCTCGAAAACGCCCACATGCACTATGACATGATGATCGGCCAGACACATGTCGCGTTCGAGGTCTTGGCGATTGCCGATCCTTATGGCGTCCGCAAGGGCGACGAGCCTCTTGAAAACAAGCCCTCCATTCGCTGAGTCAAGCGGCAAATTTGCAAGGAGACGAATTAGTTTCCTTGCCTTCTGACGTTAGTTAAAGTAACATCGTCACCCTTTTGCGTTACAACCCCTAACCCCCTCGGACCTCCCCACATTTATGGCAATCAACCCGAACGAGATCAATATCGATCTCGGGCGTGATGGACGTTTGACCCGTCACGCCCTTGAGACCCTGCAGGACCGCTATATGGTCCCCGGCGAAACCTCCCCGCAACATGCTTTCGGCCGCGCCTGCGCCGCTTTCGCCGATGATGCCGAGCACGGCAACCGCCTCTACCAATATGTCAGCCGTGGGTGGTTCATGTTCGCCACCCCTCTCCTCTCCAATGGCGGGACCGGTCGCGGTCTGCCAATCTCCTGCTTCCTGAACTATATGCCCGACAGCCGTCGCGGCATCATCGACCATTATGAAGAGACGGCGATGCTGTCCTCGGTCGGCGGCGGCGTCGGCGCCTATATCGGAGACCTGCGCTCGCTCGGCACCAGCACCTCCAAGGGGTCGGCTACCTCGGGCGCCCTCGCATTCACCGTCCCGATGGATCGCTGGATTCTGGCCTTCTCGCAGGGCAAGACGCGCCGTGGTTCCTACGCCGCCTATCTCGATGTCTCGCATCCCGAGATCGAGGAATGGCTGGAGATGCGCAAGCCCTCGGGCGGCGACGCTAACCGCAAGGCGCTCAACCTCCACAACGCCGTCAACCTGACCGACGACTTCATGGCCGCCGTCCGCGACGATGCCATGTTCCCGCTGGTCGATCCCAAGACCAAGCAGGTCACCAAGGAGGTCCACGCCCGGACGCTCTTCCGCAAGATGGTCGAGGTCCGCAAGCAGACCGGCGAGCCCTACATGGTGTTCATCGACACCATCAATAAGGCCCTGCCCCAGCCGCTCAAGGACAAGGGCCTCAAGGTTCACCACTCGAACCTCTGCACCGAGATCACCCTGCCGACCTCCGAAGATCGCACCGCCGTGTGCTGCCTGTCGTCGATCAACGTCGCGGCGTGGGATGAATGGAAGGACGATCCGCTCTTCATCGAAGACCTGATGCGGATGCTCGACAACGCTCTGGAAGACTTCATCCAGAACGCGCCGCCCGAGCTGTGGCGCGCCGTCAATTCCGCCAAGAGCGAGCGGTCGGTCGGCCTCGGCGCGATGGGTTGGCACACCTTCCTGCAGGATCGCATGATGCCGTGGGACAGCGACGTGGCGCGTGGCTGGAACCTGATGATCTTCAACCACATCCGCAAGCAGGCGGACGCGGCCTCGTTGAAGCTGGGCGCCGAGCGTGGCGAAGCTCCGGACATGGCAGGCACCGGCGAGCGCTTCGCTCACAAGCTGGCGCTGGCTCCCAACGCCTCCTCGTCGATCTTCCTCAACATCTCTCCGGCGACCGAACAGTGGCCCGCCAATTTCTTCGTCCACAAGACGCTGACCGGTTCGCACAATGTGAAGAACCCTTCACTCCAGCGCCTGCTCGCGAAGAAGGGCCTCGACACGACCGCGATCTGGGACAGCATCATCGCGACGGGATCGGTGCAGCACCTGACCGAGGAGCTGACGGATCACGAGCGCCGCGTCTTCCTGACCGCGTTTGAGACGGATCAGCGTCACACGCTCCAGTTCTTCGCCGATCGCACGCCGAAGATCGATCAGGCTCAGTCGCTGAATCTGTTCATCCCGGCCTTCGTCGATGCTGGTTACCTGATGGAGCTGCACTTCCGTGCGTGGGAGCTGGGCATCAAGTCGCTCTATTACCTGCGGACCCAGACCACCCAGAAGGGTGAGGATGTGAACGCCAAGGTCGAGCGAATCCATCTCGTCGCGGACAATGACACGGCCCCCGAGCCGGAAGCCTGTCTGGCGTGCGAGGGTTAGAGCTTCCCTCGATAGAATGGCTCGGCGGATTCTTTGATGCAGACGGGAGTGTGAGCCTGTCTCGAAGAGTCCGCCGGGGCGTTCCTAATTACACGCCAATAGTTGCTCTGTTTCAAGCAGATCGGGGCTTAATGGAGGCAGTAGGCTCGCTTCTTAACAGCCCGGTTCAGAAACACGACGTAGCCGGATCATCCAACTCTTTGGGCGTCTCCAGAAATCGTGATTCCTTTGGAGTTCAACTCTCCAATGCGAAGGCCATCGAAGTCGCCAGACTTCTTATTCCTAACACCTTTGGGAAGCGTTCAGAGTTGCAAACTGTCGTCGATTATTACGACCGCTATAACAACTACACCAAAGGCTGGAAACGTTGGAATCACTTGAATGGTGAATACGACAGACGGCTCTAAGAACAGATCGAAGCTGCAGAACTTTGCCGCAGCATTCTTAAACAAATCAGACAATATAAGGACACATCCTTTGTCACTTCTCGGTAAGCGAAACTTCTACAAGCCTTTTGAATATGAATGGGCCTACCTCTATTACAAGCGGATGCAGGACCTGCACTGGCTCCCGTCCGAAGTCCCGTTGCAGGAAGACCTGCGCGACTGGATCGAGAAGCTGAGCGACCATGAGCGGGCGCTTCTCACCCAGCTCTTCCGCTTCTTCACGCAGGCCGATGTCGGCATCGCCGATGGCTATTACGAGCGCTATTCGCCCGAGTTCAAGCTGCCCGAGTTCCGGATGCTGTTCGGCGCGATCATCGCCTCGGAAGCCAACCACATCGACAGCTATTCGTCGCTGATCGACCAGCTAGGTATGCCCGAGGCGATCTACCAGCAGTTTGCCGAATATGCCGAGATGCGGGAGAAGCACGAATATCTGTTCGCTTCGCGCGACACGAGTCCGTCCGGTCGCAAGTGGACCAAGAAGGAGCGTCTGGCACTCGATCTCGGCGTCTTCTCGGCGTTCGGTGAAGGCGTGCAGCTTTTCTCGTCGTTCGCGATCCTGTTGTCGTTCAAGAACCGGAACCTGATGAAAGGCATGTCCACGATCGTCGAGTGGTCGATCCGCGACGAGACCTTGCACGTCGAGGCGATGACCAAGATTTTCCGGACGCTGATTCAGGAAAATCCAAAGCTCTGGACTGACGAACTCAAGCAGGCCATCTATCAGACCTGCCGTGACATGGTGAAGCTGGAAGACCTTTTCATCGACCTGTGCTTTGCGATGGGCGTAATTCCCGGCATCACGGCCGACGAGACCAAGCAGTATATCCGCAACATCGCCGATCGCCGCCTGCTCCAGCTAGGCCTCAAGCCGAACTACAATGTCGAAAACCCGTTCGACTGGATCGCGCCGCTGATCACCGCCCAGACCCATACCAATTTCTTCGAGGGTCGCTCGACCGAATACTCGAAGGGTGGTATCGAAAATTGGGACAAGGCCTTCGACTTCCTGAATAGCGGTCCTGTTGTGGCGCCGATCGAAGGTCAGGACTTCAAGGCGGTCGTTTATACCAAGGATGGCTGTCCGTTCTGCTTCGTGTTGAAGCACGAACTGGCTGTGCGGCGAATCGATTTCACCGAGATTGACTTGACCGACGACACCGTTCGTGGAATGTTCTACGAGAACACTGGAACGAACACGGTCCCGCAGCTTTACATCACGAATGAAATATATACCGAAACGAATCCTTCCGGCGAACGCATCGGCGGCTGGTCGGAAGCCAAGAATCGCTTGGATTTGCTGGGAATAGGGCTGTCAGCCGCGACTATCCACTGATCCATTTAGGGACAGCTATACTAACGGAAGGCCCTTGGAAACAAGGGCCTTTTGTTATTTTGGCTTGACATAAAGTCAGGTCTGAGTGATCCATTAGGGCGAGATTGGAACTCGCCTCTGATCGATTTTGTTTGATGAAATATTTGAAAGGGAGATTTTGATGAGCAAACAGGAGACTACCACGCCTCGCCGCATCGACATTCCGGGAGTGTCGGAAAACGTGGACCTACAGTCCATGGGCGGCCGGATAGCGTGGGCGCGCCTTCGTCAGAATATGACGCAGAAGACCCTTGCCGGTCTGGCCGAAAAGTCGCGTGCGACCATCGTTCAGTATGAACAGAACAACATCGACCCGCCGGTGACGATCGTCGAGAAGCTGGCCGACGTGCTGAACGTCAGCCCGGAATTTCTCGCCTTCGGCAGACACGGTATCGAGGGCATCGCCAATGCGGCGGAAGAAGTCGTCACCGTGCCTGAGATCACGTTCGGCCGCGACGGCGAATATACCAGCGGTGGTTTCGCTTTTCCCAAGAAGATGATGGACAGCTTCGGCGTCGATAAGCGCGGTGCGAAGCTGTTCGTGCTGCAGCAGGATGCGCCCGGCTTCAACTACCGCAGCGGCGATCGACTGATCGTCAATACCAAGATCACCGGCCCGGTGCCTGAGCACGACATGTATCTGCTCAAGACGCAGACGGCTCTCGAAGTGGTTCGCTGCGAGCCCAATCTGACTCGCCGTGCGGAGATGACCTTCACCGGAGCGAAGGGACAGTCGTTCACCATCGATCCCGCCGAACTCGATTTCGTCGGAGCCATCGTCGGGTCGGTGCGCCAGAGCTAATCGCTCAAAGCTGTCTAGAGCTAAGGTCGCCGACCCGGCACGCATCGACGTGCCGGGCGTTTTTTCATGCGCCTAGCTGCCGCGCCAGATCGACGATTTCGACCCAGACACGCAGAATAAGATAAACCGCCCCGCTTGCGACGAGGGCGGCTATTGCTGTTGCGGCTGCAACAAGGACGGGGACGAACCCTCGATCGAAGAAGACGCCCAGCGGGCTCAGATCGTCGTCCAGTTCATCGTAATCGTCGTCATCCCAATCCGGCTCCAGCCATGATCTCTTCATGGCAGGAGCCGGATCGATGTAGGGTCGCTGTGGCGTCGTAGCAGCGGTCAGCGGAGGTCTCCGTGATCTAGATCACACATGTCGAAGCGGCCATGAACATCACGGTCGCGTCGTCATTTTGCGATGGTGTCGAACTGGCCCATTTGATCGTCATGATATCACGCCACACCCACAAGAGGAGCGCTGTGCTGCACAGAGCGATTGAAGAGAGCGCCCAGCCCATCAGGCCGAGGTGTCCGATAGGTGGAAGGTCTTAGAGTCCTCAACTCCGGGATCGAGGTCTCTATTTCTCCAAGATCGACTGGCCTCGCGATCGATGATCACCTGCCATCCGTCGTCCTTCCACTCCTCCAGAATGAACCACAGCGGCGCGCGATCGATAAGGAACGTAATGACACCGGCGAGGGTGTCAAATTTCGTAGGCCACCGGGCCATCACTTCGACGCGATACTTCATCAATTTGGGGAGGTGGGTGATCTCGTGGTTCATGGAATGAAAATCTCGTCTATGCGGTCGCAGCAGGGGCAGACCTTGATGAAGGCTCCGTAAGGGCCGGTGGAGTTCGCCGGGAGCTTGTCGCCCACCCGGAGTGGCTTAGGACGCGGGCGGCGCTGGAAGAGGCTCCACAGGCCCATCAGTCCATCACGTCCAGCTTGTAGCCATCCGCCATGGCCTTCTCGACCTCGGCAATGAACCACGCTTCGTCCAGCACCTTGCAGCCGAACTTCTCGGCCGCCTCGATCTTCTTGGCACCGACGTTCGCGCCAGCCACCAAGATGGTCGTCTTCTTCGCCGCCGAGTTGGTCGTCTTGGCGCCAAGGTCCTCGGCAATGAGGATCGCCTGATCGCGAGACCAGCGCGTCATGCTGCCGGTGAAGCAGATCACCTCTCCCTCGAAGATCGCCGGGCCGGATGCCAGCTTGAGGTCTTGGATGTCGAGGACGCGGCGGAGCGCGAAGGCTTCCTTGTAATTGGCCTCGATCGAGAAGTGTCCGTCGAGCGCTGCCATGACCACCGGGCCGATACCGTCGATGTCACCGACGCCCGCGTCTACGAAACCATTCTCGTAGGTGATGCAGTCGAAGAACGCCGAGGCAGTCTTGAGGTGCTTGGCGATATCCTTCGCTGTCGTCTCTCCGACGTTGCGGATGCCCAGCGCATAGATGAAGCGGCCGAGTTCGGGAGAGCGCGCCTTCTTGATCGCGGACATGAGCTTAGCGACGGAGGACTTCCCGTAGCCTTCCCAAGACTGCATCGCGAACCACACTTCCGCATCCGCAAACTCGCGCCCGGCCTCCGGAACGAAGTGGGAGATATAGAGATCGGGTAGCTCCATTATCTGGCTTGCTTTTGACAACCCAAGATATTTGATCAGGTCCTCGATCTGGCTCGGGCCGAGGCCGTCGATGTTCATCGCGTCGCGGCTAACGAAGTGCTCCAGATAGCCCTGCACCTGCGCCGGGCAGGAGAAGCCAGAGACGCAGCGGCGAACCGCCTCCCCTACCGGGCGCTCGGTGGGGCCGCCACAGGACGGACAGGTGGTCGGGAAGCTGTAGATGCCCTTGACGACCGGGGCGTTGGGATCGACTCCTACAACCTGCGGGATCACGTCCCCTGCCCGCTGCACGATGACAGTCGCGCCCGGCACGAGATGGAGGCGCGAGATTTCATCCTCATTGTGCAAGGTGACGGAGCTGACGGTCACACCGCCCACGAAGATCGGCTCCAACACCCCGACCGGGGTCAGGGCGCCGGTGCGGCCTGTCTGGACGACGATCTCCTTGAGGCGGGTGGTCTTGCGCTCGGCCGGAAACTTGTATGCGGTCGCCCAGCGCGGCGCCCGGCTGGTGAAGCCGTAAGCCTGACGCGCTGCCCGGCTGTCGATCTTGAAGACGATGCCGTCGATGTCGAAATCATAGCTGGCCCGAAGGGCCTCGATCCGGCGAGGATGCAGTCCGGTCTTGCCGCGTGCCAACAGCTCGTGGGGGACGACCGAGAAGCCCTGCACGTAAAGGATGCCGAGGATTCCGATGTCGCTGTCATATTCGGGTAGGCTCTCGTCCGTGACGCCGAACGCCATGAACTTGAGGCGGCGCGCCTTGGTTACGGCCGGGTCTTTCTGGCGGAGCGCGCCAGCCGCCGCGTTGCGGCAGTTGACCAGCTTCTTCTTACCCTTCGTGTCAAGGTCTTCGTTGAGCCACGCGAACACCGAGCGCGGCATGTAGCATTCGCCGCGAACTTCGAGGAAGCCCTTGAACTGGATCGTGTTCGGGAGGTCGGTGATCTGCTTGGCCTGCTCGGTCACATCCTCGCCGATCTGCCCGTCGCCGCGCGTCGCCGCCCGGACCAGCTTGCCGTTTTCGTAGGTGACCGAAAGCGAGAGCCCGTCCATCTTGAGTTCGGCGAGGATGTCGTCCGAGCCGTCGCCGCGCTGCAGGTTATCGACCCACTTGATCAGCGCCTCGGTCGTCAGGCTATTGTCGAGGCTCAGCATCGCTTGCCGGTGCTTCACCTTGGCGAAGCGATCAGACGCTTTCCCGGACACCTTCTGCGTCGGGCTGGCGGGCGTCGCCAGCACAGGATAGTCAGCCTCGATCGACGCCAGCTCTCGCTTGAGGTCGTCGTAGCGTTCATCGGACATGAACGGTTCGTCATGCTCGTAATATGCCACATCGGCAGCGGCGAGATCGTGGATCAGCTCCCGATGGCGGTTACGCGCATCGTCGTCCGCGTCCGTCCGGACCATGGTGTTGTAGGTGTAGGCTGCGAGGAGGTCGGCGTCCATCGGTTATCCTCAATGAAAAAGCTCCGGGCGATGTGTCACCCGGAGCCTTCTTTGTCAAGCTCAATGTTGAGTCTTAATAACATGAAAGGATAGCGTGGATCGCGACGAAAGCTCCCGCTATGGCGGCAACGACATGGCCCCACTTCCAAGCGTCTTCACAGGCCCAGCACCCGGTCACTGGTTCACCACCTTGATGCCGCTCTTGTTGATCTGATCCACGATGTCCTCGTAGACCTTCATCTTGTCGTGGCTGCGGTGGACGACGCCTCGGCAGTCCTGCCCCGCCTCGCTGATCCCGACGACGCGCTCGGTCGCCACTTCCATCGACGTGCCTTTGGGGAGAACGCCGCTTGGCTCGTCGGCGCAGACGAGATCAGCCGACCGGACGGGTGGTTTCAGGAACAGGGTCCGTTCCTGCGGCGCCGCGCCGCATCCCGCCAAGAGCGTTGAGAGTGTCAAGCAGCAGATCAGGAGCGGCTTCTTCACGCTGCTCGATCGGCGCCGCTTTGATTTGTTCGCGGACATAATGATATTCCTTGATGGTCTGCTCGCGGATCACGTCATGCTGGCGGTCGATGTCCGCGACAGCTTCATCGACCTTCTCGTTGGCCTTGTAGGTGGCGATCGTGGCGTCCTTCCGGTCGGTGACGACCGCCGTGTCCACCTTCTTGTTCACGAAGTTGTGAAAGCTGTTGTAGCCGACGATCGCGACGCCTAGCGCCGCGATCACGATCCAGACCCATTTGTTGGTGAGGAGGCTTTTGGCCTTGGCGGCGAGGAAGCCGATGCTGATCGGGTCCATCAGGCCGCTGCGAGATATTTGTCGGTGAGGTAGCCGAACTTGCCCGGAGCATATTCGACATAGGACCAGTCACCGAGGTCCTTGACGACAGCGACCTCAGCGCCCTTGCGGAGCACGGTAAGGACGCCAGCGCCAGTGTTGGCTTCCTTCCGCACGTTCAGCGCCGAAGCGGTGACGACATAGGTGCCATTCGGTTCCAGATTGTCATTGCGGGCGTTGCCGATATGGATCAGCGGCTTGAACTCGCCCATTGGGAACGCCGGGCCGGGGTCGGTCTTCCAGCCGCGAGTGTCGATGATCTCGTGGGTGGTGATATCCTTGATCGTGTAGGCGCCGACGAGCGCCTTGACTACTTCCTTCGCCGCGTCGATCTGCGCCTTGGTGTAGGCAGGCCAGACATAGGTGCCGCCGCCGATCCGCTTGTTCGCTGCCTTGAGGGACAGATCATATCCCGCAAGATTGCTGGCGGGCACATCCTTCCACGCCGATCCGGTCGAAAGCTGGTAGACGCCCGGCGCGCCCGGCTTCTCCCGCAGGAAGCCGATGTTCACCAGCTCGATGCCGATCGAATAGTTGTTCATGCCGTTTTTGCCGTCGAACTTCGACGGCCCGGCGTGCCACGCTACGCGATTGAACGGCACCATCTGGGTGACCTTCCCGTCGCGTGCGATGACGACATGCGCCGACACTTTCGCGGCCGGGTTCTTGAGCGTCGTGATGGCGCTCTCGTCGTTCCAACCGGCGGTGTAGTGCATGACGATATATTGCGGGTTGAGCATACCCGAGATGTTGGGCGAGGCGACGAAATCGACGCCCGCCAGTCGGTGGTTTGAAATGTTCATGCTGATGTCCTGAACAATTAGGGTTTGGAGAATGTGCGAACCTGTCCGCCGCTGGTCCAAGCAGTCGTGGAAACACTCCATAGGGTGGTCCAGCTTGCTCCTCCGTCGATTGATTTCTGGATAGAGAAAGCCGAAGGGGATCGCGTATATTCCGATCCCGGCCCCGCCGTGAGCTGCACGGCGGAGATGGTGAGGTCTCGGTCGTCTGCAGCAGAGAATCCGACCCATGCGTTCGCTTCGGAGTTCGTTGCGGTGGCCCACTGCGTCGCGGGGGTGCCGTCGAACAGGCGTGCGGGGATGTAGCCCGAGAAATTACTGCTCGCGGAGGCCGTCGAAAAGATGATTCCGCGCCCATACTGGTCGTAGAAAAGCATCTCGGAAAATTCGGTGTAACCGCCGGGCGGGAGTGCGTCGGCGCGAACGCGGAATTGCTGCCCGCCAGCGCTTACCACAGTTCCCGAAGCGCTCGACACGACATACCCGTTTGCCTGATCCGCCATCGTGCCGGTCCATGCGGTCGTCCACGTCGAGCCGTCGTCCGACCACTCTACGCTGAACGCCAGCGGGTAGCGGTCAAGCGACTGGTTGCTCATCAGGATCGACGTGATGTCATAATAGACACCGGGTCCGAAATCGACGGCCAGCCAACCTCTGTTTCCTTGCCCGCCGCCCGTTGACCAGAACTGCCAAGACTTTCCGTTTACGGCATATGCGGGCAAATAGGGGTCGCCATAAGTCGATGACGCAGACAAAGTCCCTAGCGGAGCCACGTCTTCGCCAGCACGGGTGCGCATCTGGAGCTGGGTCAGGGCAAAGAACGTTTGATCGTTCGTGCAACGAACACGCCAATATCGATGACCATCCCGCAGTAGTTTTACTTCACCTGATGCCCAAGTCCCGCTTACAAAAGACCAAGCAATGACCCATTGAGCGGTTTCGTTATTATAGTAGAGAACATCACCAGTCGCCGGATTGTCACCTGCCGTTGACGATCCTGAAATCTTAACTTCGCGAATCGTTACATCGCGGCCAAAATCATAATCGAAATAGATCGGACCATTGTAAGTCGATCGCCCGCTCTGATAAGATGCTGTTGTATCGTTGATGAGATTTTTCAGCGAAGTTCCATAAGGGTCGCTGCTGTCCAACGCCCCGTTCGGTTTCGTCAAATCCGCGCCGCCATATGCGTCTCGAAGTTCCAGTTCGGGGATTGTCACCCATGAACCGTTACCCTGCGTAGTGTTGACACGGAAACGCCATTTGCTTCGACCAGTGTCCACGCCCGGCATCGTGATGACGCGAGACAGGCCGTTTGTCGGCGGGACCGTGTTGTCGTCGCGGCGCCAATATTCGACCCACTTAAACCCGTCAAAGTAAGACACCACGACCGTCGTCGGCCACTCGTTGTAATAGTTGTCCTGCCGCGCCATCATTTCCAATTGTTTGATGGCGGCTGGCTCTGCCAGAGTGACAATCAGGAAATGCCCGCCTGTCGGTTTTGCGATCCCGTCAGCGGTTGTCCACTGTGTCCCATTGTTCGCGTCGAAGGCGTTAGCCGCTGGCGTGTCATACTGAGAACAATAGTAATCGATCGGCAGAATACGTGCGCCGCCGGGCGCGGCACGCATGATCAACTCGCTCATACCCACCGCGTTCTGATTGCCTGCTGGGCTGATGACCGGAAATGCGATGCGCCACTTGGTTGCTTCCGAAGGTCCCAAGATGACGCCACTGCTCAATGCAGTCCGCGCCTGCAGGCCCCAACTGTCCTTTGGTCCCCAATAAAGTTCGATGTAGTTGGTCCACTCGATACCATCGTTCGACCATTGCAGCCAACTGTGCAGTGGGATGCCCAGCGTGTAGTTCACACGGTTTGCGACGGAGATACCCGCCACTTCCATCACATTACCCGCTCCGAAATCGTAGCCAACATAGTGCGGATAAGCTGGTGATGTGGTGGTGGTGGTCCACACGGTGTTGCTCAAACCGTCGAACGCCTTGTCGGCATTCTCTGCTGCGCTGTAGATGCTGGAGGCGAACGCAGTGCCGCCCGAGGGCGCGATACGCTGCCCCGAGCTGTCCAGAAAGTCCACCGAGGTCAGCGTCACATAGTTGTTATTGCTGCCGCGCCCCTCGTCCATATAAAGCCGCCAGTAGCGGGCGGAGACGAGTTCTTCACCTACCTCCGCGAAGCGCTTGAACGATGCGATGATACCGGGAATCATACGGTCTGGCCCATGAGGTCGTAGGTGTTGGCGGCAGCGCGCTTGAGTGTGGCGGTGCCTTGCGGCGGGATGATCAGAGACCCGTTGTAGGGTGCATTGATCGTTACACCTGACGCCCCTACCACGGTCAGGTTTGCCGACGCCGCGTTTCGGATATGCCACTCGGAATTGTCCGCCTGTGGCTCGACGCTTTCGAGCTGGACCGTCAGAGTTTTAGCGGTGACGGCGGTGAAGCGAAGATAGTTCCCAGCGTCGGCAGCGAGGAGGTTTGTGGCCGTCTCGACCACCGCACGAGTCGAGCTTCCGACAGGGGTAGCCACCCGCACCTTGCTCGGCACCTTGCCCGTGGATGTCTGGCCCGCAGCCGTCTGGGTTGCGAGGAGGACAGGACCGGCCAGAGACCACTCGATGCCGTCATCTGAGAAGTAAAGGTTGAACCCTCGCGGCGACTGTGTGTAATAGCTGTCGGGGCGTCCGGACCAAGCGATCTCACGCACTGCACTATCAGCGCCGAGGTCAATCACAATATACGGATTGGACCCATACTGCGCGCACCAGAAGGTGCTGGCAGTTGCATCAATCAGGTTGGACACAGGGTAGCCCGAGAGCGTGTCCGTTGCCGAGATAGCTGACACGGGTAGCGCTGACCCACCTACCGTGGCTCGCAGTTCAAGCGCGGAGCCGCCGACAACGCGATCGGCGGCGCTCTGCCCCTGCGTGTGCGTCCAATCCTTGAGCATCCAGTAGCGGTGCTTACCGACCGTGCTAGTGATAGTCTTCGGATCGACAGCAGCTTGCACGCCAAGCACTTCAATCGCGCCGCCCGTGTAGTTCGATACCGCAACAATTCGGACATGAGTTACGGGATTGTGGTTCGCATACAGTGCGCTGCGATTGCCGAAAATCGGCTTGCCCGTGTTCGACGAGCGCAAGGAGCGGACGTTCCACATGAACACCCGAGACGCCGCAGACTGGCCGCTGGAATACAGCGCGGCGTCCGCGTAGGCCCAAGTCCCTGTGTTGCCGACATCAGAATAGTAGGATGCGCTTTCGTCAAACGTCACCCCTCCATCCGTGCTGAAACGGACCACGAAAGAGGCTGACACAGCCTTAGTCACGCGATCGAAGATGATGTCGATCTCGTCATATTCGGACACGTCGATGTCGTAGTTACCAGCGACAAGCTCTCCGCTTTTCGTGAAGTCCCACGAGAACAGGGAAGTCCGGCGCAGAGGCTCCACGCGGCCAGCTACAGTGGGTTCGATCCACTCCACACCGTCCTCTGCGTCGTTGACCGCCAACACCTTGCCGGCGTTTTTCGCGAAAGCAGGGTAGTCAGCGGAGCCTCCCGCACGGCCGGAACCGTAAACCCGGAGCACAACGCTAAAATCGTCGAAGCTGTTGTCGTTGTTGGTTCCGTCGAGGCGAACGGAAGTGGCCGTCACCCGGAGCGAACGCGCGCCCGCAGGGAGCCATTCGCGAGCGCTGAGCCGGTTCCATCGGAACTGGACCATGGTCCCGATACCGCTGATCTGGTCCCGATACGCTGCGAGCACATTACCAGCCGCGCCCAGAACCTCAACCAGAAACTCCGACCGCTCGGAGGAGGTGTAAGTAGTCTGCGTGTATACCGAAGCGTCCATCTCTACGGTGCGCGCGTCGATGTCGTTCGCGTAATCCGACAGGTCGATCACCTGAGACATGGCGGAACTGGCACCGGCGGCGGCGGCGAAGAAGTAGGTTCCGCTTCGAGGCGAACCGCCGCCGTAGTTCGAGGTGATGACCATGCTACCTGCAGGGGTCACGGTCCACCCATCCATGGTGCCAAGCTCGCCGCCCGCGTTCGTCACAGGTAGTTCGTGGCTCACAACCCCTGTCCCGCCGGTGCCGACCGACTCGCCGAACGGGCTGATACAGAGGGCGGATGCCGTCCCACCATCCACACCAGCGTTGGACGCGCCCGCCAGACTCCGCGTCGTGAAGTAAGCTACACGACTGTAAACCTTGGACGGGAAGCCGTAAGTCTTCACCTCCGACGACGAGTAACCCACGTAGGTCGGGTCGGTGGTCGTCCCCTCCACCCGGATGACGCCGATGCAGTAGGTCTTACCTTCTTCGATCTCCACTGCACTATCAAAAAAGACATGCTGCCACTGCGTGTTCGCGGACGCGGTGCCGAAGTTCTTGGTGGCCAGCACGGCCCCCAGCACGACACACCCAGCAGAAACGGGCAGCATCTGGCCGGTGCTGTCCGTCGTTACGGTGGCCTCGGCGACGAACAGCGTGTAGGTCCGCGCCCCGGCATCGGAGTCCACCGCGACGACCGCCCCCGTCATACCGACATCGGCGTAGGCCGTGAACGCCTGCCCCACCGCCGCCGCCCCCGCAAGGCCCGACAGGGGTCCAGTGTAGGGGACCATCCCGGCCGCGAACACGCTCCCACTGGAACCGCCGACAACCCCGCCCCCCTCTGGTGCGGTAATCCACTCTACGCCATCCTCAGCCGCGTTGACGGCCAGAATCTTACCGGCGTTGTCCGTGAACGCGGGGTAGTCTGCGGACCCGCCGTCTCCGCCGGTGGCCCATACGGCATCGCCATTTGCGGCGCGCGTCAGGACCTGCCCCTCTTCACCGCCTTCCGGGAGGCTTTCCGGCGCATTTCCCCAGACGGCGGCACCAGCAGCGTCCCGCTGCAGCACCTGCCCCTCGGTGCCGCCCGCCGGGAGCGATACCGGCATGGTGACAAACTCCAGACCGGTCTCGTCGGCCTTGACGACCACGAGCTTCCCGGCGGCGCCCTCATAGTTCTCCGGGGTATCGGTCAGGACAAGGAAGTCGGGAAGTTCGACGCCGGGCGGGAGGTCCATCCACGCATAGTCCTCCTCCGAGGTCTTGGTGAGAACCTGATTGACGGCACCTCCGCTCGGCACCTCCGCCACCGTGGACTCGGGTAGATTCGCCCACGCGGTCGCGCCGCTGACCTTGGTCAGCACCTGACCGTTCGAGCCTCCGGACGGGACGCCGGTCGCTTCGGTCAGCGGGGTGACGAAGGTGAACTTGTTGGTGGCCGAGTTCCAGACCATGACCTTGCCATTGCCGATCGTGGTCCAATCGACATCGGTCATGTCCCGCAGCTCGCCATTCGGAACGGACGCCGCGATCTTGCGCGCCGCCGTGCCGTCGATCAGGACCATCACCGTCTGCTTCGAGGGCACGACAACCTGATCGTCTGCGGCGGTCGAGGACGACTTGACCGTGCAGTCCCAATTGCTGAGGTTCGAGATCGCAAAGACGCGCGCGGTCGCCACACCTGCCACATTGTCCGGTGCCGTCAGGGTGCAGGCCGCCGTGGCGCCCTCCACCTTGATCAGGAAGTTGCGGGTGATCTGAGCGACCGAAAGCGTGACCGCGCTTGCCGTGGCGAAGCTGACGGACAGGCCCTTACCCAACGCGCTTTCGATCGCGAGGATGGCGTCATTGATGACGATTTCCTTACCAGCCTGATTTTCAGTGAGCTGGGGGATGGCGAGGATGGGAGTGTTGGGCATGTAAGTCCTGCTTAATAAAGCTCGGTGGCGTCCCACTCGCCGGGGGCGACGCGGGTGAACTGGACGATCTTGTGGAAGCCTTCGACGAAGCCGTTTTCCCACAGCTCAAGCACGAAAGTGCCGGTCTCTCCGGTGATCAGCTCCGCGATGGCGAAGCTCTTCTCGGAAGGGAGAGCTGTGTTTGCAGTGTCGTAGAAGGGGACTTTACCGGTCGGCGTGTCGAGCGCGTAGGAAGTCCAAGGAGAGTCTTCGAGATCGCGATCCTTGTGGATGCGGTAGCCGTAGGAGGCAAGAAGACCGAGCCCTTCCTTATAGTGGATTTCTCCGGTTCCGTCAACCAAATTTGCAGTAATGCGGGAGCGACGCTTCCACGAAATGGTCACTGTCCCGTCCACCTCGGAGAGCTTTACGCTTTCCGGTGTGTAGGGCTTGAGATCGTTCGGTTCGATTTGCATCTGCGTTGCCGGAAGCTCTTCCGACATCTGTCCGTTACGAACCGCCTTGTAATAGCGACGCATGGAGAAGTCGGCCGGGCCGCGCTCGTTCGTCACGATGTAAGTCGGGTCGAGCATCACGAACCGTTCGCCCACGACGTGCGTGTTGACGTGCATGTTCGTTCCGCGACGGGCACGGAGAATGTTCGTCAACTTATACTGGTCGTTGGAGATAAGGACGGCATTCTGGAACTGGATGATTTCATCACCGCACAGGGCAGCATTTCCGCCAGCATACAGCTCTTCGAGCGAGATCGAGGAAAGCGTGACATCCTCGTTCATGTTCCACATCTTCACCGTCAGCTCGCTCTCGGTGTCGGTCGAGCCCCACGAGCTGGTTGGATTGAGCGGCTTGAGGACGGTGCCGGTGTAAGGGTCGTCCGTCACGAGATCGATGTCGTCATATTCCGTGTCCGTATCGCTCTGCTGGATCACGACGCTGGAGAATGCGGCGTTGGATTCCTGATAAGCGGCCAGATAGAGAAGCGAGCGGACGCCCTGCGTGTCATCTTCGTCGCGAAGCAGCGGCGTGTTCATCACCAGCAGCTTGGCCGGGAGGTTGCTTGGCAGTGGTTGCGTGATGAAATTGTTCGGCGGCGTCGCTACCTCGTTCGACACATAGGATGTCTGGCTCTCGGTCGTGAGCGACATCTTGATCGTCTTGTCGGCGCCCTGATCCATCTGCACGACGCGCAGCGAGAAGGTGGTCCCGTCATTCAGTGCGAGCGTGACGACATCGGCCGGGTCGAGGACGACAAATTCCCACGGCAGATTCAGTTCGATTGTCGTCCGGTTGCGCCAGATCGACTTCAACATCTTGTCGGCGAGCTGCTTGGCCTGCGTTGCCGAGAACGCCATGGCAAATTCCACCTGCGTTTCCGTTCGGGTGAACGCCGTGGCGACCGGGCCGATCAGGCGCTTGGCGTGCTGAGTGCCGGTCTGATAGTCACGCGCCGGGTCGCGGAACGATACAGTGAGGCGCGCCGGGAGTTCGACTTCCTGCGTTCGGGTTTCGTTGAACAGTTTCCCTTCTTCCACCCAAGCGATGCGGTCCTGCGGGATCGTCATCTTGGATGTGCCACCGCGCTTGCGGAACTTGAGCTTGAAGTCGCTTTCGACGCCATCGAACAGGAAGGCGTTGGAAAGAATCTGGAGACTTCCCTTTGCCGAACCACGCGACATGATGAAGCCGGTGATCTCGTCGTCCGTCAGTTCGCTCGTGTCGAGGTCGGCCGAGGTCAGCAGGCCCGTGCGGGTGCAGATATCGGTAACGACTGCTGCCACCGAGACCGGGCCGCCGAAGGCGCCGATGCTCGCACGCACGAACTCGCCAGCTCGGGTCCAGTAGATCATCGAGTTGGTAACGTCGTCCCAACAGGAGTTCCACGGATAATTACCCAATTGTGAGTCAGCGTCAGTAATCATATCACCGGTGGACAAATCGATGACCTTGTATCGACGACTTGCCGAGATGTATCCGATCGTCTGATCCTGATGATTTGCCATGGACCACGATCCACCGGCGGATGCTTCATATTCCGTGCCGGTTTTGAAGTAGGTCCACTTCTTGTTGTCGATCGAATACTTTCCGAAGTAGCGCGAAACGAAAGTCGTCCCCTTGGAAAGACCACCGGTGAACACAAAGCTGTTGTCCGAGGGACAGTAAAGCGCGTTGTCCGCAGTCATCACCAGCATCGAATATCCCGATGGGATACCATCTCGCATGACCTGATAGTATTTGGTGCTTACTGACCCCTTCCGGATCGTCCATTTGTAGGGCTGCCCCTCTGCGAAGGTCGTCCCGGCTCCAAACGTGTGGCGAACGATGCCTAGTCCCGAGCCGATGATGCCCGGCACGCCGCCGACGCCGTTGCCCCAGCCCCATACCTCCGTGAACTGAGAAACCGAGCCGAGGATGAAGTTCTGGACGCGGAACGGGGGGATGAAGGAGTGATAGTAGCCGCCGCCGCTGTCCACCATCATGGTGACAGCATCGCCCCAACTGCCCTGACAGATGATCGCATATTTGTAGCCAGCGAGCGTCGCTACCGGGAACGACCAGTAGCTCCCCCAAGGGAAACCCCACTGAGGCTTGTCACGCTCGGACGATCGCTGAATGTCTGAGCCCAAGCCCTGCGTGCTGCCGCCGAGGCCGCCATATCCAAGGGAGCGCGACTGTGCGCCAAGGAGGTGTGACTGGCCGGTGTTCGGGTTGTAGACGACCGCCCGGACTGTGTTGCTCGCATCGGCCTGACTTACCAGAGGCCCGCCGAGCGCCCCCATGTTTGCGCTGCCGCCCGCGCCGCCGGGGAAGCGGAGAACTTCGTCGCCAGTGTCGATGTTGTAGCTGACGGTATCGCCGCCCGAGGCCACGGCTCGGCGGTTCGTCCAGTCCACATAGCGGCCGTAGGTGTCGGGCTTATTACCGATCGACTTGAACGCCTGACGGACCAGCTCCTGATTGGCATAGGCCGTCAGCTCCGCCGTGATCGACGGGATGCGGTTGCCGTAGTCCTCCAGCGGAAGGTTCTCGAACACGAGATAGCACAGCCCTCGATAGGCCGGGACGTTACCTGCGCCCAGCGTCTGCTCGATCACAGAATCCGGAAGCTGTTCCTCGCTGCCCGAATAGAAGCGGACCTTCACGCCTCCCTTCGATCCCGACTTATTCTGCACAAAAGCAGTCAGCAGCGAACCGAAACTCAGGCCGCCGGGTAGTCCCTTGATCTCGACCATCTTACTGTCCGCCCAGATGCGGAGAACCTTCTGGACAGGGCCGCGACAGAAGGCGACGGCGAACGAACAGGTGTAGGTATAGGTGGTCTGCTTGGGGCCGCCCTTACCTGCCTTCTTCTTCTTCTTGTGCTCCTTGATCCCGGCTGACCAGATGACGTTGCCCGACATTCGCATCGTTCCGTAGAGATGCGGAATCTCGTTGCCATAGGTGGACGCCGTGACCGTGAGGTCGGTCAGGCGCGGTCCCTTGATCGTGGGGCCGAACAGCATACCGCCCAGCGCACCGCCGACCATGGCGCCGACCGCCGTGCCGACGCCCGGAATGATGGAGCCGATCGCAGCACCTGCGATCGTCATGACCATTTGACCCATTAGTAGGAAACTCCGCGAAGACGGCGCGCCTCTACGAGGCGGCGGGGCCAGTCGTGCATGAAGGTCTCTTCGACCACCTGCTTGGCCACGATGTAGGAATGGATGATGGTGAGGACGCCGTTCTTCATGGCGAAGAATCCGGTGTGACAGGGGAAGGTCTGTTCCCGAAAGACGGCGATGGCGCCCGGCTCGGGGGCGTCGATGTAATCGGTCTGGTTTCGGATGTGCTCCAGAAACCGGGTCTGGGTGGGTGTGCGCCGGTAGTTGGTTTCGTCCTCTACCGGGAGGCCAAGGCCTTCATGGACCTTCACGAGAAGCCCGGCGCAATCGATCCCGAACTCGTTGCGGCCCTGATGGACCCACCGTGTGCCGAGCCACTTACGCGCCTCGGCCACCACATCATCAGCATTAGGATTTTGCATCGGGATACCACAGATATTCGTCTTGGCCCGGCACGTCTGGTTCGCCCCGGAAGTTGACGTAGTTGTTGTAGAGCTTGCAGGCGGCCGGGGTCTTGGGACACCCTTGTGCGATCTTGAACAGGTCACCGACTGCGAGCGGATAATAAGGCGCATCGAACATGGTGACCGTGTTGGTCGCGTCGTCGAAGTCGATGACTTCCAACGTCATGCCGGTGTTCTGACCACTCAGGAACTGAACCGAGCCACCGATGTAGGTGGAGGTGCCTTCATAGGGCGGCGGGATATCGGTCGGCGTGCTGGTGACGTTGATCGGGTCCGATGTGTCTGAGCCCAGCGCCCAAACCGCTTCCTGTCCGACCTTCGTCCAGCTTCCACCGCTGCAGGCCTTGGCGAGTGTCCAAACAGCATCATTGTCGTCGGGATCGTCGTCGGTGTAGTGGAGCTGGAAAGCGGTAGGCGTTTCGCTGACGGCGCCGCAGCGGATGGCGATGAGCTTGATGTCCTTGGCAGTGGAGAAGCTGATCCGCCACCACTCACCCACCGGGGTCATGCCTTCGCCGATGTCGTCCGCGTCCAGCTCTTCCGTGCGCCATCGGGTCGCAGTGTTTTCGTCGCGGGCGCGGCTGGCTTTGTAGGTGTCGCTGTCTTCCGAAGACGCCTTGGCCGTGCCGCCGGTGATCAGATCATCTTCCTGATCCCATGCGCGGAACTCGGCGAAGCCGCCAGCCGTCGATCCCGGCAAGGTCTCCAGAATGACGCGCCAATGCTTGTGGGCGCCCAGCGTGGTGGGGAGCGTCGCGACCTCGGGGATGTTGGTTGCCGAGAAAGAATAACGGTCGGTGCCGAGAGCGGTGATCGCGCAATAATACTCGAAATCCGCCTTCGACAGCTTGCACCGAGAATCGCAGAAGTCCGCCCGGCACTCCGGGGTGAACACCTCGATGTTCTCGTGAAGCAGCGCCTGCAGCATACCGCGCAGCTCGATCGAATATTGCCCGTTCGGAGCTACGACAGCTTCGCCGAACCAGCCGCGACGGAGGGGGATTTTGCCCGCAGCAAGGTTCTCGTAGTTGACCTCGAACACGTAGACTTTGGCGAGATCGAACAGCCGGTTGCGGATGTCCTCGACCTTGATCTTGTCGGAATCGAGGACGCCCACAATATCCATATTGTCCACCGACATGTCGGCGGCCGACGAGATGGCCGTGGCGTCGAAGCCGTTTGCCGTCTCATAGACGAGGCCGTCGATCGTCAGGTCGGTGTCGTGCGTAGTGAAGCCCAGCTCCAGACCGTCTTGGCGGACGATCCGGAGACAGGTGCAAAGGGTCGTCACCTCCGACTGGAGATGCGTCCGCATGGCAGCGGTGAGCGTTTTCATTTAGCGGGGTTTGACCTCAACCAGAGGGATGGACGGCCACGACATCTGTTCCCAATCGTCATGGGTGATGCTCATCTCGTCCACGTCGAAGCGGACGGGGACATGGAACTGCGCCGACACGATCTTGATGATCTGCCCGGCGGCCGGTGCCGAAGAGAAGGTGATCAGGCCGGTGTTGTAGTCGATCGAGAAGCCGGTCGCGATGACGGCTCCATTGCGGGAAATCGTGACGGTGCCCTGCACGAGCTTGCGGATCGGTCGATCGAAGAAATAGCCGCTATCCGGCTCGTAGCGCTTGATCGCCTGAAACACGCGGGTGGTCCCGTCGCCAAGGCCAATCTGCTGGTCCTCGATCTCGAAGTCCATCCAGTCCTTGAACCGGAACCCATAGGCCCGGCCGCGCCGAGCGTAGAAAAAGTCCTGCAGCTCTTCCATCTGCTCGCGGGTCTTGACGCCATGACTTACGTCATAGTTCGCCCGCTGCTCTTTCCATTCGATGTTGCGCTGCTCGTGCCCGGAGGCCAGCTCAATGATGGTGGTAAGGAAGGCTGGACCGCCGCTGCTGCCATAGGAGATGGCTTCGGGGAACAGAATCTCGTGAAAGCTCATAGTTAGTTTCGATAACCTTGATGTTCGCGAAAGTCAACCCCGGCTGACACCCATTTAGGGTATCAGCCGTTGTTGCGGCGGTAGGCCCGGTTCGCGCCTGCGTGCATCTTGGTCGCGATCTGGCCCTGACTGCGGCGGAACGAGTCCGCGTTCGGAGTCTGGATATTCCAGTTCTGGACCACGGTGGTGCTGCCGCCGCGCGATCCGCCGCCAGCCAGTTCGACCGGGACCTTGCGGCCACGCGAAAGCGGGATGACAGCCTCGTTGTCGTGGAGCACCGCCGGGATGCCCGAGGTGTTCGCCGTGCCTTCCTTGTAATGAGGAGCGTTGACGAACGACGCCGGGGATGCCGACATGGAGGTAACCGGTGCGCCCACCAGACCGCCTTCCTTGAAGACGCCGCCGGTGATGCCGCCAAGCAGGCCGCCGCCCAGAAGGCTGACGATCTTACCGCCGGTGCCACCGATCTTCTTACCCAGCTTACCCATGAGGAGCGAGCCGCCGACCATGGCCATGCCGGGGCCGAGGAAGCTCATGGCACCCGCGCCACCAGCAGCTCCGCCGCCACCGAACAGCGAGCCAAGGCCGCCAGCGCCGCCACCTGCTCCGCCGCCAAACAGCGAAGCGAGGCCACCCATGCCACCGCCCGCGCCGCCGGTGGCGCTGGAGGTCATCATCTGCTGCATCATCATCATGGCAAACATGCTGCCAATCTGAGCAATCGGGCTCTTGAACGAACCTGCAAACGCCATACCGATCATCGGCATCATGCTGGTCATCTGCTGACCGAACGTCTGGGTCACGTTGGTCACTGCGGCGTCGGCCGCCTTGGAACCGTTGACCACGATGTCGCTGGTGGTAGCGCTGCTGGTGTCCAGCCCCATCGGGAGGCTCGGGAGGCCATAAGCGTTGGACGCGGCCGGGGCGCCGCTGTTCGAGATCGGCGTGCCCAGCCCGGTCAGGCCGCCCGCGAGGCCCATGGTCCCGCCGACGAGCTGGTCGGTGGTGAAGCCAACGACCTTGCCAACGCCGTCGAACACCGGCTTGAGCGCCTTGGCCCCAGCGCTCAGGCCGTCGAAGATGCCGCCGCCGACCTTACCAGCGATCCCGGCGATGCCGTTGCCGCTGCCGAAATCGGAAGTCAGGGTCGTCGGATCGGCGATCGACACGAGGAGTCCGCCGAAGTTGTCGAACTTGAACTGGTTGCCCATACCAATCTCACCGACGCGCTCAGCGTTGGTCTTGTAGGCATTGGGGTCGTTCGCGTCGGTCTTCTCCATCTTCTTGAAGATGCCGCCCCACAGGGACGGCGACCCGCCCTTGGCAAGGCTTTCCTGAGCGCCCGGCATGAGGATGTTGATGAATTTCTTCGTCACTTCCTGCGAGGCCCAGCGCATGATGTCGGACTGGATCGAGTTCAGCATCGACTTGAACGACAGCTTGCCGGTCATGCCGAGGTTGTAGAGCGTATCTTCGAGTCCCTTGAAGGTATCCTTGTCGAGCGCCGACACCACGTCAGCAACCTGCTGCGTGTCCGAAATATACTGACGAAGGCCATTCATCTCGAAGAGCGTCTTCTGCTTTTCGAGAAGCGTGTTCTGCTGCTGCAGCGCCTCCAGATACGCACGAGCATTCTTGATCTGCGCTTCGTCCAGCGGACGCTTTGCTTCAAGCCCGGCGCGGATTACTTCCTGCAGCTTGGATGCGATCTCCTGTTCCTTGTTCGACAGACGAGCAAGGGCAAGGTTCTCGTTCTCCTGACGCATCATGGAGCCGACAACATCCATGCGACGCTCGGCCGCCTTCGTTTCCAGCGTATAGGCGACGCCCATCTGGTTCACGACGCCGGTCAGGCTCTTGATGTCTTCGGCCGACAGGTTGGCCGCCGCGCCGCCGCTCTTGAGGATATCGACGAACTTGGCAGTCGCGTCGCCAGCCTTGATGGAGCCATCGCGGATGCCGCCGACGAAACCAGCGAACTGGCTACCGTCCAGAAACTCCTTCGCGGCGCCCTGCAGGTTCGAGAAGAAGTCGAGCTTGACAGAGAGCACGGGGTCGCTGTCCGCCAGACGCTTCATGATCCGGTCGGTCTGCTTGTAGGTCTTGTCCAGCGCCTTTACGGTCGCATCCTTGACGTTATCCTCATAGGCCGCCTGCTGATCCTTGAGCATCTGGATGATGCCCTTGGTGTCCGTGCCGTAGCGCGCCTTGAGGTCCGCCAGAACCTTCGGCTGGATGCCACCCGAGTTGATCGCGTCGATCAGGCCCTGCACCGAGATGCGGCCCGAGTTCATGTCGGCCTGCAGGTTCTTCGAGAAGAGGTTGTAGCTCTTGTCGTTCAGCAGGACGCGGCCTTCGTCGGTCAGATCGCGGATGAACTCAGCGCGAATCTTCGAGATCGGGTTGTCTTCCGCAAACTTCTGCATGAGCGAATCCACGCCCGACTGCAGAGCCTCGAACTCGCGCTGCGCCTTCTGGGCGGCCTTGCCTGCTGCTCCCGCCTTGGGTTTGGGCTTGCGCAGTAGCTTGGTAGGATCATACTGATCGGCAGCGTTGCCGTCATCGTAGAGCGCTGCGATGTCCTTCGTTCCGCGATCCCCTCCAAGCTGTGGGAGTTTCGGACGAGCATCCTCGTTGGCCTTGCGGCCCTTAGCGCCCATATCGCCCAACCAAGAGCTGACAGCTCCAGCGCCGCGTCCGAGGTTGTTCCAACCCTCCTGCACACCCTCGGCAGTGAGTTTTTTCCCGTAGCCGCTGTAAGCATCCCCGAAGCTGTTCGCTGCGACGTTGCCCGACAAAATATTCCAAGCGTCGGCGCCCGCACCCATCCAATCACCGCTGGCGGCTTTCTTGGCGGCACTGAACGCTGTGGTGAAGGTGTTCTTGACGGTCATTCCGAGTGCAATTACTGCACGGGCAATGCCTTCAAAAGCAGTGGTCATCGAATAGGAAATGAAGAATGCCGTCTTTGCGGCAAATTCACCGATACCAGAGAACGAAACGCCGAACTTACTTGCCAGATAGGTAACAGATTCATCAAGGAATTTTGTAACAGCACTCCAGATACCAGAGACCTCTTCGCCCATGGTGATCCAGATGCCCTTGATGATCTCTCCCGTTGAATACTGGTCCGACGCCATCTTGACCCCGGCCTCGCCCGCCGCCACTTTCGCCGTTCCCCATGCCGCCGCGAGGCCGCCAGCAATCGACCCCGCAAGCGCAAGGACGCCGCCAGTTACCCCCGAAAGCGGCGCGGCGAGACCAGAAAGTCCGGCTTTCATCGCGCCGAAAACGCCGCCGTTTGCTGCGACAGCGAATTTCAACTTGTTCACTACGGCCAGCGCGGCAGCGAACCCGCCCGTCAGCGCGGCTCCCCCGTTTGCAGCGAGCGGTGTAACGATGCTGGTGGAAGCGATGGCGCTCATCAGCACACGCACTTCCTTTAGCTTGGGAAGCAGTGTGTTGGCGGCGCCCCAAGCGCCGACGAGCGGCGAGACCAGCCCCTTTGCAAGTTGCATCGTCCCGGCCACGATCATCCACTTCCCGATCAACGAGAGCGTGGTCGCGAGGGGTCCCTTGATCTTGTCCCAACGCTGATAAAGGTAGTCGAAAGCATCACCGGCTTTGCGCGTATATTCGGCAAGTTTTCCGCCGACGATGTTCGCGAACTTCTCCACGTTCTCAGGGGTTAGGTAAGATGAGATACGAGCAAGCAGGTCAGCGAACCCTTTATTGGCGCCTGCCTTGCCGATTGCCTGATAGAGATCGGAAATATTAGACTTGAGAATCGTCATCTGAGTCGCCGGCCGCGCTAGTGCTTCTGGCAGGGACTTCCCGAACTCGTCACGATACTTCTTAGCAAGGAATAGCAGCGCCTGCGTGCCGTCGAGCATTTTCTTCTCAAGGGCATCTTGCAGATCAACGCCCAGCTTTTTCGTCTCCTCGCGGAGGTAGCCGATCGCGCCGGGCATGTGCTCGTTGATCTGCTGCATCAGTTCTTCCGAACCGAGATAGCCTTTGTTCATGACCTGCTGCAGTGCGAGGAAAACATCCTTCTGGCGCTCGGTCGAGACGCCGAGGACAGTCATCGCCGTGCCGAAGCCTTTGAAGATGTTCTTCGCCTGCCCGATCGATCCCCCGGCCTTGTCAACCGAGATCGCGAACTTCATGAACCCTTCTTGGGCGCCCAAGAGGTTAAGGCCCAGCATCCGGCTGGTGTCGCCTACCCACTTCAACTGCTTGTCAGCAAAACCCGCTTGGGTGCTGATAACCTTCATACCTGCGCGGAAGGAGAGCGCTGCGTTCGTTGCCTCAAAGAAATTCCGGCCCAACTCACCAATGGTCAGAGAGCCAAGCAGGGTGCGAAGGGCGGACCCGATCTGGAAGGTGCCTGAGAAAGCGTTCTGCAGCCCCATCATGTTGATGGATGCCTCACGGGCTCCTTGATGGAACGATCCCCAGCGAAAACCGCCAAGGTTACCACGAAGGCCGCCAAGACGAGCATTAGCAGCCGCAGCAGCTTGCGCGATCTCAGCGAGCACGCGGGCTACTTGAGCGCCGTTGCGAGGGATTTGCAGGTTGGAGACTGCATGGATGAAGTTCTGCAGATTCTTGATCTGCCCGGCGGACGGAGCCTTAAAGCGGCTAAGGGCAGCGATAAAGCTGTAGAGGCCCGTAGCGCCTTGCAGGTTCGCGAAGTTGAACGAACGCAGGGCGTGCGCCATGTTGTTCAGGTTGGTCACCTGAGACTTGGAAGGAACCTTGAGGCCCTTGAGCGCCAGCGAGACCGTTGCCAGCTCGTTCGCGACCCCGGAAATTCCGGAAATACCTTTAAGCTGCTGCAGGCCCGGCGCGGCAGCGGCGACGGCCGTGCCAAACGCCTTTAGATTCTTCGCTTGTGCAGCCGAAGGCGCCTTGAACCCCGCCATTGCAGACGAGAGTCCTTGGATAGCAGACACAGCTTTATACGCCTTGGAGAGGTCGGGCAGACTTCCCAGAGCGTTAAAAAATTTCTTGGCGTTGTTTGCCTGAGCGGCCGAAGGCGCCTTAAAGTTGCTCATTGCGGCGGAGAGAGTGCTGATTTTACCAGCAGCACGAGTATCGATATCGATGTTGCCAAGAGCTGCAAAGCTCTTGGCAAACTTGTCGATGTCGCGCTTGTTGCCTGCCGCCTTGGCGACGCCCTTCATCGTCTTGACGACGTGAGCCTCGAACTGGTCGAGTTTGTCGAAAACCCCGTCAACCGCCGACTCATAGCTCTTGAACCCGCGAGCGAGGTCATTCGTATCGACGACGAACTTTAGGCCATGGGATTCGATGGTCACGGGGTTACCTTACGGTTGGGGAGGTCAGCCTTTCCGGGGAGGTGTTCGGGGACGGCGCGGTGCGTTACCGGTGCCCGGAAGCGGGGAGGAAGCTGGCGCCTTCGTGCGCCGTTCTTGTTCCTCGTATGCGTTCTTCATCCATTCGCGATCGAGGGCGTCGATGAAGCGCAAAAGTCGTTCGCGTTCGCTCAGGGAATAGATACCCTTGAGTTCGCAATAGGACTTGATATCGGTGTAGGTGAAGGGGATGGGACCGGCCATACCGGTCCCTCGACGATAGTTCAGGTCGGTGAACGCCTGCCAAATCCACATGAGGTGACGGCCAAGAGTGGGCTCATCCTCAAGCGTCTTGGCCTTGAACCCGGTCTCCTTCTGAACCTGCCGCAGCCACTCCGAGTTCTTCGCAGTGGTGCGGGAGGACCAGTTCAGGTAGGAGATTAGTTTCCCGCGTCTTCCTCAGCGCGTTCCGCCTCGAAGGCCGCATCATTGGCGGCCATGCGGATGATCAGCGCGAAGAAACGGGCCAGCTTCTCGTCGGACAGCAGGGAGAAGGCGTTCTCCTTCGAGTAGGGCAGCTCTTCGCCGTCCTTGCCCTTGATGCCGCGCCAGCCGAGGATGACGTGGTTGGCGTAGAACTTGATGTTCAGCGCCTTGTTCTCTTCCTCGGTGAGCTTGCCACCGGCGTTGAGGCGCGGGCTGTAGGGTTCCATCATGCGATCGAACGCGCGGCGCGCCTTGTCGCCGCCCATCGGCAGCAGGGTGATGAACGCGGTGTCGCTCAGGGGGAACTCCTTCCCCTCGTCCACCAGAGTGTTCTCGAAAGCCTCGTAGAGATTCATGTGTCGGTTGCCTTTGTCGGGTAAGGGGTGTGGCCCTCCTCCCGACAAGGAGGGCCACGGTTCGCCAGCGAACTAGGTCGGGGAGCTGGGAAGGAGCCGGGATCGGGTGGCTCCAATTTCGGGGAGAGGTTTGGGCGTCAGCCGCCCGGAAGCTCGTCGGAGCTGTGAATGCCGCCGGGGACATCCTCGGCTGGGCGGAGACCGCCCAAGCCTTCGATGAAAGCGCTGCCGCTATCGCCTCGCAGGACGATCGGCCGCGCCATTACAGCGCGGTGACCGGGGCGGTGGACGAGAAGCGATCGATCTGCATCATGCACTTCGTCGCGGCGTCGCGGATGGCCGTGAACTCCAGCGTTTCCATGACATCCTGATCGGTGCCGCCCGGTGCGATCGGGTCGGACATGATCTTGAAGGCCGGGATCGTGAAGTAATAGGTGTTCTTGTCCTGATCGATGATCGGGAACGCGAGGCTCATCGTCTCGTGGGCGAGGAACTTGTCGAACATGAAGCCATCGGCGAAGTAAGCCGTGATCGTGCCGGTGACGTTCAGGCGGCCCGCCGAGATGCCGACCGGGAACTTGTTGCTCACGGCCTGCTGAGCGCGCAGGTTGCCTTCGATCGCGATCGAGATCGACTGCAGTGCGGTGGTCAGGGCTTCGCCGTTCGCAACCAGCGCGCCGACGTTGGCGGTGGCCGAAACATTCTCGGTCGCCGGGGCGTCGAGCGGGGTGAACGCAGCCGAGGTCAGCAGCGCAGTGCCGGTCTTGCGGCGCTTGGTTTCGCGGCCCAGCGTGGTCGTGGTGCCGGTGATGATGGCGCCAGCCGCGACTTCGAGGCTGATGTTGCCAAAGCGCAGACCATCGGTGACGAAGAACTGCGAAACGTCCTGAAAACCGGTCTCGACCGTCGCCGACTGCGGCGTGATCTCGGCCGACTTGCCGGGGTTGCGGAGCATCGACGCCTTGATGGTGACCGGAGCGCCAGCGGCCAGCTCTGGCACGTCGCGGTCCACGGTGATCACGTCGTCGGTGATCGAGACGATCTTGTAGAAACCGCCCAGCGTTGCGTCGCCACCAGCGAAAGCGGTGGTCACTTCGATGTTGTCGTCGCCCGTGACTTCGCCTTCGACCTTGCGGAGGTTAGTCAGAGTAACCACCCCAGCCGCAGCGACAGCCACCATGGCGATGTCACCCGCAGCTCGGGCCTTGTTGACGACGGCAGCGAAGCTCGCGGCCGTCTCGGCTGCGTCGGCACCGATCGCGAACTTGAGCGCGTCGATGTCGAGTTCGGTTGCGTCGGCCTGAGCCTCGAACGAGATGCTGTTCTCGCCGTCCGTCAGGACGACAGTTTCGCCATCGGCAACGACATCGAAGGTCAGCGTGGCCTTCTCATAGCCGACGCCTTCGACGAAGATGCGCTGACCCGCGACGAGCTGCTTGGCTGCGACGATGGCCGCGAACGGGCCGGTGCCGTTACCGTCGATGGTGCGGGCGCCCGCGTTGCCGAAGCGCAGCGTGGTGGCCTTGCGAACCAGAACGTCGTTGGCGTCGAACACGGTGGTGAAGGCCGAACCGGCTTCCGCGACCAGCGACGTGCCGGTGACGGTGATCTGGGTGCCGCCGCCTGCATAGGCGACTGCCTGAATTTCGAGATAGTCGTTGTTCGCCGGGGCAACGAAGCCGCTCAGCTTGATGCGACGACCGACCGTGAAATAGGCCGACACGTCGTCGCCCGCGATGCGGATAACGTTGTTCGCGGTGATCGAGATGTGGTCGCCACGGAACAGGTCGAACTCCATCGGACGCGACCACGCACCCATGAGGACGCGCTGGAAATCGCGATCGAGGTTGCCCGCCGAGAACTCCCAATTGATTTCGCCGCCCGACGACGCGGCGGTCTCGATGACGGCCGAGGTCATGCGGTCGTCGCGGATTTCCTCCGAGACGGCGGTGTCCTTCGTGACGGTGATGCTGGAAGTCGTGAAGCGACGGGCGCGGGAAACGCCAGCGACCGGGGTCTCGCCCCACTTCGCGTTGTCTTCGACGATCTCGCGCAGGGACGCGCGGTTGCTGTCAGCAAGCAGCTTCTGTGCCATGTATGAAAACCCTCAATGGATATACGGGGAGCGTGGCCCCGAGCGGAGGGGGCGAAAGAGACCGTTATGGTAACTGAAAATGGTTAATGAGTCAAGTTAAACTAACCTTCGAGGTCGTTTTCGCTTGACTCATTTTGTCCCGTCTATCTAGCTAGAGGGTTTCGCCGACCGATTCGATTGTATCGCGGTGGAATGGGATGCGGACCACCTGAACCGTATAGGCGTTCTTCACGTCCGGATTGATTGTTTCCGCACCCTTGAACACATAGTTCGATCCGGCCGTGTCTCGGCCGGATTTGTGGGCGAACATCTTGGCGAACTTATCACCTGCTTCGGCCGCGCCCTTCGTCCCCTTCCCTTCTGGAATCCAGATGTTCAGTTGGACCATGCCGACATAGCGGTTGACGATCTTGTTCTCGCCCGCGCCGCCGACCACGAAGGGTTTGGTGCCCATGATGTGGAACTCACCATATGGCGCGTTCTTCGGGATGTCGAAGGCAAGGTTCGGCATCTTGACCGGAAGGTCTACCCCGATGCGGGTGAATACCCGGCTCAGATACTTGCGCTCGGCTTCTTTGCTCATGACAGGATTCCCTTAGCACGAATCTTCGCGTTGACGAACGAGTTAACCATTCCAAACATGCCTGCAGGCGAACGGCTTACCATCGGAGCGCCCGGCAGGAGGCCGAGTTCAAGCCCTTCGATGTTCGGCGCGTTGTTGGTGAGGTAGATCGTCGTGAACGGGTTTCGGAAGTTGATGGTGTCGAGGCTGCGGGCGGCGGCTTCCTCGTTCGGCGGTCGCCGGGGTTCGGACCCCAGCGCCATGGAGTTGGTGTGCCCGGTGGGGCCATTGTCGATCGCTTCGTAAACACCGTCGAACGGGCGTCCGGTCGTCCAGATGTAGTTCCGGACGGCCTGACCGGTGTGGACGGGAGTCAACGACTTGATGTGCTCGTCGATGTCCCGGACAAGCGCTTCGATGTTGGCGGCGGCGCGCTGCTGCAGCTTGGCGATCGACGCCTTGGCCGCTTTGCGCGCCGCTTCCTTTCCTTTGATCGCCGCGCCCATGTCAGGTCCGGTGAATGAAGACGAGGTAGAGGGACTCGCCCGGCACGCCGACCGTCTTGCGGACCTGCCACTCCTCGTTGTTCACGATCACCATGTCGGTATCGGTCTGCGGCTCCTTGGGGATGGAGGTGCCCGGCACCAGCAGCTTCATGTCCGAGAAGACGACGTTGCGCTGTGTCACGTCGTCGAAGGTCGGCTTGGCGGCCACGACGACGACATCCGACACATCCTCGTAGACCGGCGTCACGCTGTCGGTGTCCGGATCGTAGGTGCCTGCCGAGACGAAGAAGCGGAAGGTCACCGTCTTGGTCAGGCCGCCCATCTTGTTCTTGATCGCGTCGGCGACGAGGCGCTTCATCAGCGCACCATAATCAGTTGACATGGATCAGTGCCGCACGATGAACTTGGGACCGCCACGGCCCATGGAGACGCGGCCGAGGCCGTCGAGGGCGAACTTCACCTCGGTCGGATATTTCTCGACACGCAGCTTGGCGTCGAATTTCAGCTCCACCACGTCGGCCTTGAGGCTGGTCAGGTTCGAGGAGCTGTTGACCAGTTCGGGGTTGCCCGCCAGCAGATGATCGGCCAGCAGCGCGGTTGCGATCTTGACCTGCCGGGGCACGATGTCGTCCTGCAGCATGTAGCCCTCACGGTCGCGGGCGCCGCAGCGCGGCCACGACAGCCATGCAGTCGGGAACATCTTCTTGCCGAACCACTGGACGCGCTCCTCAAGAAGCCGGGTCGCCCAGATGATCAGCTTTTCCTTCGTCTCCTCGTCGGCGATCGTCCAGTTTGAGTGGATGTTCACTTCGAGGATTTCGTCTGCCTCCTCGGTGGTGAGGTAGGCGTTGGCGTTGACCACGCCGGTGCCGTTTTCGAGGATCAGGTCAGCCACGGGAACTCCTTGGAAACAAAAAGCGCCCGGCAAGCGACTTGCCTGCCGAGCGCGAGCCGCCGAAGCGGTGATGTGTGGGTTGATTAGGCTGCTGCGTCTTCGGCGAGGCCGACTGCCTGAGCGACCAGCTTTTCGCGGTTCGCGCGGCCATCGATCTTGGTGCCGGGGAACGCGGCTTCGATGTAAGCCTTGACCGCATCCTTGTCGGCCAGATCGTCGAAGTCTTCGACAGTCAGGCGGACCTTGACGGGTTCGTCGGCGGCCGGGGTGGTCTCGGGCGCTGCGGGAGCCTCAGCGGGCTTCTCGGCGACTTCCGGGACCTTCGGCGTCACCGGGGTTACCGGTGCTTCCTTGGCGGCCTCAGCGGCGCCAATGGCGGTGTCGGTTTTCGGCTGGAGCGTCCAGCCCTTGACCTTCTGCAGGTCGAGGAAATTCAGGCGGCTCACCTCGAACTTTTCGTTCTTGGGCGAGTAGATTACGTGGAGATCGGACAACGGTCAGTTCCTTACCTTGTCGGGAGAAGAAAGGGCGGGAGTTGCCTCCCGCCCTCTGTTCAAAGGCTTGGGCCTTAGCGGATGATGGCGCCCGCGATCCAAGCGTGGGCGGTCAGCGACGGGGTGGTGCCCGCCAGCGTGGCCGCGATGCGGATCGCTGCAACGTCAGCCTTCATGGCCTTGAGCGTGTCGAAATCGACGAGGACGACATACTGGCCGGGGCCGGTGACGGTGACCTTGTGGGTCTTGACCGAGGTGGCGAAGCCGACCGGACCTGCTTCCAGCTCCAGTTCGTAGGTCTCGTCGCCGGTCGTGGTGTCGGCGGCCTCGACGTTGATCGCAATGGCGACCGTGCTGTCGGCGAGGATCGGATCGGCGTCGTTCCAGTAACCGAGCACCTTGTCGAGGACGAGGGCCGGGCCATTGAACGATGCGGTCTTGGCGACATGATCCTTGACGATCAGCGCCGACGCCGGGGCAGCGTCATACATATACTTGAACTTGCTGTTCATCTTCGCCATGGCGAAAAACTCCAGAGATGGTGAGGGAGGAAGGTGGGGAGGATTTCCCTCCCCCACCGATCATCCGCGCTTAGCGGGTGACCTTGGCGTCCGTGATGCCGCGAACGCGGGCAACAGCCTTGCCGTGCATGACGGCCATGGCGACCAGCCACTCGACGCGGGTGCGATAGCAGGGCTTCGCATCGATCTCGCCGAGGTCCTTGACTTCCATGATGCCGTTCTGGAGGCCGACGATCTTGCCGTCGCCCAGCGAGACAACATACAGCGACTGCGTGTTGGCATTGCCGTCCGGACCGACTTCGTTGAAGTCGATGATCTTCTTGCCTTCGTTGTCGTCCTCGGTGATGAGGATCGGCAGGTCGGCATAGAAGGCGACGCGGCGGCCGAAGTCGTCCTTGGAGAAGGCGAGGTCACCGCCGACATCCTTGTCCTTCGCAGCCTGCGACAGCAGGTTGCGCATACGCTTCGACATGATCAGGTGCGTCGGGTTGTCAACGCGGTCGATCGCTTCGTCGAGGGTGGCGAGGCTCAGGGCGCCCGAGACATCCTCGTTGTCCATGTTGGCGTCGAGGAGCTGGTAGCCGCGAACGCGGATGCGCAGACCGTCGAACGACACGCCGTCGCCGCCGTCGCCGTTGATGAAGGCAGCAGCGATCTTCTGGCCGAAGGCCTTGATCTGCATCTGCTCCTGCGAGGTGCGGATGCCGATGCCGTGGGTCTTGATCAGCGCGGTATCCACGTCCAGTTCACCGCCCGCGATGCGGAGGGTTTCGGACTGCGGATTGACGACGCCGACGCTCGGTTCGTAGGCATCGTTGTAGCCACGGAAGCCGACGCTGGGCAGCTTGGCTTCCTGCGTATAGCTGTAGCTATTGCCCGGAATATCCATCAGCGGCATCGCCGCGACGAGATCAGCCGAGCCCGCGAACATCTCGATGACGGCGGAACGCTTGAGATCGCCGTCAACCTGCTTCGATGCTTCGTGCAGAGTGAGCATTGAAAGAAAACTCCGTGTTGAGTCTGTGTGTCATCAGCCGTCACAGGGGTTGGTTTAAGTAACCCCGGCAGACGGCTGAAATCCCTCCGGGGCAATGAGCGCCGGGACCTTCGTCCCGGCGTATTTTTGACTAGCTGATGACTTACAGACTGAGCGCCGAGCGCTTACTTGGTCTGCGAGTTCGCCAGCGCGAGCTTCTGAGCGGCGGTCATCTTGGAGATTTCGGACTGCGAGTAGCCGCCGACCTTTCCGTCCTTGCCGCCATTGGCGCCGCCACCGGCGTTGCCCTTGAAATAGTGCGGCGCTTCGTCGCGCAGCTTGACCAGCCATTCGTTGACGGTCATCGGATCAGCGCCGTTGGCGCCGTAGATGGTTGCTTCGCCGTTCTTCGGGACCAGCTTGTCGCCCTCGACCTTGAACAGGCGGTAGGCGCGCTGCAGCAGGTCGGGCAGTGCTTCCGGGCGAACGCCGCTTTCCGGCAGGATGACGACCGAGGTCACGTCCTTGTCGATGCGGGTCTGGTTCAGGCGCTGCTCCAGCGAGACCGCCTTGTTCTTTTCGACCTGCAGCTCGTTGCGCAGGGCCTTGGCGTTGTCTTCGTAGCCGTCCTTGACCGCCTTGATGCGATCGGCGACTGCCGCTTCGATCTGGTCATTCGTCTTGAGTTCGCCGTCCTGAACGCGCTTCGCGATGTCGCGAAGGCCCTGAACGTCGGTCGAGAAGGCGTCGAGATCGTCGCCTGCGATCTCCTTGATGCGCGCGAGAATCGGGCCGGTGGCTTCGATCTGCTGCGACAGGGAGATATTCTTATCGCGGAACTCGTCCAGCTTCACCGAAGGGACGACGTTGACGGTGACCTTACCATCTTCGGTCTTGGCAAATTCCTTGAGACCTGCCGGAACGGCGTCGATGGAGTCGAAATTGATTACGGGCATGTGATTTCCTCACCGAGGATACGAAGACAAGGCGTTCACGGAACTACCTACCTCCGGACCCTCCGGAGGATTTGGTTCGGTAAGACTGACCGAAGCGTGTGCCTATGCGACGCGCGACGCGGTGCTTCCCGACAAACCGGAAGGGGGATTCTTTTAGACCCGCTCCCCCGGAGCGGCGTTGCCCTAAAGGCGGGCGAACATGATTTTGGGATTGTGGAGCCTGTGGTGGGAAGTTCGCGGACCCCGCGAAAGCACCTTGACTTCCAAAGATGCGTAAAGGATACGGAAGATTTGACCTAGTGTCAAGTTAAAATAACACTGAGGGGTTGACTTCACCGATTTTTGCGTTTTCGGCCGCGCTTTGGCTTGCCGATTTCTTCCTCGATGATTCGGTCAATCTCTTCCGGGTCCTCGAAAAACAAGGCCGCCGAAGACTCCTCATCCTCGTCCCACAAGTCGGAAAACTGCTTGCCCGTGAGGTGGATTTCGTAGTCAGGCAGGGACATGGCTTACTTCGCCTTCCCCTTGGGCGCCGCTGGTGCTGGTGCCGGGTCCTTGGTGTTGGCCTGAACCGCCGCGCCCGGTGCTGCTGGGATATTGGGCTGGTTCTTGGCCACCTTCTCGGCCGACTTGCGGGCGGCTTCGGCGTCTGCTTCGTCGGACTCAAGCTGCTTGTCGAACTGGCGAGCATCCTCGTCCAGTTCGTCGCGGGCCAGTTCGTCGGCGGTGCGCTGCTGAGCGTTGCCGAAGCCTTCCTGCTTCGCTTCCACGTCGGGGTTGTTCGGGAACTGTGCAGCGTCTTCGAGCATCGCCTTGAAAGCGTCCAGCGTGACGTATTCGGGGATGACTTCTGCCTTGAGGAAATATTCGTAGATGATCTCAATGGGCATGATGCCCGCCTGATACATCATCGTGATGGCGCGGAACTCGCGGGCCGCCGCGCCGTCGAGGAGGAAGTCCTGATTGGTGCGGAAAATGAGCTTGTCGGCGCGCTCGTTGAGCCAATTCGACAGGATGACCAGCAGCTCGGTGAAGTTCTCGTTGATGACCGTGGTCACGTTGAGAAGCAGCGACTGCTCGTTGCGATCCTTGAGCTTGATCTGGTTGTCCGACTGGCCCGCGCTGCCGCTGTCGCCGATGAGACGACCGCCGAGTGATGCGACCTGCGTCTCCATGATGGCGAGACCGGACTCAAGGCTGCGACAGCCCTGCCCGTTGAACTCGATCAGGCCTGCACGTTCGCCCGACGCGACTTCCCACACGACGCTGGGGCCGATGTGGTAGCTATCGTCTTCCTGTGCGCCCGAGACCCAATAGACCGGGTTGGCGGTGTAGAAGCGGGCGTGCTGGAGCTGGGCGTAGAGCTTGTAGTGCGACAGGTTCAGCGTCAGGATGTCGAGCACCGGCGGCTTCTCGATCTCGCAGCGATTGGTGGTCGCATTGAAGAACTTGAAGGGGATGCGATTCATCGGGACGCCGTAGATCAGCGGCGTGGTGACAACCGGGTCCTCGGTGAGGTCGGCGTCTTCGTTTTCGCGCTCGTAGAACTCCTGCCGGTATTCGTGGCGCTGCATCTCCTCGTCCCAGACGAGGCGCAGGATGCGGTAGCAGTTGAAGAACTGGCCGTAGGTCGGGTTCGGCTTGGCTTCGGAGCCTTCCAGCACGAAGAGGCGGCGATCGGTCTTGAACTCGCGCAGCAGGACGTAATCGACTTCCGTCAGGCCGTCGATTTCGGCCTCGGTCCAGTCGAGGATATTCTCGCAGGTGTATCCTGCGAGGTAGGGCTGGCTGGTCTCGATCGGCGCCTTATCGACCAGCACGCCGTAGCGGCCGGTGGACAGCATGTCCTGAGCGATGACCTTGGTGAAAATGGGGAGGGAGAGGCCGTCCTTCGAGACGCGCTTGACCAGCTTTTCCAGCTTCGGCCCGGCGTTGAGGAGGCGGGGATCGCGACGGAAGATGGCACCGGTCAGGCCGGTGACGGTGCGATACACCATGTTGTAGAAGACGGCCCGGTCTAGGTAGGCCTGATACTGCTCCTCGTCCATGCCGTCCGGAGCTGGAAGATACTTCGAGCCCTGACGCTTGATCTCGATCTCACCAAGCATGGCGTGGCGTACCGAGCGCCACACATCGCGCCAGTTCGCATAGTCATAATTGACGAAGAGCGGGAGCTGGTCCGCGAGTTGGTTTTTCGATCGGCGCGAGTAGGAGCTGGTGCGCTCCTGCAACGTGCGGGCCTTTGTGGGTGCGACTGCCACGGGAAATCCAAAAAGGTCCCCACCGATCTATGATCGGCAGGGACAGGTCAGGGAGAGGCACTTGATTTCCACCACCGGACAAGCGGACCCGGCGGAGACACGGCATGGGCCGTTGGTGGGGAGCTATCCCGGAGCTTCGAGCGGTCAGCGACCTACCACTCCGGGGAGCTTGCCAGTGACAGCGTGCCTCACGGAGGCGCACCGGCAAGAAACTGTTGGGGTTCACCGAGGTCTGGGCGGGGAGAGCTAGGTGCTGCCAGTCGAGCGGTGAAAGGGAGAAGCCCGCTGAGCGGCGCGAGCCCAGACCTCGATGTTCAGTTATACTATCCTGAAATTAACCATAATGTCAAGTTAAAATAACACCAATGGTCAAATGACGATCAGCTCGTCCATGATTTTGTGCAGGGTTTCCTCCTGCCACCAGTCCACCGCCCGCTCCTGCTCGCTGTCCTTGGGCTTGTCGGTGGTGAGGTAGGCTTTCAGCTCGGCCGAGATGACGCAGTTGGCATAGCGGCGGCCGGTGTGCGGGAAGCCGGGCCAGACGACGAAGAAGCGTTCGTTCGAGTCCTTGAGCGCCCGCATCATGCCGTCGTCAGCGATCTGACTCTGGATGCGGATGGCTTCTTCCCGCGAGGCAACGACGAGGAGGTCCTTCGACATCAGTGGACGACCTTCACGTCGGCGCCCGGCAGGAGGCGGGTCAGCGCGATCTCCTGATACCAATCCCACCCCTTGGGGTCCCGCTCCAGCGAGGACAGAACCATCGCTTGGATGATCAGAGCCTCGAAGCGGCGTCCGCTCAGAATGTCATAGGGGTAGGTGACGTAGAAATGTGGCGAACCATGCGCCGGATTATCGATCTCGCGCTCGTTCATGTAGGCCACGTCCACATATTTGGCGCGGAGCTGGGCGGCGTGTTCCTTGTTGCGGGCCACGACCAGCGTCTTGAATTTGGGCATCGGGAGTTCCGGCGCATCGAGGCTGTCGGGGCGGGCGGTCTTGATGAGGGTGGTGAGTTCCACAGTCGGGTCCTAGAGGTAGATGATATTGCCGTCAGGCAGCAGGTGGGTGAGGAAATCGCAGAACCAGTCGTAGGCTCGCGGCGGGCGGATCGCGTCGTCGGTGACGAAGATGCGGCGGAAACGGTGTCCTCGGTAGCACCAGCCGGGGACGATGATCTTGACGCCTTCCCGCATCAGGACGCCCTCCCCTCCCCATTCGCGGATCATCCGCTGACGGTGGGTTTCGTCTCGCGCCACATAGATGGTGTGGGCGCGCGGATAACGCGCGCCCACTGGCTCAGGAGAGTCGACCATCAGCCAAAGAGTCGGAGAGCGGTGGATACCGATCGATGGCGGACGACATCACGCAGAGTCATTTGGGTCAGGCTCCATTCGGGCGGGACACCTTCCGCGTCGAGGAGGCCGATCAGGTGGTGCAGGCCCGAAACCATTTCTTCGTGGCTCGGCGTGCCGGTGGCCTTGCGGAGCTGTTCTTCGTCGAACTGCTCGGTGTCGCCGGTGATGACCATCCGCGAGTTCTCGCCCAGACGGGTCACGAACATCTTCATCTGGCCGATCGTGGTGTTCTGCATCTCGTCGCCGATGACGAACGCATTCTTGAGCGTGCGGCCACGCATGATGGCCAGCGGCGCGATCTCGATTTCCTCGCGCTTGAGCATCTGTTCGACCTGATAGACCGAGTAATATTCCTTGAACACGTCAAGGACCGGGATGCACCACGGCGCGACCTTCTCGATGATGCCGCCGGGCAGCACGCCCAGCTCTTCACCGCCCGAGGCGACCATGGGACGGGTGATGATGACCTTCTTGTAGCGGCCTTCGCGCAGGCCCTTGATCGCGGTCTGGACGGCCGGATAGGTCTTGCCTGCGCCCGCCGGGCCGGTGGCGATCACCACATCCTTCTCTTCGTCCTGCAGCGCTCGAATATAGGGGCGCTGGCCCGGCGTCAGGTGCTTGATGGTAACCGCCTTCGGGGTCCCATCGTCATTGGCGGGGACCATCAGCTCGGCCGGGATCGGCGTGTTGCTATTGCGGTGGGCGTTCTTGGGGGCCTTACGGTCGTTGGACTTGCGGGGCACTATAGCTCCAGTGTCTTGGGAGAGAGGAGCAACATCACGGTAACTCACATCACCCGTCGATCGGGAGAAGATCGAACCATCACTGGCACGGTGCATCGAAATTATCTTGGCCATGGCGGCGTCCTATCGGGATGGAGATATGCCCCTTTGGGTCCCTCACCTCGGGTGAGTTACCAGCCGGTAGGCTGCGTCCCCGCCCGTGATGCCAAAATCTCGCCGTGGCGGTATGTCGTGATGGCTATATGCCCGTATGCCGTGATGGGTCCCTGTCGATGAGACAGTATGGCGTGATGGGTCCCCGGCCCGGTCGGCTGTGGGCGTGATGGGTCCCTACGGGTGTCGGGATTGGGAGTTTTGGGCGTGATGCTGCATGACGCGGGGC